GTTCAACTGGTTCAACTGGTTCCACTGGACCTACTGGTTCAACTGGTTTAACAGGACCTACTGGTTCAACTGGTTCAATAGGAGCAACTGGTTCCACTGGACAGACTGGTTCAACTGGTTTAACAGGTTCTACAGGACCAACTGGAGAAGGTAAAACTGGACCAACTGGTTCAACTGGACCAACTGGTTCAACTGGTTCAACTGGTTCAACTGGTTCAACTGGTTCTACTGGTTCAACTGGTTCAACTGGTTCAACTGGTTCAACTGGTTCTACTGGTTCCACAGGTTCTACAGGACCAACTGGAGAAGGTAAAACGGGACCAACTGGTTCAACTGGACATACAGGTTCAACTGGTTCAACTGGTTTAATAGGAGCAACTGGTTCCACTGGACCGACTGGTTCAACTGGTTTAACAGGTTCTACAGGACCAACTGGAGAAGGTAAAATGGGACCAACTGGTTCAACAGGACCAACTGGTCCCACAGGTTCTACTGGAGCAACTGGTTCAACTGGTTCAACTGGTTCAACTGGTTCAACTGGTTCAACTGGTTCAACTGGTTCAATAGGAGCAACTGGTTCCACTGGACCGACTGGTTCAACAGGACCAACTGGAGAAGGTAAAACGGGACCAACTGGTTCTACAGGACCAACTGGTTCAACAGGACCAACTGGTCCCACAGGTTCTACTGGAGCAACTGGTTCAACTGGTTCAACTGGTTCAACTGGTTCAACTGGTTCAACTGGTTCAATAGGAGCAACTGGTTCCACTGGACCGACTGGTTCAACAGGACCAACTGGTTCTACTGGTTCTACTGGTTCAACTGGTTCAACTGGTTCTACTGGTTCTACTGGTTCAACTGGTTCAACTGGTTCTACTGGTCCTACTGGTTCAACTGGACCTACTGGACCAACAGGAGAAGGTAAAACGGGACCTACTGGTTTAACCGGTTCAACTGGTTCAACAGGACCAACTGGTTCAACTGGACCTACTGGACCAACAGGAGAAGGTAAAACGGGACCTACTGGTTTAACCGGTTCAACTGGTTCAACAGGACCAACTGGTTCAACAGGACCAACTGGTTCCACAGGTTCTACTGGTCCTACTGGTTCAACTGGTTCAACTGGACCTACTGGTTCAACTGGACCTACTGGTTCAACTGGACCAACTGGTTCCACAGGTTCTACTGGTCCTACTGGTTCAACTGGTTCTACTGGACCTACTGGTTCAACTGGTTCTACTGGACCTACTGGTTCAACTGGTTCAACTGGACCTACTGGTTCAACTGGACCTACTGGTTCAACTGGTTCAACTGGTTCAACTGGTCCAACTGGTTCTACTGGACCTACTGGTTCAACTGGTTCTACTGGTTCTACTGGTTCTACTGGTTCTACTGGTTCTACTGGTTCTACTGGTTCTACTGGTCCTACTGGTTCTACTGGTCCTACTGGTTCTACTGGTCATACTGGACCTACTGGTTCTACTGGACCTACTGGACATACTGGTTCAACTGGTTCAACTGGTTCTACTGGTTCAACTGGTCCTACTGGTTCTACTGGTCATACTGGACCTACTGGTTCTACTGGTCATACTGGACCTACTGGTTCAACTGGTTCAACTGGTTCAACTGGTTCAACTGGTTCAACTGGACCAACTGGACCAACTGGTTCAACTGGTTCAACTGGACCAACTGGTTCAACTGGTTCAATTGGACCAACTGGACCAACTGGACCAACAGGAGAAGGTAAAACGGGACCGACTGGTTCTACAGGACCAACAGGAGAAGGTAAAACTGGTTCAACAGGACCAACTGGAACTACTGGTTCTACTGGATCTACTGGTTCAACTGGTTCAACAGGACCAACTGGATATACTGGTTCAACTGGTTCTACAGGTGCAGGTGGTTCTACAGGTTTCACAGGAGCTACTGGTTCAACTGGTTCAACTGGACCAACAGGTTCTACTGGACCAACAGGAGAAGGTAAAACGGGACCGACTGGTTCTACAGGACCAACAGGAGAAGGTAAAACTGGTTCTACTGGACCAACTGGAGAAGGTAAAACTGGTTCAACAGGACCAACTGGACCTACTGGTTTAACAGGTTCTACTGGACCAACTGGAGAAGGTAAAACTGGTTCAACTGGTTCAACTGGACCTACTGGTTTTACTGGATCAACTGGTTCTACTGGTTCTACTGGTTCTACTGGTTCCACAGGAGCAACAGGATCAACTGGTTCAACTGGTTCAACTGGTTCTACTGGTCCTATTGGAACAGGACCAACAGGAGCAACTGGTCCGACTGGACCTACAGGACCTACTGGTTCTACTGGTTCTACTGGTTCTACTGGACCTATAGGTTCTACTGGTTCTACTGGACCTACTGGACCTACTGGACTTAGAGGAGTAATAGGAAATACTGGTTCTACTGGAGATACTGGTTCTACTGGTTCTACTGGTTCTACTGGTTCTACTGGTTCTACTGGTTCTACTGGTTCTACTGGTTCTACAGGACCGACTGGTTCTACAGGACCGACTGGTTCTACAGGACCTACTGGTTCTACTGGTTCAACTGGTTCAACAGGAACTACTGGACCAACTGGACCAACTGGACCAACTGGACCAACTGGTTATACTGGTTCAACAGGTTCTACTGGTTCTACTGGTTCTACTGGTTCTACTGGTTCTACTGGTTCTACTGGAATAACTGGTTCTACTGGTTCTACTGGTTCTACTGGACCTACTGGTTCTACTGGTTCTACTGGTTCTACTGGTTCTACTGGTTCAACAGGACCTACTGGTTCTACTGGACATACTGGTTCTACTGGACCTACAGGACCAATTGGAACAGGACCTACTGGTTCTATTGGTTCTACTGGTTCTACTGGTTCTACTGGTTCTACTGGTTCTACTGGTTCTACTGGTTCTACTGGTTCTACTGGACCTACAGGACCAATTGGAACAGGACCTACTGGTTCTACTGGACCTACTGGTTCTACTGGACCTACTGGTTCTACTGGACCTACTGGTTCTACTGGACCTACCGGTTCAACTGGACCTACTGGTTGGACTGGATCTACTGGTTCTACTGGACCTACAGGACCAATTGGAACAGGACCTACTGGTTCTACTGGTTCTACTGGTTCTACTGGTTCTACTGGTTCTACTGGTTCTACTGGTTCTACTGGACCTACTGGTTCTACTGGACCTACTGGTTCAACTGGACCTACTGGACCTACCGGTTCAACTGGACCTACTGGACCTACTGGACCTACTGGTAGGACTGGATCTACTGGTTCAACTGGACCTACTGGACCTACTGGTTCTACTGGTTCAACTGGTATGACTGGTTCAACTGGTTCAATTGGTTCAACTGGTTCAACTGGTTCAACTGGACCTACTGGACCTACTGGTTCAACTGGTTCAACTGGACCTACTGGACCTACTGGTTCTACTGGACCTACTGGTTCTACTGGTTCAACTGGTATGACTGGTTCAACTGGTTCAATTGGTTCAACTGGACCTACCGGTTCAACTGGACCTACTGGACCTACTGGTTCAACTGGTTCAACTGGACCTACTGGTTCAACTGGTTCAACAGGACCAATTGGAACAGGACCTACTGGAAGAACAGGACCTACTGGACCTACAGGACCTACTGGTTCAACAGGACCTACTGGTTCAACTGGACCAATTGGTTCAACTGGTTCAACAGGACCAACTGGACCAAATGGGGAAACCAAGTGGATTACTAAATCAAATAATATTGATATATATTATACTGGTAATGTAGGTATTGGTAGTAGTAATACAAATTTTGATTTAGATGTATCAGGGACAGTAAATGTGACAAATAATTCAGGAATAATTGCAATAAATTCAATAAATAAACAAAGTATTATTATTTCAAATGACCCCCTATTAATATATAACGGATTATTTAATACATCTATTGGATATGCTGCCTTAAAAGATTGTACAAATTCTACAAATAATAATAATACGGCTATTGGATATGGTTCAATAGCCACTGCTTCTATAAATGCTTCAGATAATACTGCAGTTGGATATTATACATTAGTGTCAATTAATGGGTCTAGAAATACAGCAGTTGGTAGTTACGCATTTTCGCCCCTAATTAATAATCTTACACAATCCACAGCAATAGGCTATAAAGCTACCCCAACTCGTAGTAATCAGGTGGTATTGGGAACATCAGCAGAACAAGTATATATACCAGGTTCAGAATCTTCAACCAGTTTTAATACAGGTGCATTGGTCGTTGCAGGAGGTGTTGGAATTGGTGGAAACCTAAATATTTATGGAAATGTTGGAAACCTAAATATTTATGGAAATGTTGGTATAAATAAATCAAATCCATTATATCCATTGGATATATCTGGAATAGTAAATGTGCAAAATACTTCAGGAATACTTGCAATAAATAGTTATTCTCAAGGATCATATACAAATAATATTATTATTTCAAATGACCCCCTATTAAAATATACCGGAGGACAAAATACGTGTATTGGATATCAATCCTTAAAACTATCTATAAATAGTAATAATAATACTGCAGTTGGATATAATTCATTATCAAATAGTATTGAAGCTACATATAATACTGCAGTTGGTAGTTTTGCATTAAGAACTTCATCTAATTCATATAATACTGCAGTTGGTCATAACGCATTACTGGTATCAAGTGGTATTCAAAATACAGCACTTGGTCATAACGCATTTACAGAAAGTTCAACTGGTACATTATATGCACAATCCACAGCAATCGGTTATGATGCTAACCCAACTCGTAGTAATCAGGTGGTTTTAGGAACACCAGCAGAACAAGTATATATACCAGGTTCAGAATCTTCAACAAGTTTTAATACAGGTGCATTGGTCGTTGCAGGAGGTGTTGGAATTGGTGGAAACGTAAATATTAATGGGCGTATAAACTCTACTACAAATATAGTGGGTTCAGTATCATTATTATTAACTAATAATTTACTATCTACGGCAAATTTAAGATTTTTCTTAAATATTAATGATGTTAGTGGTCCAAATGGTTTATCAAATGGCGGAGATACAGGAATTATATTTGGTAGAAAAGATGCCACGACTCCCCCTTATAATGGAAATTTAGTAATTGGTCCTTTTATATCAAGAGCACTTGGTATTAAAATGACACAATATGGAAATGTTGGTATAAATACACCAAATCCATTATATACATTAGATGTATCGGGAACAGCACGTATAAATTCGAATTTAATTGTTGATAAATCAATTGGTGTAAATACATCAAATCCGTTATATCCATTGGATGTATCGGGAACAGCACGTATAAATTTAATATCAATGAATAGTTTTTCATTTAATTCTGGTTCTAATTTGAATTCAAATACTAAAATACAAACAGGAACTTATATTTCTGGTGCTGTTATTGCAGGAACCGCATTTACTAGTGTAGATATATCATTTAATTCTTCATTCACAACAATACCTACTATTACTGTTTCTGGAAATACGACTGCATTAAATAATGGTCATCGATGTATTCATACAGTTGGCACATTTACAAATTCGGGTTTTTCATGTTATATTTATAATACAGGTTCTGTTGCAACAACAACCGCAATAGGTGGAACATACATTGCGATTGGTGGTTCATTATAAAAAATAGAAAAAACATGAAGAAACAATTTATAATTTAACATAAAAAATGATATTTTCATGATCCATTTCATCCGATATTATATCAATCAAATAAAAACGGTATAAAAATATAATATGTATAATACAAATTATATGAATGGATTTTATAAATTGGTTTTCAAATAATAAAATAAAAAATATCGGTTTTGAAGATATGAAAAATGCAATTAAAGATGAACATTATATTATTAATACACTCCCAACTTTTGAACAAGATTGTTTAATATATGGAACAATTGCATACAATAAAGAAGAACATATTATTAATCGTTTAATCGAAACGAATGACAAAGACCGAATTATTATTATATATGGAAAACATTCCACAGACGATTCTCCCCAAAAAAAATATAATCAATTAATTAACTATGGATTTAAACGAGTTTATATATACACAGGTGGGTTATTCGAATGGTTATTATTACAAGATATATATACTTTTGGTGAATTTCCTACAACGATTATTTGTAAAGATATCTTGAAATATAGAGTTACATCATTATTACAATTTAGAATTACATAATTACATAAATACATAAATACATAAAAATATTTGTATAATAATATATTTATTATACAAATATGGATACAAATATTCAAATTGCTATCGGTATCGGAATCATACTAATAGTTATGATTATTTATTTCTATTATAAAAATCCTACCAAAGAAATAAAATATTTAGATGGTATTGATTGTATTTATTGGATAAATTTAGATAGGTCACTTGATAGAAAACGAAAAATGGAACGAATGTTCTCAAATACGATTTTTTTAGGAAAACCTATTCATCGAATTCAAGCATTCGATGGTAAAACATGCACATTACATGATAAAATAAAAATGAAACATAAACGAAATTCGAATCTCGAATATGCATGTTTGCTTTCACATTTGAAAGCGATCAAAACATTCTCAGAAACGGATTATAAAAATGCCATTATTTTTGAAGACGATGTGACATTAGAATTTAAACTGTTTTGGAAAAAATCATTGCAGGATATTATTGATAATGCACCGCCTGATTGGGAAATTATTCAATTGTGTTATAATACAAATACGAATTTGACGCATGAATATACACTAAATAACTATAAAAATAATCATTATGGAAATATCGCTTGTATGGCGGCATATATTATCAATAATCAGTCTGCGAAGAAATTCATTAACGAAACATATATTTCATCAACCAATAAATATAAACTGCAAGATTATCATACTCATGAAGCCGACCATTATTTGTATAAATGTTTGAGAACATATACGTATAAATATCCTTATTTTATTTATCCGACAGATAACGATAGCACATTACATCCGCAAGATTTAGATTCTCATGTTCGTTCGAAAGTTAAATTGGAACAAATGTACAGACGACTGAATGATATGTCGACTGAATGATATGTCTTATGAAAAGGTCCTCATAAAATCGATACAAATAATATATTTATAGAAGTCATAAATATATTATTATTATTATTATGGTTCGAATTTATTCTATTGAAGGAAATATTGGTGCTGGAAAAACGACATTATTATCACATATTGAGAACATGATAATAAATCAAAATTCAAATCAAATCATTTTTATGAGAGAACCACTGGATATATGGACAAGTATTGTCGATGCAAATGGTGTGAATCTTTTAGAGAATTTTTATAAAGACACAAAAAAATATGCATTTCCATTTCAAATCTTCGCTTTTTCTACACGATTAACACTCTTTAAAAATACATTAAAAAACAATCCAGAATGCGAAATCCTTATTTGCGAACGATCATTGTATGCCGATGGAAACATTTTCGCTAAAATGTTATATGATGACAGGATGATGGACGAAACACAATACCAAATATATACAAAGATGTATGATGATGCGATTCATGATTATCCGTTATCTGGTGTCATTTATTTGACGATTCCGCCATCCGTCTGTGCAAACAGAATTGTTTATAGAAATCGAGCGGGGGAAGAGAACATTGAAATGAAAACATTAGAAAAATTACATACATATCATGAAAAATGGCTGAATCAACCCTATTTGGATTTTTATGTTTTACAAATGGATAAAGTTATGGTGGATGATTTTATTGCGAATGGGAATATATATGATTTGATTATTTAGATTCCTGTAAAAGTTTTATTTATTAATTTTTGTAGATTTTGTTTCGAATATTCTTCTGTATTCAATTCTTCTGTATTTAATTCTCCTGTTTCAATCAAATATTTTATATGCTGTATGTTATCTTTCGTATTATTAGTATCAATCGTATGATATAACATATTTTTTTGTTCATTTGAGCTATTTTTTTTTATTATAATAATACCATCAATGTTGTCATTAGTATATGTGTATAACCAACATATTACGTTTTGTGACATTTGTATATTATTATATATTAATTTTTTTCAGGAAAAATATCTATTATATTTTCTTGGCCATAAAAAAATCAAATAATAAAGGTATTTCAACAATATCAACAATTATTAATTCTGGGTCTCTATCAAAATTAGATATCCAAAAATGATATTTCTCATTACGTATTGTAAATCCTATACAGAATTCCACGCTCATATTATTAAAAAAGAAAAATTCGGAATATTTCAATGGCATCAATGTTTTTTTTTCCAATAATACCAACATATGAAAATAATTGCGTGGTTCTCCTTCATAACTAAAATGAACCACACATATTAATCCTTCTTCGCATTCAACCAAAGGGGTTGAACCTCTTACATTGTTAAACAAAGGTGTATTGTGTTTCCATGTTTTGACAATTTTCAATTGGTTCTCTATTTTTTTATCGTTTTCTTTTTTTTCAGAATTATCAGTATTAGTTTCATTAGAAGAATGAGAACATAGTACTCCAATTTCAAGTGGATTCCATTTATAAATAAAATATTCATTATCATCAGGTGTTTCATTACATGTTTCACCGTAAAAATTCGCTAAAGGTATCCAATTTTTTTCACACCAACTATTCGCATCTGGTGGTATTAGAACCTCTGCATCTACCAAAATATTTTGTGATTCAATATCATATCGACCCTTCACCATTCGGTTTTTTCCTAAACCCGAATAATTAATACTTGTCGCAATAAAATGAATATCGCCCCCTTTTTCATAAAGCCGAATATCTTCTAAACCATAAATATCACCACCGAAGCATTTAAGACCTGACTTCGACTCCTGAACTTCTTTAAATACTCTAGGTAACAATGACTCGCTATCTAAAGGCGAATAAAAGTTGCGTGTCCGAATATACCCATCTGGGTCTTTCAACCAATATGTCCCATTAGGATACAACCAATAATTCACAAATCGAGTATTAATAATATCCTGACCTTTATAATTCAAATAGGCAGTAGAACTCGGGATATAATCACCATAATCCGGATATTCATATTTGATATGTTGGCAACTAGGCAAATCCGATATTCGCATCGATATATTTTTCACACTTATTTCTAAAATACGTTCATTATGGTCTCCCGGATACCATATCACAGAAAGTCCATGATGTAATTCCAAATATGCCCAAAAATTGACTTCCCAAATAAGTTGCTTTTTTGACAATAAAAAATCGGCAAAATAATCGAGGTAACATTTATGAAATTCTAATACACGGTCAGCACTTCCGATAAAAAAATCCCCGCAAAAACGCCAACAAATATCATTCATTAAAAATTCTTCGTTAACATCATTTTTCCCCCAACATCCAGGTAGAGTCAAAAAATAAGGATGCATTGTTCTTTGAGACATTGACTTTAAAAACTCGAAAGCATATTGTTCTCGTTCTACCCCTTGAAATATATGATAAATATTGAAATCAATCCAAGCAAAATGTGTAGATGACCAAACATTCTTTTCGATGGCCATCTTCAAATATTCGGTTTTTGTATTCATTAAAATAATATATTCACGAGTATCCTTTTCGATATTTATTGTATTTGGTAAAGTGAGTGGTTCTCCTAATTTGGCTTCAACTTCATGACATAATTTGTATGTCCATGAATCCTGTAAATTCATATATTCAATAATTTTTATATTTGGAAATTCTCGAATAACTTCATTCATATATTTCGAACAATCTGGAGAACAAAAGACAGCCAATTGTATTCCTGTTTCCGCTATTTTCTTGAAATTTCGAAAACGCAATTCGATATCTTTGTTTTGGAATGGCGTTTGATAAATATTCATAAAGGCAGTCACAAATGTAATATTTGATTTATTCATATTATATATATATTTGTAATTTTACTATTTATATTTTTTTTATTTTATTATAAAATCGAAGTATTTTATTTGTATTTTAATATGAATAAAATATAAATATATAAAATGAACATATTAGTAGTAGATGTTGAAACCACCGGATTAATATCAAATAAAACCCCGACTTATATCACACAATTAAGTTTTGCGGTTTACGATACGGCACTAAAAGAACTAATAAAAACATACAATGCATTTATCAAAATTCCACCAAATATTATTATTAGTGACAAAATAACCGAAATTACTGGAATAACACGTGATAAATTAGATACTCACGGTATTGATATCACAGAAGCATTAGAAGAATTCTATAATGCATATTGCAGGTCAGACATAATCGTTGCTCATAATCTATCATTCGATAGTAAAATGATTGAAATAGAAGCAACCCGAAACCAACACATATTTAAAAATTCCGAGTTGGCTTTTTATATTATGCGAATGTTTACTATACATAGTAAATTAGCAACTCTTCAATTGAAATGCACAATGAGAAAGAATATTGATTTATGTAATATTCAAAGAATCAATTGTCGTGGTAATACATATAAAAAATTTCCTACCCTATCTGAATTATATGAAACATTGTTTGATGTAATTCCAGAAAATCTACATAATTCTATGATAGATGTTTTGGTTTGTTTGCGATGTTATTTAAAAATCGACCACGATATCGATATTTCTGATTCCCAATTTGGAACATATATAATCAATTCGCTGAATATATCAATAACTCACTAAGTAAGTATATATGAATATATATATCAATAAATCTTCAAAATATAATTTTGTTAATCATCTGCATCATCATTCTCGTCATCGTCATGAGATGATATCTTTTTTTTTGATTTTACACCTTCTTTCAAATTTTTATCAAAAGGAATAAAAAACCGATTATCGATTTTTTCTCGAAGCAAACTGAGATTTGCATAAATATCGAGAATAATAAAAAACCACAATACATTTCTAAACCAATTTGATAAAATCGGTTTTTTTATTCCAATATAAATAAGAATTAATCCAAAATAAGAAAGATTTATTCCAAATCCATAAATCATAAGATGTGCAATAAAAAAGATAATTCCTAAATATAAAAACCATGTATATGATGACTGAAGATTCGGTAAATAATTATTTATTGACATATATATAATTATTTTATTTTTTATTGGATTTTTTATATTTTTTACACATTTTTACATTTCAAACGCCGATTTTTAATTATTATACCAATGAAGACTTAAAATGTCCCATTTTAATTCTTCAAGGGTTTAAATAATATACATTTATGTCCGGGATATTATTTAGGAAAAACTATTTTAGTTATTTTTAGTTAAATAATATAAAAATAAAATCTTTATATACTATATAACTAAAATGGATAAATATAGTTGCGAAAAATGTGCTAAATCCTTTTCTCAAAAATCACACTACGATAAACACTTAAGTCGTAAAAATCCTTGTGAAATACAAACTGATAAGATAAAAGCATTAATAGACAAGGCAGTTGAAGAAAAAATTATTGAATTAAACAAAAAATTGATTTCAAATAATACAGAAAACAATATTACAATTAACATGACAGAACAAATTGATATATCAAAAATGAGTAAATTAGAGTTATTGGAAAAGTGTAAAGAATTGGGTATTACAAAGTGCTGTTCAAAAAATAAATCACAATTAATAGAACGAATTAACGGCAAAAACAAAGTTGTTGAAGAACCTAAAATAATTTTATCAAATGAAGAAATACCACCACAAAATAGTCAAATTATTGAGGTTGATACAAAAACATTAAATGTAATTGACCTATTTTGTGGTTGCGGTGGTATGTCAAAAGGTTTAACTGATGCTGGATTAAATGTAATTGCAGGAATAGATATTTGGGACAAAGCGGTTGAAAGTTATAATAAAAATTATCATCACAAAGCATATTGTGCAGACTTAACGCAGTTGCCTCCTGAAAAGTTTAATGAGTTATACAATAAAGAAAATAAAAATGTAGATATTTTGGTTGGAGGTCCGCCATGTCAAAGTTTTAGTATTGCTGGAAAAAGAGATAAAAATGATCCAAGAAATGCTCTATTTATGGAATATGTGAAATATCTTGATTATTTTAAACCCAAAGCATTTATTATGGAAAATGTAATAGGGATGCTTTCAAAAAAAACAGCAAATTGTGAAAATGTTATTGACATCATAATGGAACAATTGAATAGAAATTATAATTGTATAATTAATAAATTATACGCAAGTGATTATGAAGTTCCACAAAATAGAAGACGCACTATAATTATAGGGATTAGAAAAGACCTAAATATTTTACCAAAAGAACCAGAACCAATTATAAAATCAGTCCAAGATAGAATACCAGTTAAAAGCATATTAATTCCAAAAGAAGAGGTTGATAAAAAATACTATTTGAGTGAAAAAGCATTAGCAGGAATAAAAAATAAAAAAAATGTAAATAAAGAAAAAGGCTTTGGGTTTGGGGCGCAAATATTAGACTTTAACAAACCATCATATACAATTCCTGCGAGATATTGGAAAGATGGTTATGATGCGTTGGTTAAATATAACGAAAAAGAAATTAGAAGATTGACAATTACAGAACTAAAAAGAATACAAAGTTTCCCTGATAATTATATTATAAATGGTTCAAATAAAGATATTATCATGCAAATAGGTAATGCGGTTGCTTGTAAGTTTGCCTATTATCTTGGTAAATATATAATTAATACTCTTCAGTAATTAATTCGTTCCAAAAACATGATCCTCTAAATTGAGAATAATTACGACTGTTTCCATCATACATTCCACTATCAAATATAATTTTTTTATTTTTGATACATTCAATAAAATACTCAAAGTTAAATGCTTTACCAAAATAAATCTTTTCGTATGTATTGTCTATTTTTTTACATATAAAGAACCCATTTTTATCAAATTTGTTGTCAATATGTGGTTTCATTTTTGATGATTTCCATAAAGCAATTACAATATTATCGTTTTGTAAGAATAATGGAAAATCTATTTTTACACTTCTTGTATCATTTGAAAATGAATAATAAATGATTATATCATTACTTTCATTTATTGTTAATATCTGTCCGTTAGAGTTCCAATTATTGTATGTTGGAACACAACTTCCAGACCACGAATATCTGTTTTCCTTACTTGGATTTGGATTTCCAAATGTCTTAATAAAATCGCTACGGCTTAATTTTATTTCATCAGTCCAATTGTTGACAGTATTAATGCTGTTTCTTTTATTTTTTCCTGAAAACGCATATTCACTTGCACTAAAATCACCTAATGTGGTTTTACTTGAAGATTTTTTCATTTCATAACCATTAATGTCAGGTTCATTTTTTGCGTTATGCTTTATACCCATTTTTCTTTCTAACCAATGTCCATCTTTTCCACAATGGTTTATATTTTGTCCTTCTAAACATATTTCAACACCTTTAACATAGGTATTAAATAATGTTATTATATGTTGTTTATCAATATTAATTTTACTCGCAGTTTGTAAAAGATAACTCATCTTATATGTAATAATATAATACTTATTTATTTAAGTATTTCATTTCAATTTTTTATTTAATTAATTTTATAGAAAAATAATTAAATAATATATATGCCTACCCATCCAAAAGGTAATAGGTGAAATACCGAAAGAAAAATATGAAAATATATTTAAGGGTCCTTATGAACGACCAGAAAAATATGTTCCAAAGAATAAAACAAGAAAAATAAAAAAGAATTATAAATGATTTTTTATATGATTTATGACTATATAAAAATCGGCGTTTGAAATGTAAAAAGGTGTAAAGGGTTTTTATGAAGAACACATTTCACAAATATCATCCTCTTCTTCTTGCATATTAGCCGCCTTATCTGGCTCAATTGTGAACTGTTGTGCTTGATGTTTACCTCTTCTGCGTAAATAATAAATCCCAGTTTTTAATCCTTTTGACCATGAATAAAATGCACTAGCAGTCAATGTATTATAATTTGGATCTTCTATCCACAAATTCAAACTCTGACTTTGACAAATAAATGCTCCTCTATCCGCCGCCATATCAATAAGTCCTCTCATTGGCATTTCCCACACCGTTTTATATTTATCTTTTATTTCTTGTGGTATTTCAATAATATGTTGTATACTTCCATGATTCGCAATAATATTATTCTTTATTTTTTCATTCCATAAATTCAAATTCATCAAATCCGCCATTAAATATTTATTGGCTTGAATGAATTCACCCGCTAATGTGCGTCGACTATATATATTCGACGTTATCGGTTCAATACATTCATTAAATCCTAAAATTTGTGACGTAGAAGCTGTTGGCATGGGGGCTAATAAAAGCGAATTACGAATACCATGTTCCATTATTCGTTCTTTCAATTGAACCCAATCATATCGCAAATTACCTGGTTCAACCGACCACAAATCAAATTGTAATAGACCATTTGATGCAGGAGACCCCGCAAATGTTTCATATGCTCCTTCTTTCATTGCCAATTCACATGAAGATTCTAATGCAGCATGATACATCGTTTCGAATATATTGCGATTCATCTGTTTTGCCTCATCCGATAAAAATGGATAACCCATGATAATAAACACATCGGCTAATCCTTGAACACCAATACCGATTGGACGATGACGCATATTACTACGACGGGTTTTTTCAGTAGGATAATAATTAACATCAATTATTTTATTCAGATTTTTCGTAATGACTTTTGTCACTTTATGCAACATTTCATAATCAAAAACACCATTTTGAATGAATGTAGGTAATCCAATGGATGCCAGATTACAAACCGCAGTTTCTTGACTATCACTATATTGGACAATTTCACTACATAAATTCGAACTCTTTATTGTTCCTACATTTTGCTGATTTGATTTACGATTACATGCGTCTTTATATAATAAATAAGGCGTCCCCGTTTCCATTTGTGCATCCATTATTTTATACCATAAATCCCGTGCATTTATCGAAATTCGCCCTTTTCCTGATTCTTCATATGATTCATATAGTCTGTTGAATTCTGCACCATAAACATCTGAAAGTCCGGGACATTCATCTGGACACATAAGAGTCCATTTCCCATTTGCCTTAATACGTTCCATAAATAAATCAGGAATCCAAAGAGCATAAAATAAATCTCTGGCTTTTAATTCTTCGTCGCCATGATTTTTACGCATTTGAAGAAACATTTCAATATCTGCATGCCAAGGCTCAAGATAAATCGCAAATGAACCATTTCGTTTTCCACCCCCTTGATCTACATATTTGGCTGTATTATTAAATACACGTAACATTGGGACTATACCATTTGATGTCCCGTTTGTTCCTCGAATATGTGAACCCGTCGCCCTTATATTATGAATATGTAACCCGATTCCACCCGCTAATTTCGATATCAATGCACAATCCTTCAATGTATTATATATTCCATCAATACTGTCATTTTCCATTGCCAATAAAAAACAACTGGATAATTGGGGTCTAGGACTACCCGAATTAAATAGTGTAGGAGTCGCATGTGTGAAATATTTTTGTGACATTAAATTGTATGTTTCAATAACATGCTCTATATCAAACCCATGTATTCCAATTGATACACGCAACCACATATGTTGTGGTCGTTCGACGGTTTTGCCATTTATATTCATCATATATGCTCTGTCTAATGTTTTAAATCCAAAATAGTCAATTAAATAATCTCGTGAATAATCACATAAATTATCTAATTCAGATTTGTGTTTTCGAACAACTGAAATTAAATCAAATGAAACAAGAGGAGAATGTTTTCCATGTTTATCCAAATAATTATATAACAATTCCATGACTTCAGAAAATGATTCATATGTATTTTTTTGATGATTTGAAATGATAATTCGACCCGCTAAAGTATTATAGTCATAATGTATTGACGCCATAGATGCACATTGTTCTGCACTTAATTCATCTATTTTAGTAGTGGAAATGCCATCAAATAATTGGTCGATTACCTTCATTGCTAATGAAGTATAATTGACATTTATATTTTCTTCTTTCCCAATACGTTTGATTCTTTGAAGAATTTTATCAAAGGAAACGGTTTCTAATTCACCGTTACGTTTGGTTACATTCATTTCATCATCTAATGAATTGATATATGATGTTAATAAAGGGGATGTCATTTTATTAACATATAAAAAAATGTTTATATTCTTTTGATTTATATGAATATTCATAAATATTTTATAAATATTCTATAAAAATACAGAATATATGATGTTATCATTATTTGGTTGTGTTATACACAAATAAGATACCATGTGACATGTTATGAATTTTATGCAATAAAAATCCAAGAAATATACAATTTATCTAAATGATTTCGAGTAGTCTTCATATCTTTATTATACGCACTATAAATATCTTTCACATGATAATATCTTCCGATATATCCCAAAGTCATTAATACAAGTAATATTATTGCAAGTCTATTATTTATTTTCATAGATAATAATCTGCCAAAAAATATATAATAACACATATTTACAAAGAGAACATAGACAATCGTATGAAATAATATCGATACTGTCAATGCATAACTATTTTGATAGATAATATCATATAATGAAAATTCAGGATTTGTTGTGTCTAAATATAATTTTGTAAACATATAGTATATAATGCTATTAGATAAATATTTGACATTTCAACAAAAAATAATTATTTCCATTATTTGTGGCGGATTATGGATATATTATCGTACTTCAGATTGTTATTCTCTTATACCCAGAAAACATTTATTACCTGTGGTTTTCGTTTGTTTTTGGATATATCTCAATTATTATGACCCATTGTTTTTACCGATTGGTCTATTCATTTTGATTTTATACATGAAAATAATAAAAAGATAAAAATAAAAAACATAAAATAAAAAACATAAAATTGATTAAAAAGAGAGAACATATAAATAGTATATAACATAAAATAATTGAATATTTATACAATGGATTTAACACAAAACAAACTTACACGTGCTGAATGGGATTCGATTGAAGTTCCTGTTTCTGAATCAGAAAATGAAATATTGAAAATGATTATCGAAGGATTTACAAATCGAGATATTGTAAAAAATAAAACAATGTCATTATTCTCTTTTACAAAAATAGAAAAATCAATCGAGACTGAAAAATTCTTGTATAATAAATATTTCGAACCAATTGTACAAGAAATGATAAAAAAATACGGTACTGCCATCAAATTAGACATCGCAACAACGAAACCTGGAAGTGGAGGAGGAAGTGGAGGAGGAAATATCAAAAAAATGAAAAGCATCGATTTATTGCGAATTCAAAATTTAGAATCAAATATAGAAAACAATAAAAAAATAGTATATGAATTTATTGCATTAGAATTATGTAATAATTTATGTAAATATCTGTCAAAAAATAAATCAAAATACGCATTATATTTATACACATTAATACAATTATCAAAATCATCCATTTATAATATAAATAAACATGTAACCGATTTTATTTCAAAAGTGGTTTCTCTCGCAAATACCAACACCGATTTATCATATATAATAAAAGAATCATATATATTTATCGAACAAAATAAATGTCTTCTTGAATATGAAGATGTAATGTTGTTCTCTCATCAAAAACAGTTGTTTTCAATTTTCAATCAAGAGAAGGAAAATCCAAGACTCGTTTTATATATTGCTCCAACAGGAACAGGAAAAACGCTTTCGCCTATCGGGTTATCCACAAAATATCGCATTATTTTCGTATGTGTTGCCCGTCATATTGGATTAGCTTTAGCAAAATCAGCCATTTCGATGGAAAAGAAAATAGCATTTGCATTTGGTTGTGAAACGGCATCTGATATTCGACTTCATTATTTTTCAGCAGTAGATTATACAAGAGATAGAAAATCAGGTGGTATTCGAAAAGTTGATAATAGTAATGGTTCAAAAGTAGAAATAATGGTTTGTGATGTAAAATCGTATATTACAGCAATGAATTATATGTTGGCATTTAATTCCGAAACACAGGTAATTACTTATTGGGATGAACCAACCATTACAATGGATTATGAACAACATGAATTGCATAGTATTATTCACAGAAATTGGGTGGAAAATAAAATACCAAATGTAGTATTATCTTGTGCCACATTACCAAAGGAGGATGAGATTCTCGAAACATTGGCAGATTTTAGATTAAAATTTGATAATGCAGAAATACATAGTATTACTAGTTATGATTGTAAGAAATCAATACCAATATTGACGAAAGATGGGTTCTGTGCTCTTCCACATACCATGTATTCGAACCATACAGAATTATTAGAATGTGTTAGACATTGTGAATCAAATAAAACATTATTGAGATATTTTGATTTGAATGAAATTGTCAAGTTTGCGTTTTATGTGAATTCGAATAATCTTGTAAATGAACCATTGATGATGAAACATTATTTTAGAGAAATTGTGGATATTACGATGAATTCTTTGAAATTATATTATTTGGAATTACTGAAACATATTGAAATAGAAAAATGGGCGTCAATATATACATATATGAAATCAATACAAAATTTGAAATTTGAACCAGTATTAAAAAAAACAAAAAGTATAGATTTATTTACCTCTTCTGCATCATCCTCATCTAAAGGAAAAGGTAATATTGGAGGAACAACTTTAACAAGAACACAAAGTGTATGTATTAATAATGAGAACAACAATAACAACAATAACAACAATAACAATAACAACAATAACTTTAAAGGATTATTATTGACAACTTCAGATGCACATACATTAACAGATGGACCTACGATTTTCTTGACGGAAGATGCAAAAAAGATTGGCAATTTTTATACCCAGCAATCAGCCATTCCAGAGGCAATGTTTCAAGATATACTGAATAAAATAGATTCAAATAATAAAATATCGTCTGAATTATTTGAATTAGAACGAGAATTGGATTTATTAGAAAAGCCAGATGAAGAAAAGAAAACAAAAATGAAAGAGAAGAGTGATGAAAATAAATCGGCGGTAGTAAAAGATTTATATAAAAAAATAGAAGCTCTTAGAAAAAAAATCCGATATATTGCATTAGATGCAGAATATATACCTAATACAATTCCACATCAAAATAAATGGACGGGAGGAGTTAATGAAAAGTCATTTTGTCCAAATATCTCAGAAGATTCTGTCAAGGAAATAATGGGATTAGAAATAGACAATTATTTGAAAATTCTAATGTTATTAGGAATCGGTCTTTTCATACAGGATGTTGAACCTCGTTATTTAGAACTAATGAAAAAACTAGCACAAAATCAAGAGTTATATATTATTGTTGCATCCAGTGATTTTATATTTGGAACGAATTACAATTTCTGTCATGGATTTATTGGAAAAGATATGGTAAATATGACACAAGCCAAAACAATACAATGTTTAGGACGAATTGGTAGATCCGCCATTCAAAGTACATACACAGTCCGTTTTCGAGATGACGAATTCATTTATAATCTGTTTAAAACACCTCTGGAAAATAGAGAGGCATTAAATATGTCGAAATTGTTTTCTAGTGATTGATTGAAATTATCATATCTAATAAACAAAATATAATACAATAAAAAATATAATACAATACAATATAATAAAATAATTATAATAAAAATATATTTTTTTATGAAACTTAATATATTTATCAAGTGAATATTTATCCAATCGTATTATTTTATTTTACAATTGTAATTACAAATTTAGAGTTGTAATTACAAATATACGCTACGGAATGGACCATCTATTCCACCGTAACAACTTTCGCCAAATTTCTAGGAAAATCGGGATTCAACCCTTTTTCAACTGCACAATAATAACTAATCAATTGAATATATACATTCGCCAAAATTCCACAATACGTGGAATTTTTTTTTATCAAAAGTTCTCCATTTTCATCCGATATTTTGAGAACATTTGCAAACCTAGCCTTCACTTCTTGAAACACGTTCTCGTTTTTCTCTCTATATTTTTCATTTACATCTAATAAAATAATTGGTAAATCAGGAACAATTAAACCAAAAGGACCATGTTTTAATGCAGACGATGAATACCCTTCGGCATGTATATATGTAATCTCTTTTATTTTCAAAGCACCTTCTTTTGCAACCGCTTCTTCTTTCCCTTTGCCTAATATAAACATCGATTGTGTATTTTGAATGGTTCTCGAAATTTCTATTATTTTTGGAATGTTCTCTTTTTTTAAAATATCTTTCATTTGAAAAGGTAGATTATGTAAATCATTAATCATTCGCCGCCTTTTTTCAATACATGTTTGTTTATTTTGTGAGAACCATATAGCAATCAATGATAGTATTATACATTGGTTTGTGAATGATTTTGTGGAAGCAACTGCCACTTCCCGCCCTGCATTCAAATATACACCACAATCTGTTTCTCTTGCAATGAATGAATCAATGACATTAACTACACCAATTGAAATAAGATTATTATCTTGAATTATTTGAATACATCTGTGAAGGTCTTTTGTTTCTCCCGATTGAGAAATGAGAACCGCTCCCACCTTCCCCCTTTTTGGTATATCTCGTTTATTAAAATCTGCACCATCATATATCGCCACTGTATGAAATATATCAAGACTTTTAAAAATATCGAGAACCCATAATCCAGAATGAAAAGAAGTCCCACATCCTAACAAAATAAGATGGTCAATATCTAATAAATTCGTGCGATTATTATCAAGACCCCCCAATTTCACCGTTGAATCATCTAATATTCTACCTCCATTATTAATGGCACGTAAAACACACTCTGGTTGTTCATTGATTTCTTTTATGGTCCAATGTTCATATCCCACTGGCAACAATTCTATATCTGAATGTTGTTTTATTTTTGTATCATATGATTGAATATTCATATTATATGATATCTTTTGATTCATTAACGATATTTCAATAATATCATGATTATTGAGAACAATATATTGTTTTATATAATTATGAAATGCGATTTGTTCAGAAGCAACCATAACAAAATTCTCTTCTACTCCTAAGCCTAATAAAAGAGGAGAACCATTTCGTGTTATCCAGAGTTTATTTGGATGTTCTCGATTTATTATCAAAAGAGCCCATGTTCCTTTTAATCGATTCACGGTCATTTGAATGGATTCAATCATAGAATAATTATTATCTAAATAGTAACCAATGAGAACCGCAATGATTTCTGTATCCGTTTGTGAAATAAAAAAGTATCCTTTTTGAATAAGTTCTGTTTTTAATTCATAAAAGTTCTCAATAATTCCATTATGAACCAATGAAATCCGGTTTTTATTATCATGATGAGGATGTGCATTCAAATCTGTTTTACTACCATGAGTCGCCCATCTTGTATGTCCAATAGAAATATTAGGATTAGGATTAGGATTAGGTGTAGATTCCATTTGATTTTTTAATAAATCAATCGAATTGTATGTATTGGTGGATGCGAATTTAATTGTCTGCAATTCATTATTTACAATAGATGAAATACCTACAGAATCATATCCTCTATTTTGTAAAAGAGTGAGTCCTTCTATTACAAATTGAGTTGCGTTCTCATTTCCAAGATAACCAATAATTCCACACATATAACTGAAATATAATAAAATATAAATACTAATATTTATATTTTATTATTGAAAAATGATAAGTTAGAAACCATGAAGATTTTCAAATTCAATAATATATATATATATATAAATTTATATCTTATAACGAAGTAAAACAACTACTAATTCTATATAATATTTATTTCTTTTACGATTACCTTATTCTTTTTAGGTTTTACAATTCTTAACTTTTTTACTATTGTTTTCACTTCTTTTTCTACAATAATGTCTGATTGTTTAACAATATTGTCTGATTGTTTAACAATATTGTTATAACCAACTATTTTTGTATCATTAATTAATTTGATGTCTTCTTCTAATAAATTAAAATGTTTATATACTTCTTCGTCAGTCCATTCTTTATTTAATGGTGGTAATGGTATCCATTTACAAGTGGAAGAACAAGTATGTTGTGAGTTTTTTCGTAACGATAACATAAAATTTGGTAATCTACATTTCATATAACTCAATAACGAATTTGCTTCATTTTCAGTATCTATTTCAAATGATATATATGTTTTACAATGAACTTCGTTTGGATTTCCAATAAAGGTATTTCCAAAACATTTATTTCCTCCATTACCATCTGGTGTAATTATTTTATATTTTGATATATTTGTTTTTATTTCAGTTTTATCAATATATTTTTCAAATCCTTTTTGTTGTGATACATAACATTTAATAGTTTCATTTGTTTTATCATTTTTAAATCGTTTATCGTTTGTTTGTATTTTATGATAATCTTGACTTTTATATAATGTTATAAGTGAATTAAAATTTAATATTTTATCAATAATATTATGATATTTACCATCTACAAATACATCATATTTATTCAATTTAGTCATAGAACCATTATACGTGCAATCTCCATTATGATTAGTATCCTTCAAGAAGTAATTAACACCTCCTTCAATTGATACAGAACTACCAAATATTTTAGACGCATCGTCAAAATGTTTAATATATACAATATCATTTCGTGACAACATATTTTTACGAAAACTATCTAACCCTTTTCCTCCTGAAAACCATCTTGAAGGAATTACAAAACATAGCAAATCGCATTTTTCAATATAATATTCAACAAACTTATTATATAATGCTGTTGCTCCTGATGTTTTTAATTCTTCGTTATAAGGCGGATTACCAATTACAATATCAAATTTCTCAATCCCAAACTCTTTTTGAATATTTAATTGTAAAGAATTACCTTCATACAAATTAAGTTTATAATCATTATTCAAATTAAATATTTGTTTAACAATAAAACAATTCTTCTTGTTATATTCCGCCATAAACAACATCTTTTCTAAAATGTGTTTCTTTCTGTCTTTTTCATTTGGTATTTTTATTTTTAATCCTTCCATTAGTTTATAATAAATCGCAATTGGAAAATTTCCCATTCCTGTTGTTGTATCACCCCATTTTAGAGTTTCATCTTCATAAATATTTTTATCATATTTTTTTTTATAGTATGCTTCTAAATCCCATAACATATCATTATTAATAAAATTTATAGGTGTAAAAACCTCCCCAAACTTTTTCTTCTCAATATCCTTTGGTTTCAAACAACTATCAATTAGTTCCAATAATTCCTTTGGTTTATCTATTAAACTTTGTAAAGACATCTTAAATTGGATTGATATATTATATATACAAGAATTCTTTCTAATATATTTCCCTATTATTGCTTCAATTAACCTTATTATGTCTGGTTTATTCCACCAGATAAACGACTGGTCTTGAAATACACTAATTAATGTTGGACTCGTCTTAATCACATTTAACATTTCTAAAATATCTTTATGTTCTGTATTCATAGTCAAAATACAAATCAACGGAATAATAAATGGTAATACATCTTTGGTAAGGGAAATATCAATATCTTTATTATCTTCTGTCTCTTCTGTATCTTTATCTTCTACTTCATTTGTATCTTGTTTTATTGTTTCTTTTCCAGTTGGTAATGCTTCTTCGCTTTCTTCGTCAAACTGAACTTTTATATTTACTTTCTCATCACCAATAGAACTTGTAAAATACTGGTTCATTATTTTTTGGTCTTTTGTATCCATATCAATAATGCTTTCTTCAATCTTCTTCAATAATATTTTTAAGTTATGTATAGGGTCTGCTTTCCAAATATGTAAGAGTTTTTCAACTAATTTTGTCTTATTCTCTTTTCCTTGAAATAAATCACTATCAATATTTATCAAATTATTTTCTACCAGATATGTTATTTTCTGCTCTACATTCAAATCTTTTTTATAGACATTATAATCCAAACAAGTATTTAGAACTCTGGAAATATTCAAATCAACAACAAACCCCATTTTTTTAATTCCATTATTTATTTTATCATTATCACTATTATTGATACTTTCAGTCATACAACGATACATCATTTGGATAATCTTATCACTTGAAACAATATCATTAAACAGAAATACCATATCTACAAATGGTAATGTAATTCCCAAAGTTAATTGATTTCCTGCTAATAAAATCAATCCGTCTTTTCCATCTTCTTTTGCTTTCAATTCCCAATTTTTAATTTCTTCTTTGATATCTTTTAATTTATATTCTTTTTTGGAATTGACAATTTTTATTTCATAATTTTTAAGGATACTATTTTTTCCCATTCTATCTTTCAAATGTTCGCTTACTTTGTTAATTCTCATATTTATCCCAAAAGGTAAAAACCACAATTGACTTGTAAAATCACCATTATTCAATCGTGTTCTGCTATTTTTTTCAATAGCTATTCTTTTTATTCTTCCAAATATAGATGCATCTTTTTTAGGGTAATCCTGTTCTTTATTACTACCAGTAATAAATCGCAAGATCGCATCGACTTCATTTGGAAAATTCCCACTTAAAAGTGTTCCATTTGAAAATCCATATGAAGTATCTTTAATTTGTTCTTTTATTACTTCATATCTTTTTCTATCCATCATATTTGTTATAATGTGTAAATCAGGCATTGTATCATAAATACTCAATAATTGTTCTTGTTTTTTGTTGTCTTCGGTTAAGAATATAAAAACGTCTTCTCCATGTTTTTCTACCAATCCTTGAATATCTCTTTTTTTACATAATTGTTCGTCTTCGATATCCCAATAAAACTGACATTCTAAAGGAATATTCCATTCACTTAAAGGTTTCGCATATGTAGCGGTTAAATATAGCTTAATCGTTTTTGGCGACGAATATGATTGTATAATATTTTTAGACATTTGCGTTGTTCCATGAAAATGGTTCTCATCAAATACTATAAAATCCAAATTGAGTTGTTGTATTGTTTTAATCTTTTTATCCAATACATAATCATCTAATAACTGTTTGCTTACAATAATGATATTTTTTTCATTTAGAACCATCGTTTCAAAATCGCACCCTTTTTTTATTTCAACAATATTTATTTCAACAAAATCTCTAAATTTATGAAATAAATCATCGGTAAATTGAGATAATGTTTCTGTTGGTGCTGGGGTAATAATTAATCCGTTTATTACATTATATTTTTTGTGATATTTTATAAACAATCCTCCAACACAATATGTTTTTCCAGACCTTGCTTTTGCACCCAATAATAATTCTTTCTCACCTTCATCAACCCTTTCCATTTGTTTATGGGTAATTAAATCTTGATGAAATCGCATTTCTAAAGGAATCTTTGTATTACAAAATGTAGAATTCACATCATTAATCGTAATGTCTTGTATTGAATGTTTGAGATTTTGGAAACATATTTCTAAATCTTCCAAATCTAAAATGTGATGGATATTTTCTTTGATATAATTATTTGTTTCTTGACTTGAAGTGATTATATCCAATACTTTTTGTTTGTTATTCACTACAAGATAAATATCATATTCTTTATATTTATGTGAGTGTTGTTTTACAATTGCTAATATTTTCTCAACATCATATTTATCAATTGATTTCTTACTATCATCTAAATAAAACTTGGAAGACATAAAAATCCATTTTCCATTATTTTTATTTTGTAAAGTAATATCGCTTGAACCTCCTTTTCCTTTGCTAAACACAGATAGACTTTGTAAATATGTCTCTAAATTATCTACCTTTTTTAATTTACATGTATTTATATTCCCTTGATAATGGTCGTAAATATCATTTGGTAATTTGGAATAAAATCCAAATTTAATGATAATATCACATACCTTTTCAAATAAATTGCCTCTTTTAGATTGTGTTTCTGCATTTGTTTTACTATTTACAGATTGTAAAAGTTCAGCAAAGGTAGATACTTGTTTCATTTGGTCAAATAATTCAATTCCATTCATTCTTGATTTTGATTATTGTTTTCTATTTGTTATTGAATAAAAATATATATATTTTTATTCAATTTTATACATATTTATTATCCAAGCATTTTTTTGTAGTTATAATTTATTATTTGCAAAAAGTAGCCGTTTATAAACCATTCAAATGGGAAATGGCAAACGGGTTTCCTTTCAATTGCGATAACAAATCAGGATTTGTTCTATCTAATTGAATATTCGAATATAAAATGTTTTGATTCACTGAATTTTGGCCGATTGTTCCAGCAGATGGCGTCTGACCCGGCATAGTTGGGTCTAATGCTCTAGTATTTGTTAAAAACCCATCTTTATCTTTTCCTGTCATATTTATTTCACCTGAAAATAAACCCATATTTCCATTTGGTGTATATGATGATAATGTAGATGATTTCAAATCATTATTTCGTTGGTTATATTCCGCATCATATCTACGTGATTCTCTTCCTCTTTCTCCAGCACTACCACCTCCAACATAATATGCATTTTGTGTCATTCTATTATTAATTACAGCTTGATTTTCAGTAACTTCATATGCACCACCCCGTTGATTTTTGTCAACAAATAAATGACCTTTTGATACTTGTGTGGTTTCTTTAATCGTTGGTGCTGGTCTATCTGCTGGATTAAACATATACGAATTGGATACAGTTGTTCCTGGATTTTGATAAGGACGTAATGTTCCAACCGTGTTTTCACGACGTGACGGGCGAAGAGCATCTAATAAAGGGGCTACTACTGCACCAATAGAACCACCAAAAGATCCAAAATACGTATCTTGATTATTATTATTATTATTAATCGATCGATTATTTTGATACATCATTTTGGATTTGTATCCATAATCGGCATCACTTCCACCATTTGCACCTGTCCTATATGCTGGTGTAAATGGAAGAGCCCCTAAATCAATATGTTTAGAAGGCATATATTCCCCATCCACCATAGGTGATGAATTGAATGCAGCACCCGCACCACCCACATATTCGGCGGTAGTTTCATGACGAGCCCCGTCTTTCAAAATATTAATAGAACGACTTGTAGGTGCGATAGTTCCACCAGTTGTTGTAAATAATCGTTCAGGACCTAATTCAAAAGACGTTTCTACATGGTTTTTTTCCATTTGTCCTAAAATACCACGACTTGTAATTGATGACATCGCTGGTCCTTCATGACCATATAATCCAATTCCACCAGATTTTTGATGATTTGCAACACGTAATTCATCGACTGTTCGGGGTAAATACAAATCTCTAGACATTAATCCCGAATTAAACCCACCGACACCTTCATTACCATATCCAGCACCAATACCAGGTGCGACGTTTTGTTCGGCAAAAGGTTTTACATTCGACATTTTATTGGATGGATTCACACGTGATTGATAAAAATCCGACATATTTGGAGCACCATTTGCAAAATGATTATTTTGTTCAGGAGCAAATAAAGGAGCACGTTCTACCTTTTTCATTGTTTGAGAACCTGCACCAGTATAATTATCAATAATACCTTCGGTCGAATTCGCATCTGTTCGAATGGTTCTTAAATGACTTCCAAAAAACGGTGCCATATTATTATGTTGGAAATATTCAGAACTAACGCTTTCACCTGTTAATGACCGATAATATTTATTATCACCATCTTCCATTTTTTCTCCTAATATTGATGATTTTGAATTTGGATTAAAATACTTGTCGGTATATACATTTGGATTATCATATTTGTTTACAGTAGATAATTTACTTGTTAAATCATTTTCTTGATTTTTTACTGGATATTCTTCCGGAAAATTTGCATTTGGAACATCTATATTTGGTAAATATTTGTTCTCATATTGACCAGTTCTCTGACTAAATGTTTCGGTTTTTTTTTGATTGTTCATAATAAAAAGTCCTGCCAAAGCGATCATTGGAATAGCAAGTTCAGACATATTTATATTTAATATAGAATAATATAATAAATTTATTGGCAATATATTTATTATATCAAGATACAATTTGATAATTTGATCTATCCTTTTATATCCATAATATCAAATCAAATCAAATCAAATATGTAATGTATTTGCAATTTTTGGAACAAAATTATCTTTCTCTAAAATACGTGTTTGAATATTCCAATTGAAAACACGTTCAAAATTATCTTGTGGATTTATTAAAGGATACTCCCAACGATTATGTTCAGATACACGATACATCCATGCAGGATGTGTTGCTCTACTTTCATCAATAAATGGTTTTATATTATCATAAATATATGGGTCAGATTCCGCCATATGATGATTATAATCATTATCTGTTTCAATATCACGATTCAATTTACGTGTTAAACCTCTAAAATCACTTTCAAGATTAATTGCATTTGTACATAAATTTGCACCCCAACCTTGTAAACGTAATTGAGGGTCTGTTTGAAAAGGAACTGTATTACCATTTCCTGGTTTATTTAAATAATAACTTTCGGAATATGTGCTTTGTTGTAATGCTTTTTTTATTCTTGCAGGGTCATCATGAAATCTTGTAAATGACATAAATATATTATAATATGTTATTTTATACCTATAAAATAATATATTAATATTTATTAATATTAATATTTATTAATATTTATTAATATTTATTAATATTTATTAATATTTATTAATATTTATTAATATTTATTAATATTTATTAATATTTATTAACATTAAAAATGTAATAAAAGGAAAACATATGAATATTTAATATCTATATGTTTTCTTTTAAATATCCAGATTCAGTTATACAAATATATCATACGCCTAAAATATGTCTAAATATGATTGTAAAAAATGAAAGTCGTGTAATTATTCGTTTATTAGAATCAGTTGTAAACATTGTCGATGGATATTGTATTTGTGATACAGGAAGCACTGATAACACGATAGAGTTAATTACAGAATATTTTAAAAAGCATAATATACCTGGAAAAATAGTAGAAGAACCTTTCCGTGATTTTGGTTATAATCGAACATTTGCTTTAAAATCAGCCGCAGAAATTCCTAATATGGATTATCTTTTATTATTAGATGCAGATATGATATTAACTGGGTCTTATTTACAATCGGAAAATATTCAGAAATTTAAAAAGGGATTGACGAAAGATTTTTATCATATTTGTCAAGGTTCTCAAACTTTTTTTTATAAGAATATAAGAATCGTAAAAAACTATCGAGATTTTTCTTATTGGGGGGTAACACATGAATATATCAAAACACCACCAAATGCAATATCGCATTATTTTGAGAATGATACATTATTTATTAATGATATAGGCGATGGTGGTGCAAAAACAGACAAATTTGAGAGAGATATACGATTATTAACGAAGGGTCTAGAAGAAAACCCAAATAATGACAGATATACATTTTATTTGGCAAATAGTTTGAAAGATGCGGGTCATTATCAACGTGCAATTGAAATGTATCGAAATCGAATAACTATCGGCGGTTGGGTCGAAGAAGTATGGTATAGTTATTACAATATTGGAAGATGTTATGTGATATTGGGAGAAATGGAAAAGGCGATTTGTATTTGGATGGAAGGATATGATTATTATCCAAAAAGATTAGAAGCAATATATGAAATTGTGAAATATTATAGAGAACATGGAAAAAACAAATTAGCCTATTTATATTATGTGATTGCAGATAAATCGAAAACAAAATGGGGGGCATCTTCTGATTATTTATTCTTGCAAAAGAATATTTATGATTATAAATTAGATTATGAAATGACAATTGTAGGATATTATGTAAATGATGATAATTATAATTTAACCAGATTAAGTATGGATGTTATTTGTGATCCGAATGTAGATAATGAAATATCAAATAATGTTCTCAGTAATTACAAATTTTATTCTAAAAAACTAATTTGTCAAAATCATCCATCAATTACAAAACATAATATGAGTATTTTAGAAAATGCAACAAAATCGTTAAACATAACCGAATCAGGAGAATATGTTACAAGCACTCCATGTATTGTAATCAAAGATAATAATCTTATTGTGAATGTTCGATATGTGAATTATAGAATTGATGATAATGGAAAATATATAAATCAGGAGAAAATCAAAACGAAAAATGCAATTGCAGTAATTGATATATCGAGTCCTATATGGAAAATTTCAAAAGAATTTGAATTGAAATATGATACGACGATTGACGAAGATAATTGTTATGTTGGATTAGAGGATATTCGTCTTTTTGTAGATTCCATAGAATCTGTAAAAACTATTTTTTATAATTCAAATAGAGTATTATCATATGACCGTGTGGTAATTGAGAACGGAATCATTGATTTAAATCAAGAATCCACGATAAAAAACAAATGTTTAAAAAAAGAAAAACAAAATATGATTGAAAAAAATTGGGTTATTATTCCTTCAAGAACTGCATCCGAATCAAAACCCAATTCCAAACTTTTAACAGTTATTTATAATTGGTCTCCGAAACTATCCGTTGGAAATATTATTGATGGTGAATTTATTGAAACTCATCAAATAAATACACCGAACTTCTTTAAATATTTGCGTGGTTCTACAAATGGCGTATTAATAAATGGAGATATATGGTTGATATGTCATGCAGTATCATATGAAGACCGACGATATTATTATCATATAGTGGTTGTATTAGATAAGGATACATATAATCTAAAAAGTTATACTCCGTTTTTCACATTTGAAGGTGAAAAGGTGGAATATACACTTGGATTCCAATATTTAGAGAATGAAAAATCATTACTTATTGGATATAGTGTTTATGATAAAAGCACAAAATATATCAATATAAAACTCGAAAATCTAAAGAATGAAATGATTATGTATAGATAAAAAATATATAATATAATATTATATTATATATGAATTCAAATATAGAAGCGGTTTGGTTAGTGATCATACCAATAATAGGAATATTATTTATTGCAATTCGACTTATTTATAATTATAAAATTGAAAAACTTGAAAAAAAAGAGAACATAGATGATATATTAATATATACGGTTTTATCGTGCTTTTTTATTGTTTTTTTTTATGGTCCTTCAAATCCTTATTATATATCATTTGCATATACTATTTTTATTATTGTATTGGTTGTACTGGCAGGAATGTCTATAAAATATTTTTATAGTTTATTTTCAAGATATTCAAAATAATTATATCGGGTTATATTGAGAACCATTACACCGTGCATAACTTTTTCGATGCCATTGTGTAATTCCATGTGTAAGAATTCCATCTAAATGTGCTTTTGTGCCATAACCCATATTTGTATGAATATTATATCTCTCTGATAACTGGGGATTTATTTCACATAATTCATATATATAATTATCACGTGCACATTTTGCTAATATAGACGCTGCTGCAATCGCAGTATATTTATTATCCCCTCCTTCAATTGTTTCATAAGGAATCGTAAATAGGGTATTGCGTTCATTATCAAAAATGGTGTATGGTTTGAAATCGTTCCCATCTACCAGTAAAAACGTTTTACTTGTCGTTTTACTTGTCACAGCATTTATTTCTAATGTATTCATTATTTGACGAATACATTCATGCATTCCTTGAAAAACGGCTTGTCGAATATTAATCGTATCAATAACATCATGTTCAATATATTGGATTGCCCATGCTGCGGCATGTGTTTTTATCAATTCCGACAATTCATTCATTTTCTTTTTATTTTTGATTTTTTTGCTATCTTTAATATTTGGATTATTGGATAAATAGGTTTCATCTTCTGGTAAAACGACGGCAGCAACATATAGGCGTCCAAATAAAGGTCCACGTCCTGCCTCATCAATACCAATTTCATATTTATTTTCTGTATTGTAAATATATTTTAGAGAAGACATATATAATTTTATATATAAATATATACATTTATATACAAATCGATTTTATTTTATTTGAAGATAATATATAAACTATATGAAATATAAAAATATTTTACGAAAACAATGGATAGTTATATTTGCAATTATATTATTTTTTATATTTCTTATATTTCTTATTGGTTTACAATTATTTCGATATTTTAATTTATATGAAGGTATTATACAGGTTAAAGTGAAAAATAATGAAAACATTAAATATATTATTATAGAACCTATATCAAGCGAAATATACACATCTTATTTACAGTTATCTGCATTTATAATATATGATTATAATGGTAAAAAAATCGATTATACCGCTTCATCATCAAATGGTATTTTAAATAATGATAAAAAATATGATTATATTGCATTAACCGATTTAGATAATACCACATATTTTCAATCAGGGGGTGAAGGATGCAGTTTAAAAATAATACCGGAAAATCCAGCATTGAAAATCAGCAAGATTTTTATTAAAAATATATTAGATAAATGTTGTATTGAAAGATTACGTAGTTACAAAATATCAATAGTAAATGATAATTTTGATGTATTTTTTACAAAAGAATTTTCTGATATGGAAAATTTATATACATTGCCATTTATGGAAGAAATATTGCTTATTTAGAACAAAAAATCGTGTTTTTTATCCACTATAAGTTGGATATTTATACAAATATATATAAAATATTATATTATATATATAATTGAATGAATCTGAATCTACAGAAATTGTTAAATGTTAAAAAATGGGTAAATATAAAAAAATGGTTTAACAGATATATTATTAGTTTTTTATTATTCATTTGTTTTATTTTTTTATTATATAATTTATTTGTAAAATCATATGAAGGTTTAGGTACTGATTTAAACGATTTATCAAATATTAAAAAATGGTATTTTAAGAAATCGACAAGCTGGTATAAAATAAAAAGAGGTATAGATGTCATTCAATTTAAAGATACTGGATTTAGCACTATTAACCCCGAAATTACAATTACATTTTTATACAACAATTTAATGGGTAAGGGTTATTGGAGAAATATTTTTCATTTTACAAATACTGATAATAATTGTTGTAATAAAGGAGATAGAGTTCCTGCAATTTGGGTAACACCTGATAATACTAATAATTTTCATATAACTACTTCAACTGTAAATGATGGAAATAGTTGGTTTAATACAAATAATGATATACCATTTAGTAGTGCTGTATTTATTGGTATTGTAGTACAACCTAAAACAATTAAATATTACATAAATAATACTTTAATGATGACAAAAAATTATGATAGTAATATTTTGAATAGAAATGATTCTACAAAATTATATATAGGAGATAAATGGCATACTCAAGATGATGGAAGTATTTTAATTAAAGATTTTACATTATATGATTCTGCATTAACGTCAGACCAAATAAATGAAGTATATAGTTCAATGACCGATGTTAATCCACCTGACAAAAATGACAAAAATAATAATGGTTTATCATTTACTATATATGATGGTTATTTCAATGATGATTTGTCATTTTTTAAAGATGCGGATAAATTATACAATGGAATGGCTACTAATTTTACAAATGTATATACTGCTACAGAAGAATATATAGTTATAGATAAAGATAATTTATTTTCGGTTGTTTGGAAAGGATATTTTTTACCAGATATTACAGGGACATGGACATTTGGATTAATTTCTGATGACGCAAGTTATATGTGGATTGGTGATAATATGAACGATTATACAATCACTAATGCAAAAATTAATAATGGTAATCTTCATGGAATGAATCTTCAAAAATGTGATGTAGCCCTTATTCAAGGAACATATTATCCAATAAAAATAGTCTTTGGTCAAAATTATGGAGGTGCTGATTTACAGTTTTTTTATACTATAAATAATTCAGAAAGAAAATATGATTTTAATGGCAAATTCTTTAAGAATGCAATTATGCCTACACCTACACCAAGTTCTACATCTAGCTTTACACCAACATCTACATTTATATCTGCACTGACACCTACAACTTCTACTAGTGAAATAATTCAAGTCTCACAATCAGGATAAAGTGAATACACTTCAATAACCATAAAACGTGACATTATAAATCTTCAGTAATGTAAAATAAATTATCTAATATAGCATATTTATTTTCGAATATGTTTAGCATAAAATCAGTTTATACCAGTGAAAATTTATACCAATAACGATTTGAAATGGGACGCACCAGAGGGCGTCATTTTATACCAGTAAAGATTTAATATCATATTTTTATATAAAATAATATATTTTCCTTATATAGAATATATTATCTATGAAATATAAATTGAATGTTTTCACAATATTTATAATTTTATTAATACTTTTAGTATTATTCATGATTCTGAATAAATGGTTTTCTATAAAAGAAACAAAAGAAACAAAAGAAAACTTTCTTGATTATAATTATGATATAAGAGAGAATTCAAATACGGACGTATCTTTACCATTTTATGGTAATGGTAAAACAGTTTCACATTTATATGATAATATATATTTTGATAAAAATAATGGTTCAGTAATTTCATTAATCGGTAGTCAGACAGGTGTTGGAGCACAACAAGGAGAAAATTCAATTCCACTTACAATTATAAATATTATTCCCAGAAAAACAGATTCAAATAATAGTTTTACAGTAACTAACTATCCTTATAGTGCTTCAACCCAAATTGTTCCTGTTGATAATATGGAAATTCTATATAGAAGTTACAATTGTAAAGATGTAGGTTTTGTAAGTCGTCAAACAGATAAATCATATAATTATCAATACTTTTATTATTCATGGTATAAAGATACATATATCCATTTATTTAAATATGATATATCGACTGCTAATACTAATAATAAACAAATAAAACATGTAAAGTCATTTGCATTTATTGGAAATGAAAAATATATTTTTGATAGTTCTTGTATAGATGACAACATCCCAACAACAAATATAGGAGCGAGTGAAAAGGAATATGGAGGGGCTATTGCAAAACCAGATAATCTTTACAATGGAGATGCATATAGTTCGAATTTAAGTAAGATTTTAAGCAACATTACAAACAACGTTACATATGATATATCTTATGGAAATATCATTACAAAAAATGCAGATTCTACATACACCATACATAATCGTAATAACGTAGAAGTTGGAATAATTGGTAGTACACCACAATTATATCAAAATTCGTATAATGAAATTAGTGAATTTAAAACAGGTCTTAAAAAGGTATTTAATATTAAATGTAATAATGTGTTGGTTCTGGTAACCGTATATCACGATAATACAATTATATCAGTAATTGGACGCAATGCTTCAAACGAGTATGAAATTATTAATACAAAACGATTTAATAGGAATCAAGAAGTAACAAATACAGATACTGATACTGATACTGATAACAAAGACGCACCTCCATGTACAATAACTTCACATCAAAGTCCAAGTCCAGCTCCAACAACATCATCGCCTAAAGATACAAAATGGACAGATTTATATAATCTTTTTAAGAAAGATTGTGGAGATGATCCAACATGTATGTATTGGTATTTTCAAATAATGTCAACTAAAAATAATGATACGGATACAAATATATCCGATATTTTTTCAGATGATTATTTTTTAAAATCAGAAATTGTTCCACCAGTTTGCCCTCAATGTCCAAATTGTCCAAGTAGTAATGGTGTATGCAGTAGTTGTGGTGGATGTGGTGGTTCTGGAACAAATATAACTTCAGATAATTTAGGATTAACACCAATTAATTCAACAATGTATAAAGATAAATTGGGCAATATATACATTGCGTACACGGATAATTCAGGAAACACGAAATATATATTAGAAGGTAATAAATCAACTTCGGCACCGATTGCTAATGTAGCAAACAATTTAATAAATAATACAGCAGATATTATAGATGGTACTGGAAGTGGTGCAGTAAATTTATTGAAAGATACTGGAAGTGGTGCAGTAAATTTATTGAAAGATACTGGAAGTAGTGCAGTTAATTTATTAAGAGATACTGGAAGTGGTGCAGTAAATTTATTAAGAGATACTGGAAGTGGTGCAGTAAATTTATTAAGAGATACTGGAAAAGGGATTTCAAGTTTGGGTCAAGGTCAAGGAGGTCAAGTCGGACAAGTCGGTCAAGTCGGACAAGTCGGTCAAGTCAGTCAAGTCGGTCAAGTCAGTCAAGGAGGTCAAGGAGGTCAAGGAGGTCAAGGAGGTCAAGGTATTGGAAATATACAAGGTTATACACCAGTAGATAATTATTCATATTATGGTGCATTACAATCAAAAGGAGGTAATTTCATGCCAGTAACTGCAGACTTTAGTTCATTTAGAAAATAGATATGTTTATTTAATCCTATAAATATATTATATTACTTTATAAATAATATAATGTATTCAAGAGATTGCACATATGTAAGGTCAAGCATGTATGGAACATATATAGGTCCAACTGGACCGATTGGTATGACTGGAGTTACTGGTACGACTGGACCTACTGGTCCTATTGGAACAGGACCGACTGGTCCGATTGGTATGACTGGAGTTACTGGTACGACTGGACCTACTGGTCCTATTGGAACAGGACCAACTGGACCTACTGGACCAACTGGAGATACTGGAGATACTGGACCTACTGGTCCTATTGGAACAGGACCAACTGGACCTACTGGGCCAACTGGAGATACTGGAGATATTGGACCTACTGGTCCTATTGGAACAGGACCAACTGGACCGATTGGTATGACTGGAGTTACTGGAGATACTGGAGATACTGGACCTACTGGTCCTATTGGAACAGGACCAACTGGACCGATTGGTATGACTGGAGTTACTGGTTCTACTGGACCTACTGGTCCTATTGGAACAGGACCAACTGGACCGATTGGTATGACTGGAGTTACTGGAGTTACTGGAGATACTGGACCAACTGGACCAACCGGAGAAGGTAAAATTGGGTCTACTGGACCAACCGGAGAAGGTAAAATTGGGTCTACTGGACCTACTGGTGCAACAGGACCAACTGGTTCTACTGGACCTACTGGACCGATTGGTATGACTGGAGTTACTGGAGATACTGGAGATACTGGACCTACAGGTACGACTGGTCCTACTGGACCTATTGGAAGTGGTTCAACTGGAACAACTGGAGATACTGGTTCTACTGGACCTACTGGACCGATTGGTATGACTGGAGTTACTGGAGATACTGGAGATACTGGACCTACAGGTACGACTGGTCCGATTGGTATGACTGGTGCAACAGGACCAACTGGTTCAACTGGACCTACTGGACCTACTGGACCTACTGGATCTACTGGTTCAACTGGACCTACTGGACCTACTGGACCTACTGGATCTACTGGTTCAACTGGACCTACTGGACCTACTGGTTCTACTGGACCGACTGGTTCTACTGGACCGACTGGACCTACTGGATCTACTGGACCTACTGGTTCTACTGGACCGACTGGTTCTACTGGACCGACTGGACCTACTGGATCTACTGGACCTACTGGATCTACTGGTTCAACTGGACCGACTGGTTCTACTGGTTCTACTGGACCGACTGGACCTACTGGATCTACTGGTTCAACTGGACCTACTGGTTCAACTGGACCTACTGGTTCTACTGGGCCTACTGGTTTAACTGGACCGACTGGTTCTACTGGACCGTCTGGTTCTACTGGACCTACTGGTTCAATTGGAACGGCTGGTTCTACTGGAACAACTGGTTCTACTGGTCCTACTGGTTCAATCGGAACAACTGGTTCTACTGGACCTATTGGACCTATTGGAACAGGACCTACTGGTTCCACAGGAGCTACAGGAGCTACTGGTTCAATTGGAACGGCTGGTTCTACTGGACCGACTGGTTCTACAGGACCTACTGGTTCAATTGGAACGGCTGGTTCTACTGGATCAACTGGATCAACTGGTTCTACTGGTTCAATTGGAACGGCTGGTTCTACTGGATCAACTGGTTCTACTGGTTCTACTGGACCTATTGGAACGGCTGGTTCTACTGGATCAACTGGTTCTACTGGTTCTACTGGACCTATTGGAAGGACTGGTTCTACTGGATCAACTGGTTCTACTGGTTCTACTGGACCTATTGGAACAGGACCTACTGGACCTATTGGAAGGACTGGTTCTACTGGATCAACTGGTTCTACTGGTTCTACTGGACCTATTGGAACAGGACCTACTGGACAAACTGGCCCGACTGGACCTACTGGTTCAATCGGAACGGCTGGTTCTACTGGACCGACTGGTTTAATTGGACCTACTGGTTTAGGTTCCACAGGTCCAACTGGACCTACTGGACCTATTGGAACAGGACCTACTGGACCTATTGGAACAGGACCTACTGGACCTACTGGTATAACAGGTCCTACTGGTTCTACTGGACCTATTGGAACAGGACCTACTGGACCAACAGGAGCAACTGGTTCAACTGGTTCTACTGGTTCAACTGGTTCTACTGGTTCTACTGGTTCAACTGGATCTACTGGTTCAACTGGTTCTACTGGACCTACTGGTTCTACTGGATCTACTGGACCTACTGGTTCCACAGGAGCAACTGGTTCTACTGGATCAACTGGTTCTACAGGACCTACAGGAGCTACTGGTTCTACAGGTTCTACTGGAGCAACTGGACCTACTGGTATAACAGGTCCTACTGGTTCTACTGGTTCTACTGGTTCTACTGGTTCTACTGGTTCTACTGGTTCTACTGGTTCGTCTGGTTCTACTGGACCGACTGGTTCTACTGGACCGACTGGTTCTACTGGACCGACTGGTTCTACTGGACCGACTGGTTCTACTGGTTCTACTGGTTCTACTGGTTCTACTGGTTCTACTGGTTCTACTGGTTCTACTGGACCTACTGGTTCTACTGGACCTACTGGACCTACTGGACCTACTGGTTCTACAGGACCTATTGGAACAGGACCTACTGGTTCTACTGGACCTACTGGACCTACTGGTTCTACAGGACCTATTGGAACAGGACCTACTGGTTCTACTGGACCTACTGGTTCTACAGGACCTACTGGTTCTACAGGACCTATTGGAACAGGACCTACTGGTTCTACTGGAACGGCTGGTTCTACTGGACCAACAGGACCTGCAAGTGGTGGTGGTGGATCATCACAATGGGTCAATATTGGAAACGGAAATATTTATTATAATGGCAATGTTGCAATAAATATGAATATTATTCCAACTGCCACATTAGATGTAAGTGGTAATTTCTTTATAAGAGGCACAAATCCATCCTATATAAAAGGTAATTTATATGTAGGAAATTTGATTACAGAAAATATAATTGCAGGTAATATAGAAGCATATAGTTATAATGCTACATCAGATTATCGTATCAAAGAAAATCTTATTTTATTAAATGAAACATTTTTTGTAGATTCATTAAAACCACTGTTTTATAAAAATAAGCTATCAAATAAAGAAGATATGGGTTTTTTAGCACATGAAGTGCAAGAAATATTTCCATTTTTAGTAAATGGAGAAAAAGACGGCAATAATTACCAATCAGTAAATTATAATGGTTTTATTGCATTATTAGTAAAGGAAATACAAGAATTAAAAAAACGATTGCAAACCGCAGAAGAATTATTACAAGATGTAAATAATAAAATAAATGCAATGCAATGAAATAAACTAAAATAAATTATATTATGTTATAAAAATATAATATAATAATGTTTGTAAAAATATATCAAATTATAAATATTCAATTCTCTATATCAACAACTATTTCTGGCGTTGTTTTTGATTTAATTTGTAAGGGAGTAATTATTTGAAATGGCTGAGAATATGAAACATTATTATTCTTATTCTCTTCTTTTTTATTTTCATTTTTTAAAATCGTATTTTCTCTTTCTAATTCATTAATTTGTTTTAATAATATATCAGTAAATTTACTATCATTTGCTTTTTTATTTTTATTTTCATTTTTTAAAATCATATTTTCTCTTTCTAATTCATTAATTTGTTTTAATAATATATCTGTAGATTTGCTATCATCGCCTTTTTTATTTTCATTTTTTAAAATTCTTTCTAATTCATTAATTCGTTTTAATAATATATTAGTAAATTTGCTATCATCGCTTTTTTTAATATCATCGCCTTTTTTAATATCATCGCCTTTTTTAATATCATCGCCTTTTTTAATATCATCGCCTTTTTTAATATCATCGCCTTTTTTAATATCATCGCCTTTTTTAATATCATCAGTCTTCTTTTTTTGCAAATTTGCTACCATTTTTTCCAATGCCTCATTTTTTTGTGTTAATAATTGTAATTGTTCAATTTGATTATTCATGATTTGTATTATTTCATTCGGTAAAAGACATCTTGGTTCTTTCCCATTTTCATTTATCATTACTTCCCCCATGTTTTTATAATTTTCATCTAATTGTTTTATTTGTTTCAAAACATCTGGTTTCATAAATGCTTCTCCCAGTTTGTATTTTTTTAATAAATTATCAATATCTTTCATAAAAAAGTTTTTAATAGGTTCTTCTATTTTATTACGAATAAATTGGTCCACTGTTTTATTAGATTCTTTAAAATATTCATTATCTGGGGTTGCCAATAATCTACGTTTATCAAATGTATTATGTTCATGAGAAAAAACTAATATTGTTTTTAATGGATCTAATTGTGCAAAAGGAATCGTATAATTTTTTAAAAAGTGTTTTTCTTCTGCTAATGCCGCATGATTTTCATACTCCGTCATTTTTAATAATTCCGCTCGAAATGCAAATGTTCCTGCAGTCGCATGATTTGGTCCAAATGGTCCGGATTGATACATTTTTTGAATATGTTTAAAATAAATATAAATTTCACTTGCACCAACACATAATGCATCTTTATTATTGTTTAATGTATCCACTGCATGGCTTACTCTTTCTGGTGGATAATAATCATCATCATCCATATATACAATAATTGTTCCTTTCACTTTTGAATGCATAAAATTACGTTTCTCTCCTAATGACATCTTTTTTTCTTGTCTGAAATATCGTATTTGTGATATATTTGATTTATCGATTGCATCATGTATAGAATCAGTTCCATCATCGACAATTATCCATTCCATTCTATCATGAGGATAATCTTGATTTAAAAAACATTGAAACATGGTTGATAAAAATGGTCTGCGATTAAATGTAGGTGTACATACAGATACAAATGGATAAAATTTTTTTTTTAAAACAGGTGTATGTGCTATAGTTTTTCCCATTTTAATATTATATATAATACTTTTTTAACCTTTTTATAACAATATTCATTATTATGTTCTCTCTTCTCTAAATAAAAAAACAAATTACATAAAGATTTATTTGTAATAAATATTGTATGAAATACACAAAAATAATATTAATTATACGACTATTAATATATATTTATAAATATTGGCATTTTTATGAATCAAATAATACATTAATTCGTCAAATAAAAGATAGTAAAATATATAACAGTATTTTGTCTATTCATAAATACAATATATTTATAAAAGAATGTTCTCATATACATGAAAATAAAAATGTAAATCTCCCTTATTTATTACGATTATCGGAATTTATAATGACAACCGAAAATACACAACTTTATACAAAGGTTTATAAAATAACAAAATGTATTCATGACCCAGAAATTCTAACAAATCAATTTATGAAATATGTTAATATAAATAATACATTGCCATTTGAATTATCCACAAACGTAAAAGGAATGAATGAATTATATAAAATGACAAATGATTTCGAATATTTTTCTAAAAAATTATTATCGTCTTCTTTTATTTCAATTTCAGAATATAAAAATATATTACACGAATATAAAATTAGAAATCTGGATGGTTCTCGACATAATGATTACACAAAGATCGTAATTACAAATAATACACAAACTCATTTTTATTATTTAAATATACTCATTGGTGCAACATATGAAATATGTAAAGAAACTGTCAAATATTTTTTTTATATGCCTACACATACCCCATTATATGATACATTAATAGAAATACAAAAAAATATGAAATTATATTATAGGATTCTTGATGAATCATATCGCAGTCTTAATTACTTGGCAATAGATATAATTGATGAAATTCAAATGTTCTCTAAAAAATTCAAGATTTTGATTCAATCAAGTATTCATTTATATTATTTTACGGGATGTTTGTTGTCTGAAATTCCCGGATTTATTTATGGAAATCATGACTCATTTTTTCTATATGAAACATTACATATCGTTTTATTCCATTAGTATCTATTATGATGCACGGCATTATTCATCGATATCACTTTCTTCTGACACAATATCTTTCTTGACGTTTTTGTCTAAATAACGATATATTCGTTTTATATCTAATTTATCAATATTATAATTATCAAACATTTGTTCTACTGCATTTATTTTTTCATTTTGTAATAAAAAATCTTTTCCATGAAATAATCTTATTTCTTGAAAAAAAGCCAACAAATCTTTTTTATCCATATCTAATTCTTGACATAAATTATAAATAAATAATATATTATTGTATTCAGTTGAATATTTTGTGAGAACCTTTGTAAATCTTATTTCGTCTTTTTTGTCGTCTTTTTTGGATTGAGAATGAAATGTTTTATGATACAAATAATTATTGTAAAATGTTTTCATTAGAGAACTCATTTCATTAAATTGCCAAATCTGATTTTGAAATGTGATTCTATCTATAAAATCTGCAAAACAAATATTGTCTAAAATTTGTAAATAAAATGGGATTGATATTTCATTTCCGGCTTTACTTAATAGATCTACAATATTTTCATGCCATAAAAGAGCAACAATGGTTCTATCTGTTTCGTTTATTATTTTTATATGATCATTTATTGATACTTGATTATATATTAATTTTTGGGTTATTTTTTTCGAATCTTCATTAAATTGTTTGATATGAAATATATGTTCCATTGAATCATCATTTAATAAACTGGGATTTTTTTTACATATTTTTTCAATGAATTCAATCTTTCTTAAATCTCCCTGTATATATTCTAATATTTTTGTATGTGTCGATTTATCAAAATTCGAAAAGTCTGGTATTTTTTTATATATTATTTGTTGTATCTGTTCTTGTGTAGGCGGTTTCAATTCATATGTATTACATACCTTCATTAATTCCTTTATTTTTTTATCTATATAATAATTTCCTATACATATTACTGGGTTCATTGTCATATGTTCCAATCGCTGTTTTTTTGTTTTTTTCTGTCGAATTAATTTTATTAATGCAGTGATACCTCCTTTGTCGCCATTATTCATTCCATCTATTTCATCCATAATTATTGCTATTTTTTTGGTTTTTCTTGCCATCATATTGAGAACATTCTGGGAAGATATATTATTACTTGTAATTGTATCTATTAATGATTTATTACGAACATCTCCTGCATCGTATTTGATAATATCATAATTCAATCCTTTTAAAATTTCTGTTATAAAATGTGTTTTTCCACAACCTGGAGAACCATATAAATATATACCTTTTTTAAAATGTATATTTTGACAGTTCGATTCATAATTTACAAGCATTTTTTTGATATCATTTTCTATTTGTTCTCTATCAAGAATATTATTCATTTACTATAATAAATGAATAAGTTTTATATTGGTTATTTTACGCATCTCTGTCTCCTTCCTTTATACCCCATAAAAAAAGGCTTTTTATACACCATCCGCCTTATGCCAAATATTTGTTTGGCTTATGTATCGTTTTTTTATGTTGTCGAATATATTTTGTATGTATTATCATTTTTTTATGTTGTCGAATATATATTTTGTATGTATTATCATTTTTTTATGTATTGTATATATTCATTAATGTTCATTAAATTAACCCATTAATTCCGTTATATGAATGATTTTTTCTAGAGGTTACCTGATATGTGTTTGAGAATGAACATATTTGTTTTTTTATTTTTTTATCGTATTCTTTTTTTTGTAGCATTCTTTTTTTCCATTTTCGTTGAATTATTACTATCCAATATGTTTTTATTATTACATGTTTATATGTTCCATCTTCATTGGTAATAATTTGCATTATATTGACTGGTTTATTGAAATAATATATTATATCAATAAACTTTGATATGTCTTCATTGTTTAATTTATAGAATGTTGTATTTTTTATTGTTTTTACCTCCAATATTTTTTTTTCGTCTTCGTAAATATATTCACAATAACAACCGATATAATATTTTTTAGGGATACAATCATAATCATTGGAATCCAATATCTCATCATATATTTCATTATATAAATCATAATCCAATATTTCATATTGTTGTTGTTCTTGTTGTTCTTGTTGTTCTTGTTGTTCTTGTTGTTCTTGTTCTTGTTCTTGTTCTTGTTCTTGTTCTTGTTCAGTTTGGTGGTAACCATAGATAGCAAAATCGTCATACCAGCAATCATGTTCTTTATCATAATCTCTATGATTATAACAGAGAACATGAAATAGAGCATCCTCTATCATACTATCTATTATACTCTCCATTTCCATTTCCATTTCAGTTCTCATTTCCATTTCCATTTTCAAGCCAAGTTATTCGAGTAGTTGTTATGTATTGTATTAGTAATCTAATAATACCTTTTATTTTTTGTAAAAAAAGTCAATCAATTTTATGATTGAGGTACAATATTATGAAAATTATCACCCGAAATTTTTACACCACTTGTCTATGTTTGAAGGCCACTCATATTTTGTTTTACATTATGTATTTTGACAGTTGCGGTATCTTTCATTCCTACTACTTGAGATGTTATATCCTTTCCGATTTTTCCAAGTTCTGTTGTCAAACCCGTTTTTATCTTTGAAAAAGAACTGGCGATATTACTTAGATTATCTTTATTTATTACATTTGTTATTTTGGTATTATTTGAAAGATTGGTAATCGCATTATCCATTTTGTTAGTATAATGTTCTCCTTTTTTTGTCAATATATCAAACAAATCATTTATATAATTATATTCTTTTGTTCTTTCATTTTGTTTTTTTCCCATTTCTGTTTCTATGATTCTAATATTTATATAATCACCTCCAAAAATAACACGTAAAATATTGTTAATATCCGTCAAATATTTCAAATATTTATTGTCATTATTTTCAAGAGTTTCAACAATACTACATATATTAGTTTTTACACGTTTATCAATTACTGTTTTTATTTTTTGATATTTGTTATACACACTTATGTCTTTGTATAATAGAGCCTTATTAAATAAGTATTTATCTGTTTGTCCATCTTTTCCTTTTTCTACATAAATATATTTTTTATATTTTTCTTCACTGGTATAGACTTGATATTTTTGTTGTAGTGATTCATTATTATTTAATTTTTCAAACTCTTTTATATCAGGAGGTGGAACCATACCAATATTTGAACGGTCTATATACGACAATCCCATCATTGGAAGTTTGAATTTATATCTATAAATACACCATATTGCAATCAACACCATAAATAGAATATATACAGGTATCAAAATCATTTTAATCGGTCCAGCATAATTATTATCTCCTGAATCATGAATATTACTTGTAATATTTTTTAATCCTGTAAGTAAAATATATATGGAAAGAATTTCCATAATAAAAACCATTATAAACCAACATATAGATTTGAATACATACACTGGTAATTTCCATCGGCTGCTTGATTCAGGAATATCATATAATTGAGTATATATAATGTTATTTATAAAATCCTTTTTAGAAGAGTAGTTTTTTGTATTACTATATATCGCAAAAAGTATTGTATATGCGAGATAAAAAACCGCAATAGTGGTAGCAAGAGGTATCAACGCTAATGAAATATAAAATTTAAATAACCAATATAATATCCAAACGATAATTTTAAAAATGACAAATATTACAGATGTTTGCGTTCCACCAATCCATTTGAACCACGATTTTTCCCATGAAGCCTTATTGTTCTCAACATCAGAAACTTGTAATAAAGATGAAATTAATCCTAATAAATCGCCATTTTCTCCAATATTGTGTTTAAGGAATGATAAAAACATAAATATAAATGTTACAATTGTTGCAATTTCTGTATATCCTAACCAATTACCTTCTATTTTGAATAATTTTGTTATTTCACTATCAACTTTTAGTATTTTAACAAATGGAACTGATAATGTCATAAAAAAAGAAACGTAAAAATTAAAAAAACTGCGTCCATATTTATGTAACACATAATAAAATAATATAATAGTCATGAAAAAATAAATATACGGGGGTATAAATTGAGATATTAAACCAAAGAAAGGGAATGTGCGAATAAATGTTTTTACCGTATTTAGCCAAGTATATATTATTTTTGTAGGTTTGAATAAATATTCAAATAAAAAATCGGTTTTGTGTTTTTCATAATAATGAAAATAGTTTTCCCAATCTGGAAACATAGGTATTTTACATTCTTCAACAAAAGGTACTTCTTTTGGTTCTCCTGGATTATTTTTATGTGGCATATCTTCATAATCCATAAAAAAAAACATATAATAAACATTATATACAACATATAACAATACAGGTATCATTAAAATGCGATATATTTCGTTTTTAATGATTCTTGCATAATTTAATAAATCTTTATGAGCATTATTCCTATTTTTTTTTTGATAATATTCACATTCTGATAATGGTATATAATAGTTCTCCATTTCTGCAGTATTTGAAAATGTATCAGATAAAATATAATCTTGTAAATACTGTGTATATTTGGGAGGAGTCATATCTACATATGGATTCAAAGCAACGATTGGTATTTCAATATTTCCGTCAGTGTTTATTTTAGAATATCGAAAATTATTACCAAATAAAAATGTTTCAAAAATATTTTTTGCCAGTATTCGATTATCTTTACCATCTACAATTGTTACATATTTATTCGTCGTTTCATTATATTTATTTCCTGTCGCATCTGCATTTTGTTGTAATAAAATATAAAATATATGATTGAAAATGGCGATATGTGTCTTATCCAAATGAACCCCAAATGAATTATAATATAAAAATTCTAGTCGGTTTAAACAATTCGTATATATTGTTCCCACTCTTGCTTGTATTTCTTTAAATCCTATGCTATTTATTCTTGTATCACTACTTGAATAAATTTTTTTAAAAAGACATAATGAAAAATATTTAATAACATAATCCAAATAATCTTTTATTGTTCCACTTTCGGTTTTTGTAGTATCTACTGAAAAAACATAATTTTTGTCTGCTGTTTGTGTTGCTGTTACCGACGGCAGCACCGTATTATTAATATTAAATGCCAAATCTGTATATTTTGTTCCATTTATGTTTGTATAATAATTATCTATATTCGTTTTTGTTGATCTATATAGCATATCCTTATCATATATTAGAGCTTTGTCAAAAAGAGACATTTTATCAGTATTAGTGGCAAGACCACTGACAGTAGGAATTGGAAAATAATCATCCTTTAATTTAAAATAATTAAATTCTTCTGTATTGTCCATTTTAAATCTTGCAAGATAATCATATTTTTGTTTATAATCTGATTCTGTATTTTCAAATGGAGATTGAAACGTTTCATCATGATCACCATAAAATAGTTTTACATTTATTTTTAATATTTGTTTTTGTATATCTGGGTCATTCAATAAATTATCAAATTCATTATTAAATTCGAATAATTCATCGTTATTAATTGTTCTATGAAGTTTTGTTTGATAACGATTTAATCGTTTTGTATAAAAATTACCTACTTTATTTGCAATATCTTCATTCTTTATAAATTCTGGATGATTTTTTTTAAATGAATCGATGGTTTTCATCAAATCTGGTTGTTGTCTCAACGAGAATTCTTCTTTTTTTGAAAAATTTTCTATCCAAAAAAACATTTTATCAGCAGTATTTTTATAACTGTTTTTTGTTAAAACTTCCTTTTCATTACAATTATCAATTTGTATTAAAAAACAAGTCATTAATATATCATAAATAAAATTTTCTAAAATCGAATCAAAATTTGTAATCGGATATGATAAATATCCCATTAATTTTTCTAACAGTGTTTTTATGTATGAGTAATCATATGATAGGTTCAAAACACTATGATGATGAAAATAATCAATTCCTTGCCATTCAAATCCTTCAATAATGTTCTCTTTTGTTGGATTTGGATTTGAATCTGTATTCTTTAAAATATCTAACATTGGCATATTTGAGAACCCTTCGATTTGATTTCGAATCTGATTTTGATTTGTATTTGAAATAGGTATTGAATTCGTTTTTAATGGTTCTTTTTTTCGCCATTTACTCGTCATAATATATATTTAATATATGAATATATATTATATTGCGATTATCTTGCATATAACATACCGCAATTACCACCAACAAATGATAAAATATTATATCTTTCTTCAAATACCTTCATGTTATAATTATATTCAAATAGACGCCAATTGGATTTTGATGTTCCAACAGGATTACTATTATCATCGCAAATTATATTATAACTTATATTTTCAACATCAAATGGTGGAATATAGGTAGACACTTCTAATTCAACAATTCGAAATTTACTTAAATTAATTGCACCAGATGGTTGATATTCAAAAGGGTCGGTATTTAAACAAAAATTATAACAATATAAACCGTCTTTTGCACATCCCTTTGTTCGAACATATTTTTCAATATAATTATATACACCCGCTTCTAATATATTTTCACGATAATCTCCATTAAATACAATCGCCATTGTTTCTAAAATTTCTTTTTGATTATCAGATGATAATTTTCCAGTTATAAAAATGCCACTTGATAATAATTGAGAACCTAGTGGGTTTTGACCTGGATCGATGATTACCGGCATTTGAACATCCGATGGAATATGTTGATATGCCCAATTTGTATAATTCGACCATTCATTTCTCATATTTACATCATTTCTTTGTAAATACATCATCCAATTTGCAACCATTCCAGATGATGTTAATTTCACTTTCTGTGTTCCAGTAATATTTTGATAATTATATTCAAATACATCTTTTACTAAATATACTTGGTCTTCCGCTGCAAACATTCTCGATTCATCTGCTGACAAAAAACAATAAGTCGATAATAAATGAATATCTGCATTCCATAAATTCGTTTTAATTGGATATGCATCTTTAACAGATAAATCTGCTGGAGGAGTTTGTAAAAACTGATACATATTGAATTGTTCAAGATTAAAATCTGGTTGAATATATGGATAATTATTTGCTACATCAAATACATCACGCACTCTAAATAATTCATTTATTGGACGAAATGTCACATTTACATATAATTCATTATATTGTAATGCAATCATGGGAAATGCACATCGACTATTTAATGTAAACCATGTATTTATAGGAATATATAATTTCCTTCCTCGAATCGATGGTTCCGCAACATCTGTTGATCCTTGATAATATGCAGAAGGGTATGCATTTGTTCTTCCATATGCATTTCCTGGATTATTTAATTCATTTATATTTCCAGTCATTTTATCAAATAATTCTTTCTTCTCAGATGAAAAGTCTCGTTCAACCATCGCACGTATATATTCGCCACTGTATTTTTGAATAAGTTGAGAACCACAAGTAATGGTTATTTCAGTAATCATATTTGTCCCGAGTTCATCAATCCATTTGAAATCATATGGTGCCCACATATTACCTGTTTTTACAGATGGATTATAAATAGGTGACCAAATTGTCGGCAGATTTATAACAATATATGTATCCATTAACAATTCTGCATATCGTGGCATTTTGAATGTAAATGTCGATGGTTCAGTCAATCGTAAATCTCTTAAACCGTCATAATCGATTCTAAATTTTTGTAATCCAAAATTCGTATACTTTGCATATGTTACTTTAAAAAACGTTTTTGTAGGATTTCCTGTTAATATTATATTATTATTTCCTGTAGATATAAGATTTAGTAATCCTCCTGCCATATTACGTTATATTATATTATAATATAATAATACTATATTTTTTATTTTCATTTATACTATATATAGTATATATATGTCGTTATTAAAGAAAATAATATATGGGTTTATTTTTGTCATATTATTTTATATATTATTTCGACTTATAAAAAAAAGAACAAATATTTTACAATCAATGAAAGAGGCCAAATATACAGAAGGTCTTTCCACTATATCCAATATCTCTAATGTTTCTGTAAAAAAAATAATGACAGCTAATTTAGTAAATGAAATAACAGAGAATCTTTCTGAAAAGAGATATTATAAGAATGATTCTCTATTAAATATGTATCATATAAAATCGTCATACAATTCAGCATATAGTGGTAAAGATATATCAACTGATATGGTATTATATCTATTACATCGTGGATACCGATTTTTAGATTTTGAAATATATTATGATTATCCTTCCGAAAAAATGGCAAATCAAAATAACACACCAATAAAAAAAGCGGTTGTCGCTTTTGCGGATGGTTCTACTACATCCAAAAATAATTTAGAATTGAAAGATATTTTAGAAATTATTTATTTGAATGCATTCTCAAATGCATCTAACAACAATGATCCACTTTTTATTCAAATTAGACCGATGTACAATATACCAAGAAGTAAAGATACGGCTGATGAAAAAAATAAGAAAATCGGTGAAAATACTCAACTGAATACACAAATTGAACAGGCATTAAGTATATCTACTTCTTATAAATATAATGATGCAGTCGATGGATTAACACCTATCAAAAATTTATTTAAAAAAGTAATTATTATTATGGATAATGTGAGTAATCCTTATACAAATTTGAAAACAGAAAATTTAATTCGTATGATAAATATGAATCCTGAAAATATGACATTATGTAATGCCGCATCTTCACTAGATAATTGTAATAAAAATAATAATATCCTTATACAAGTTAGACCAAATGATTTAAATAACAAATTATTATCACAAAATCCACATTCATTAAAAATAATATCCGCCACATCTTGCCATTTTTGTCCAATGATGGCGTGGTTCTCAAGTTATATTGGTGGCTACTCTTCTGCAGGTTTATCTCAATTAGGTGATTATGAAAGTTTGTTTTTGAATGCTGGTGGTTCTGCCTTTATATTATTATCTGAAGCAAAAACATATTCAACCTATAATGACCCATCTAAAATAAATGATAATAAATTGAATTTTTCTTAAGAAAACATTTTATACTGGGTATACAAAGTATATACAAAATACAAAGGGTCTATTATAATATATTATAATTATATAATATATTATAATTATATAATGGTAAATACCAAATACAAAAACAAGATATGTGATAATCAAATGTCATTTGATGAATGTGAATTGGCAATATTGCGACATGCAGTAGATGAAACCGATGAATTACAAAAACAAAAAATAGCAAATAGTGAAGATGTAAAACGAATGATAGAAATTTTAGAAGATTTTTTAACAAAAAAAAAATTGGTTTGTTATGGTGGAACTGCAATAAATAATATTTTACCAAGATATGCACAATTTTATAATAGAGAGATTGAAGTGCCTGATTATGATTTTTTTTCAGATAATGCAATGCAAGATGCAAAAGAGTTAACCGATTTATTTTATAATTCGGGATATTTAGAAACAGAAGCAAAATCTGGAATTCATAAAGGAACATACAAGGTGTTTGTGAATTATATCCCTATGGCAGATATTACACAAATTCATCCCGAATTATACAAATCTATTAAAAGAGAATCAATTACTATAGCGGGTATAAAATATGCTCCTCCAGATTATTTACGAATGTCTATGTTTTTAGAACTTTCAAGACCTGCTGGTGATGTATCACGTTGGGAAAAAGTATTGAAACGATTGACACTTTTAAATAAATATTATCCTTTAAAATCATCAATCGATTGTCATAATATGGATTTTCAAAGAAGAGTAGAAACAGTTGATTCGTCAGAAGGTGAAAAAATGTATTCAATTGTTCGAAATTCGTTTATTGAACAAGGTGTCATTTTTTTCGGTGGATATGCCATGTCTTTATACACAAAATATATGGAAGAAGATAAAAGACAACTTATGAATAAAATTCCTGATTTCGATGTTTTATCTGAAAATCCAGATAGATCAGCATTAATTATAAAAGAAAAACTGGAAGAAAATGGTTTTAAACATGTTCAAATTATAAGTCATAATAATATAGATGATGTTATACCAAAACATATACAAATTACTGTTGGAAAAGAAAGCATTGCATTTATATTTCAACCAGTCGCATGTCATAATTATAATACAATCAAAATAGAAAATCACGAAATTAATGTGGCAACTATTGACACGATGTTATCTTTTTATTTAGCATTTATTTATACAAATAAACCGTATTTTGATAAAGATAGAATATTATGTATGGCACAATTTTTATTTGAAGTAGAAGAAAAAAATAGACTAGAACAAAAAGGATTATTAAAACGATTTAGTATCAATTGCTATGGAAAACAGCCAACCATTGAAAGTATCCGTGCTGAAAAAGCTGAAAAATATAAACAATTGGCAAATAATAAGAATACTCGTGAATGGAATGAATTATTTTTCAAATATAATCCAGGAAATGAATCTACAAATGAATCTATAAATGAATCTACAAATGAATCTACAAATGAATCTACAAATGAATCTACAAAACAATTTAAAAAATACAAAAAAAATAGAATTTCGAAATATAAAAATTTGCCAAATAATGAAAATAAAATGAAATATATTCCAGAATATAAAGTGAATTTAACCAAACGATTCAAGAAAAAAAAGAAATCTAAACGTAATACTAGACGTTTCAAATTTCGGTCATTTTTTGATATTTGAATTTTCTTTTTGAATATATTTTATTCATCATTTTGTATCTATATAATATATTATGCGAAAATCACAAAAAAAGCAAGATAAATCATTTATTATGGCAAATACGAAATTTATTTCAAAATTGAATAAAACAATAAAAAATAAATCATCCATAAAAAAGTGCGAACAATTTTGTAAGAATGATTACCAACCAGAAACAACAAAATGGTTAAAAAATATATCTAAAAAATGGAAGATTCCATATGTTTCACCTACAAAAAAACATCTAAAATATAAGTTAGACCTTTGCAAAAAAGCATTTTGTAATGAAAAATGTATTGGTTACGGTAAAATAGATAATCCTCCAAAAAACGCATTTAGAGAATCTTATGGTAAAAAAAATATTGATATATTGAAAAAAAAAGGGGCTTTGTCTGGTTGTATAGATGAAAATAATTATGATGTTTTACATAAATAAAGTCTCACATTTGCGAAATAATATCTATAGATTTATGAAAACTGTAAAAGGACGAAGCAAACAATGCACTTTTCAAAAGTAAACCCAACAAGTTGAAATTGCCGTCTTCTCTATAAATAGATAAAAAGGTGAATTTTTTGAAAATCATCGTATTTATAATAGGTAATTGAAAAATGAAATATAATAATAATATTATAATTGGATTTTGAAATTCATCAAACCAATAAACCGCTTTTTTTTCACGCATTTTTTTGGCTTCATGTTCTTTTATTTTATGATAATTGTTTTCTTCATATTCATGAATGTAATCAGATGTTAATTTGGGTTTAGGAATATAATTTGGTTGTATTTGTTCATCTTGCATATGTTCAGAAATATTCATAGGAATATCTCTTTGTGGTAATCGTTGTTGAATCATTGTGTTTTTATATTGATTTTCTACATTTTGTGTTTGTTGAGGCTGAGGCATCGACATTCCACCTACTGGTGGAGGAGGAATTCCATATGGATTTGGATGACCATTAATTGGAATATACATATCTGTTCCTGCTCCTAAACCGTTTTGTTCAAAAGAACCACTATCTGGTAAATCAATAATACGAGTCATTGATATATTCTCACTCATAATACAATATATAATATCAATATTGTATTATTTTTACGCATTTTCTTTTAGAGGTTCTCCAATATCAATTATTTTTTTTGTGGAATCACATGGTGCTGAATGGAAACTATATTTATAACATTCTTCACCAAATTTATATGTTTTACCATCAATTTCACTAATAAGAGGACCATTAAAATTCAAACATTGTTTTCCATTACATGCTTTGTAGAAAAAACTGGCTAAACCCAATCCTAATAAAATAGATATAATAGAAATACCAATTTGTGTATTTAAAAGTCTTTTAAAATTCATTATTATATAATATAGAAATACAATAACATTATGTAAAATATATATGTTGGTTTTCTAGGTTTTCTAGAGATTATGCGTTCTGCATTTTTAGATGTTTTCTACGTTCTACGTTCTACGTTATCCACTAGATTTAATGTTCTACATTATAGTTGCGCCGGTATTTTTGATATTTCACTATCTGCTGGACATTTTGTATTGGCTTGTTTAATATTGAAACATGTTCCTGCTGAATCTTTATATTGAATATAATCTACATTATCTGGTTTTGGATAAACATATATAACACGTTTATCAAATTGGTAAATATACACAAAAAATATACCAACGGCTAAACTTAATATAAAAATAGGAATGTTTATATATTTCAAGAAACTCATATATACTAGTTTTTATTATTTTTTATTCTAAATATATAATCTTATTATTGATACTATATAAAAGTCGGCGTTTGAAATGTAAAATGGTTTATTATTTCTTCTTTTTATTATTTTTTGAATTGCCTTTCCCTTTTTTTGAAGAACTACTTACCGGTCCAGGTGTAATAGGTTCATTCAACCAATCGTCCGCATCTTTTACAGTTTGAGATTTTATTGAACTTTTTTCTTGTGTTTCATTACCTTTAAACACAAATTCATTTGGATTATTTGTTTTTTCTAAAACAAATTGCGATTGTTGTGCTCGTTTTTCTTCGAGCTTTTTCAACATTCGTTCCTTATGAGTATTTTTTGCAACCGCATTATTTACTTTATTCATATCCATTTTTGCATTTTTACCACCCATCATTGCACCCATCATTGGATTCATATTTTTCATCATATTCTTCATCATGTCTTGAAATTCTTTACCATTACCCATTCCTTTCATTTTTGATAAAAGGTCACCTGCTTCTTTCATTAATTCTTCTTGAGAGATATTGCCATTTTTCATTTTATTATCTAATTTACCGCTTATTTTTTTTACAAGGTCCATTATTTGTTTCGGGTTTTTCATCATTTTTTTTAAAATATCACCAGTAGATTTCACTTCGCCATCTCCATCATCATTAAATATATCCATTACTTCTCCACTTAATTCTTCTGCTAATTCTTTTGCTAGAGAACCAATTTTTCCGTCAAATAAACCTTTTATATGTCCATGTAGTTCATCTACATTCGGCATACTTGAACTATCAAAATTGAATGTATTCTGTCTTTCGTCAGCGTCAGCAGAGGCGTCAGCAGAGGCGTCAGCCTCTGCACCTGCACCTGCAGCTGCAGCAGAAGCAGCTGATCCAAACATTTCTTCAAATACCTTCTCCATTTCAGGTGATTGAAATCCGTCGGCGAATTTTTTCGCAAACTCTTCATGCTCATCTGTTTCAGATTCCGCATCATTTTGATGAGATATATTTTTAAAAAAATTACCAAGACCTTCAATTGTCTCTGATAATTTACTTTGTAATTCTTCTTCGTTTATTCCTTCAAAAATAGATGCAGCATCACCAAATGATGCAGATGTTTTAATACTACTCATAATTGTTATCATTATTAATTGTAAATATTTCCACATTGTCTTTTTGGTATTCTCTGTAATATCTGTTATAGAAAAAAGTATTTTGAATTCGACATTTGGTAAAAACAAAGTATTTATTTCCGAAGAAGAACTAAAAATATCATCATTTTGATATAATATATCAAAAAATCTTTCTGGATAAACTGTAAAACAATAATTAAATAATTCTTTCATATTTTCTCCTGGAATTAACCAATGTTCCCATAAATTGGCGAATTCAGGAAATGTCGTGGATAAATCCCGTAAAAAATCACCCATTACTAATGGAAACTTTTCAGGCATTTCATTGTTATTTTCTAAATTCGGGTTCTCCATTTATTATTATATTATTATATTCTATTTTATATATTTTAACACATAAATTATATATACGTTTGTTTTTGTAATAACTATATTTTTATTAATGATATAAAGATTTATAATATATAAAATATATAAAATGAGTTTAATAGAATTAATAAATAATAATACAACAGATAAAAATACAACACATTCTTATTTAGAACTATATGAAGGATTGTTAAAAAGAAAAAAACACACTGCTAAAAATGTATTAGAAATAGGAGTATCTAGTGGAGGTAGTATAAAATTATGGCATGACTATTTTTCAAATGCGACAATATATGGTATAGATATAACTAGTAATATGGATTTCATTCAGGAAAAAACCATTATAAATAATGATAAAATTAAATTATTTATGTCAACTGATGGTTATATTAATGATTTTGTTATTACTAATTTTTTAAATAAAAATATACAATTTGATTTTATGTTAGATGATGGACCACATACATTAGAAAGTATGATACTATTTATAATGTTGTATTCTCAAATAATGACCGATGATGGAATATTAATAATTGAAGATGTCCAATCATGGGATTGGATTGATACACTTAAAAATGCGGTTCCAACCCATTTAAAAGAATTTATCAAAATATATGATTTACGAAGCAATAAAAATCGATATGATGATATTGTTTTTACAATAGATAAAAGTAATTTATACCAGTGAAGATTTATACCAGTGAATATTTAAAAATGTCCCATTTTAATTCTTCAAGGGTTTATAATTATTTTTTCAACATTATATAAAGATATAAATAATAATATTATTATTATTTATAATATTATTGGAATGCAACATGAATTATGTAAATGGAAAAAACATATGTCAAATGATGATTATATATATTTCATAAAGTATATTGACAATGCTAAAAATAATTTGCCAAATAATAAATTATTGCTGTTTTTTGGTAATGAAATTGGAAAAAAAATGTTAATGCGTGAATTATCAAATTATTTAGGCAATGATCAATTTATGTTATGTGATACTTATGGATGTGCTTTTTTTAGACCAATTGTGAAATTAATTTATATTCCAGGAATAGATAATTACCAACCAAAATGTATTCAACAATTAGTAAATGTTATTTATTATGGTCAATCGATTATTGCAGAAACATATAATATTGAAAAAATAAATAAAATCATTTTGGACAACAGTAAAACAATCAATCTAATATGAAATGTGATATGAAATATAACATATATCACCTGTTTTATTTTTCATGTATTCACATAAAGGTAAAAATAATAATAAATAATATAGACAATGATATTATTTATTATTTTACTATTACAATTATCAATTGCTTTTTTTCATCATTGCAGTATTAAATTGCCATTTAAGGCGCCAATTAAGGGACGATTTATCGGTGGAATTAAAATGTGTCAACATTTAAAGAAATGTTCTCCATTTATTATAAAAAATCTAGAAATAAACACAAAAATAAATTATAATATTACAAATAATATTACAAATAATATAATAAATCAAATATCTGGATTTTATGGATTGATTGGACCAGACATTGACAAAAATTCTATAAAAACATTGTATGAATTATTTACAGGAGATGGTATGATTCAAGGCGTTTTTTTAGATAAGGGTAATATTACATTTGTAAAACATATTTTGAGAACAGAAAAAATAGTATATGAAGAAAAACATGGTAGGTTCTCAAAAAACTTGTTAATAACTGTGTTTTATATGTTAATGAATAAACTCAATTTATTACCGAATGTTCTTGGATTAGCAAATACAGCATTCTTAAATATAGAGAATGATACCTTTGCTCTTTTTGAAAGAGATTTACCATATCAAATAGATATTAATTTTACAAATAAACAATTGAGAACTATAAAAAAAATTGATATACAAGGTATTGAGAACTTTTCTGGTCATTCAAAATATATTGATAATATTGTTCATACAATTGATTATGATTTTCTAACAAAAACGGTATCTTATATTACTTTCGATAACAAATTTCAAGAAATAAATAAGGTTTTTTTGAGAACATCATATATTCCTATTATTCATGATTTTGCTGTTCTCAAAAAATGGTTTTTATTTATTGATTCTCCGTTTATATGGAGTCTCTTTTCACAATTTCCTGTTGTATTATCAAATAAAAAAAATACATATATTCACATATACAATAAATATACGAATGTAATAACTAAATTTGAATGTTTAACATCATTTACTTTATTTCATTATGCCGATATAATAGAAAATAATAATATGATTCATATTTATGGTTCTCAATATGAAAATATGAAATTCTATTCATTAGAGCTTCAAGGAAAATATAGAAAAATAATATTGAATTTACATACTGGAATTGTTTTTATAAAAAAAAATCCAGAATTGGAGAACATGAATTTGGATTTTCCTTTAAAATGGAAAGAGTTTGTTTTACTGAGATCAATCGAAAATCAAAGAATAAAAGGCTTTGTTTTATGTAAAGAATTGGATATTGTAAAAAATATTCATCTTCCACAAAATAGATTCTTTTGTGGAGAACCTTCTATTATTGAAATTTCTGGCTCTCCCTTTTTAATTGGGTTCTCATATGATTCTTTTGAAAATGGATTTTTGATTCTATTAGAATTATTTAATGGAACATATATTGAAATACCTCTTGTAAATAATATTCAATTAAAAATTGGATTTCATTCTGCGTTTTTCTCTGATAAAAAATAATAGTACTATTTAATTCATAATTATGGTTCTCAAATTATAATTATATTATACTATACTATATAACTAAAATGGGTAAATATAGTTGCGAAAAATGTGCTAAAACCTTTTCTCAAAAATCACACTACGACAAGCACATTAGTCGTAAAAATCCTTGCGAAATTCAAATAGATAAAATCAAGGCGTTAATAGATAAAGCAGTAGATGATAAATTGATTGATTTACATATAAAATTGAAACTAAATAATAATGAAAATAATATTACAATCAACATAGCAGAACAAATGGATATTTCAAAAATGAGTAAATTAGAATTATTAAAGAAATGTGAAGAACTTGGAAATACAAGGTGTAGTTCAAAAAATAAAGCACAATTAATAGAAGTTATTAACTCCAACAATAAAACAAATAATAATACTGAAGAATATAAAAATGTTTTAATAAATCAAGATGTTATTAATAAAACAACCACATCTCTTATTGAACATATAAGCGAAAATGTGGTAATAACCGAAAATGCACCAACAACCATTAATTTATTTAAGGGGGATTGTCTAATTGAAATGGCAAAAATAAAGAGTGGTTCAATAGATATGATATTATGCGATTTACCTTACGGCATAACAAAAAATGAATGGGATATAATTATTCCATTTGATAAATTATGGGAACACTATAATAGAATTATAAAGGACAATGGTGCTGTCGTATTATTTGGTTCTCAACCATTTACATCCTTAATGATTACAAGCAATTTAAAAAATTTTAGATATTGTTTAGTATGGGAAAAAAATAAATTTTCGGATTTCTTAAATGCAAAAAGAAAACCGATGAAAACCAATGAAGATATTGCTATATTTTATAAAAAACAACCTACATATAATCCACAATATTGGTATTCAACACCATATACACGATGGAACACACAGTTGGCTGTTGATAAACAAACTAATTATGGTAATCACAAAGAAAACTTTGTTGAAAGTTTAGATGGAAAAAGATTACCAACTACTGTATTGAAGTTTAATCGCATAGAAAGACCAAAACACCCAACACAAAAACCAATTGATTTATTAGAATGGTTGATAAAAACATATTCTAATGAAGGAGAAGTAGTATTAGATAATTGTATGGGCGTAGGTTCAACTGGAGTTGCTTGTAAAAATTTAAAAAGAAGTTTTATTGGAATTGAATTGAATGATGTTTATTTTGATATAGCGAATGAATCGATTCATAGTTAAATAGTTCCCAATATAAATATAAAATCAATGAATTTAGTTACACCGACCAAAAAGAAAAATGAGACAAACTTTCTATAAAAAAATAAAAATTTAATTACTCAAATCTCTTTTCAATGATGTAAAAGCACCCCTAAGGGCATTAGACTATTTCACAATTACATTTCTGTAATGGTTAGTCTATTTTATTGAAATTTGTATTCTCTTCTATACTTTTCAGGTCTTTCTCCTATTTCTATATAAGAATTAAATACTTTTTGGATGTTTTTACATCCATTTTTATCACGATTTATACATCCCTTCCTATTATTTTCCATTTTATATGTTAGGATAGAATGTATTTTTCGTTCTTTCTGTTTTTTGTCTTTCTTAAATTTCAAATATAAATTTTCACAAGGTTCTTCGGTTTTATAGGATAAACAAGAGGTTCTAAATTCATCTATATTATAAACTCTAAATGTTTCTTGTAATTTTCTTTTCAAAGTTAAATTTGGTGTTGATATAAAATTTCTCATTTGTTTTCCTATACTCCAGTCTCCTATTATAATAATGTGGTCTTTGCTGTATTTTTTTGCTATTTTATTCACCATATTATCTTCTGTTCGTTTTTTATTGATATAGGCATACCATTTATATTGACGAAATTTAATATCTTGATATAATGGAACTAATTTTTCATTTGCTTCTATTTTGGCTGTAATATATTCTTGGAATTTTTCTATATTACAGGTTTTTGAATTATATTTATTTAATCCTTCTTCTATTTTCGTAATTTCTATTTTATTCTTGTAATTTTTCAATAATGCCTGATATTTTAATCTTTTTGTTTCTTTCAAATATTTTCGGTTTGTGTAAGAAAAATAATTACTATCATCATCCATCATAGAAAATAATGCTCTTTTTCCAGGGTCAATAAAAATATGTTTCCCTTCTAAAACCTCTTTGGAAACTTCATCAATATAAGGAAATTCAGGATTTTCTTTTTTTTCTTCTTTCTTTGATTTTTTTGGTTTATCTTTATTTTCTAATCGTTTCTGTTTTATTTGTTCTGTTTGTAATGCTTTTTTATCGTCTTTAATTATATCTTTTTGTTCTTTTGTTAATCCTTGTAATGCTTTTTTTCCTGCTTTTTTCTTATCTTTTTTTGATTGTTCTTCCTCTACAAAATCCTTATGTAAAAATCTTAAAGAAGTAGAATATCCATCTGTAATAATAGTATAATCAAAAACATAATTCTTTCTGGTTTGTATTATATTGAAAAATGTATTCCAAATAAATTCTTTGTTTTGTTCTAATTGATTATACAAATCTTGTTTGGTTTTATTCTTTATTTTTCCTTGATTTTTTCCTTTTGTTATTTCTTTAGAATTCGTAATCCAAATATCTAATAATTTTTGATGTTTTTTAGTATCAATAAATAATTCAACTAATGCTTTTGTATCAACTTGAATATGTCTCGGTATAGAATTAGTTTGTATAGGAAAAAACTGAAAGGATTTTCTTTCTATTTTTTCTAATTCTAAACAAATAAAAATCATATGTTTCAAATACTTATAAGGAGTAATTTTAATATCATAATAGTAACTTATTTCAAAAGTTGCCGGAACAATTTTATTACGAAATTCTTTTAACCAAGTATGGTATTTTTTATCACAAGTTAAAGTATTATTGATAATATCATTTTTTACTAAATTGATTTCTTTATAAAGTTGTTTTTTGAATTCTTTATTTTGTATTTGGTCTTGGTAAATATGTTTGAAATAATAATTTATAAATCTTTTTATATAATCAAAAAAGTGTAATTTAATATTATTTTCAATAGAAGTAATCATAGTAGTAGAATAGTAATCTAAAATAGAGGATAAATTACTACCATCTTCCAAATTAAAAGAATGTAATTGTTGAAATTCCTTTAATAAAACCGCATTATTCCCTTTAGGTTTTTGACCGGAAGAAGGTAATAAAATAGATTTCATACACATAGAAATAGTATCTGTTGTAATTTCAGGAATGTCTAAACCTTTATGATATTTATCAAGAACCCATAATCTCAATAAAAAATAAGTTTTTGTAGTAATTTTATTGGTTCTAATAATAGCATTTTGCAGAATTTCCATATTTTCATTAACTTCTTCTTTGTCGTTATAAAGAATAGAAGTAATAGGAAGTTTCAAACACCGATATTTATCAGGAGGTTCTTTTTTGGAAGACATCCTATATAATTACTAAAGATTATTTCTTTAAGTAAATATACGCAATTATTATATTATCCTAAATCATTCATAACATTCAACTTTTTTGCCTTTGTCATTATATACCCAAATTTCGCATTCATAACCTAGTTCTTTTACTGATTTTTGCTTTAAAAATATAACATCTATATCTTGTGTTATGGTATATGTTGATTTTACTTCTATAAATTTATTTTGTGAAATTATAAATATATCCGGTAAATAAGTATGATTTGTTCCATCTGGTTTTATATAATCAAATACAGGTAGATGTTTATTTTCAATATCTGTTTCGTCAATTTCTTTTGTTAAATCATCTAACGCATAATTTTCATAACCCATATATTGTATAACTTTACCAGATGGTAAAATATAATCTTTTAATCTACATCCTGTAGTAAATGCTTTTTTTTGTATTACTGAATTTTTCATAGGATTTGAATATCCATATATTGATATGTTTGTCTGTTTTATTTTATCTTTAATTTTTTCACTTCTAAATGGATTAGAACAACCTAAATTTTTTATATTAGTTTCCTCTATTTTCATCTTTACATCTGGATTTAAAAATGGATTTCTAAATCCAGTTTTTTTCTCATTATTTTCTGCTATTATTTCTAATAATTCTTTATTTTGAGTAGGTCTGTTTGTTCCCCAATTTTGATTAGATGTTTTCACTATTTGTTCTTGAATAATTGAACTCTGTACAGCATAAGGAACTCCGTGATTTTTAATACAAGTTTGCTCCTTTTGTTTTTTAATTGTTTCTAGTTGAGATATATTTTCAACGCCATATTTTTCTTTAAAAGTTGATATTTTCTTTTCATTACCTTTTTTCAAAGCACATATATCGCAGTATCCTCCAATTTTTAATAAATTACAAAATTTTCTTGAAAACTTATTTATACAATTTTCTGTTTTACAATTACCTTCTATAATAAAATGTGGATGTAATTCATCTCTAAAATATTGTCGGTGTAAAATTAAATTTAATGTATATAATGCTTCTAATGTGTATTTATTACTTCTTTTTTTGACACATCTTTCACATTTTCCTCCATATTTATATAATTCCTTAAATATTCTACAAAATATTCCTCTACATTCCGTGCTAGAACAATTACCTTTTATATATGTATTACCGTATATGTCTTTATCAAAAACATTATTTTCATTATCATTTTTTGCTTTTATAGTTATGACTTTTGTAAAATCTATTTGATTTTCTTCACAAAAGGATTTTAATATATTTAAGTCATATTTTGTTTTATTCATTTTAGGTTTTATAAATAATATGGATTATAATTTATATCAATTTTATATTTTATTTTCAGTTTCTTCTTGTTTTATCTTTTCTTTTCGCTTTTGATATGCTCTTTGTCTATATTCCTTTAATTTTTCTGGATTTTCTTCTTTTAACTTTTGTAAATAATTAGAACCTAATTCCTTATATTTTTCTTTATGTTTTTCATAATATCGTTTATGATTATCACCATTTGTATATTTCTTTAATCTTTCTTCTAATTCTGCGTTCTTTTTCTTTAATTCTTCATTTTCTTTTTTTATAATATCAACTTCTTCCATTACTATTGATATTATAAATTATTATATTTTTAAATATTTTTGTGTATATTTATTATGAAGCAACATACTAAAGATTACAAACAAAGTGCTGTTAAATTCTATTTAGAACATAATGAAGATATGCGTGATACTTGTGAAATTTTCAAATGTAAGTTTCAATCATTAGCAAGATGGGTTAAAACATATAAAAATCAAGAAGGTAATCTTAACCGCAAAACTCGTAAAAATCATAACTTGAAAATAAGACCAAAAATAGAAAAGTTTGTAAAAGATTATGTAAGAAAATATAACACTAGCACTTTATGGGAATTATCTAAATTAGTAAAAGATGAATTTAAAGTTCATCTTAGTGATACCAGTATTTATAATATTTTACATAAACATAAAATTACCAGAAAAAGATTGAGAAGTAAATATTATCCTGAAAAGAAAGAAGGAGAGGAAAAACAAGATTTGGAAGATTTCTATAAAAAATTAAATCAATTTGATTATAGAAAAACCATTTGTTTGGATGAAACATCTATTTATTTGAATATGACGCTTACCTATGGTAGAAGTAAAAGCGGAACAAGAGTTATAAAGAAAACGAATAAATATCCATACAAACGCTTTAATTTATTATGTGCTATTAGTGCGGATAAAGTTGTTGGATGGAAATTATATCCAGAAAGAAAAGGAGGTGTAAAAACAAAAGATATTTTAGAATTTTATGATGAATTTATAAATGGTAAATACAAAAATCATTTGATTATAATGGATAATGCGGTTATTCATAAATCCAAAATAATAAGAGAAACGATAGAAAATAGTAAAAATGATTTATTATATTCAGTCCCTTATCATCCTGAAACCAATTCAATTGAGGAATTCTTTAGTCAATTGAAACATTACATAAAAAAAGAAAGTCCAAATACTTATGATGATATTTATAAAGTAATCAATAGAACTATCAATACTAAAATAACAGAAGAGCATTTAACGAATTATTTGAAACATAGTTATAAGATTTATAAGTGATAAATAGGTTTTGTCTCATTTTTCTTTTTGGTCGGTGTAATACATTTTTATTTATTGTTTTTTTATGTTTCGTATCATAAACTGGTTTAGATGATGTTCTTTTTCCATCTAATATATAGAATATTTCATCGCAAATATATTCATTTATAAAATCTATAAATATTTTAGTATCTTCAGCGATAGCATTTTCTAAAGTAAAGATACAATTCTTTACATTATAATCAAATTTTTTAAACATTTTGAAATCATTACATGCACGAACATAATAACAACTATCTAAATAGGCTTTACATTCAATAACCGCAACAAATACTTCATTCAGATAAATGTGAACATCTATTTGATGCTGTTTAATTAGTTTTTTTCCATCTGGTAGATTTATTATTAAATCCTTTTTATCGTTATTTCCGCATCGGGCGTGTAAATTTATATTTAATATTTCTCCAATTTTATTTATAGTTGTGCGAACAAATGTCTCAATATCGGAACCCCTCTTTTCCCGCATTTCACCACCACTACAACCGTTATCGTTGCTTTTACACCATTCATCTATAATGTTAGATATTTCAATTTCGGCCCATTGAATCACTGTTTTTTTTATTATATCGTGTTGATTATTCATTTCATTCATTCTTGATTGTGGTATATTTATTATTGAATAAAAACAAATTAATTTTTTTATTCAATTTTACACATATTTATTTGCAGTAAAAGTAGAATGTTTTTAGAAGCGTTAATATCTCTATCCATATTAAACATTACAATATTTATGGAAACTAAAAATAGTTAAAATTAATTATTGTAAAGAAAATTGATTTAAAAATAAAATATTACAATATACTACATAATATGTCTAAAATTAGTTGTGAAAAATGTGGAAAAGACTTTAACAGCAAATCTCATTATACACAACACCAGAAACGGAAAACTCCTTGTGTTAATGAAAACAAAATAAAGGAATTTATTGAAAAATCTGTGGAAGAAAAAATTAACAAATTGATTATGCCTGTATCTATTCCTGCCGTTATACCTGCCATTATACCTGCAACAACATCATTTACGATTGATACATCATGTTTTGATGAAATTAAAAAATATTACGATGAAAACTTAAATGTGGATAAAAGCACTTACAAATCAAGCAACGATGAACCAACCCCTATTGATTGTATAAGCGAAATGATAAATAAAATTCCTACTGACTTATGGAGTAAAAGCGATTTATCTATATTAGACCCTTGCTGTGGTAATGGAAATTTTAGTATCCCAATTTTATTTGAACTATTGAAGCATCACGACAAACGAACAATTTTAGAACAAATTTTAGAATTTAATGATATTAATGAAAGTAGGTTAGAAAATGTTCGTAAAGTATTTTGTAGTGAAACATATAATTTACAAATATCTAATTACGACTTTATTACATATAATAATCCAAAAAAATATGACTTAATCGTCGCAAATCCACCTTATGCTAAACTGTTAGATAATGGTAAAAGAGCATCAAAAAATCACAATCTAATTAAGGATTTTATTGAAAAGGCATTATCGCAATTAAAACCTAATGGTTATTTATTGTTTATTACGCCTGATAATTGGATGTCTTTTGCGGATAGAAATGTATTAATTGAAATCATTACTGGATTACAAATAATACATTTGGATATACATAATGCAAAAAAATATTTCAAAAAAATTGGTTCAAGTTTTACTTGGTATATAATTCAAAATTGTGCGTTTTATAAAAATATAAATGTTTCTGGAACATGGAAGAAAAAGGAATATACAAGTTCTGTTGTATCAAAACAACGCAAATATATTCCATTATTATACAATCAATTAGTCCAAAACATATTATCAAAAACAATAGACAACACAATGCTCAAAAAATTTGAAGTTAAAACCAGTAGCGATTTACATAAATATACAAAAAAACAATTTATTAGTGATAATGCAGACGATACGCATATATATAAATTAATACATACTCCTTGTCAAACTGTATATTCTTCCAAACCACATAAGTATCAAGATGGATATAAAGTATTTATATCTACTACAGATAAATATAAGGTCTTTATAGATAATTGTGGAATGACCCAATCTATCGTATTTATATTATGTTCTAATGAATTACAAGCAAAAAAATATTTACAATTACTACAACATCCTTTGTATGTATTTATAAATAACATTTGCCGTTGGGGCAATTTTAATAATATAAGAATACTACAAAATTTTCCTATACCCACTATGGAATATAGTGGTAATCATCAAGAAATTTATGATTATTTCAATATTACAGAAGAGGAAGTTAAATATATAAATGCAAACTTATAATTTCATTCCTTATATTCAGGATCACAATTATCACAAAGTATAGGATAATTATTATAATTTTTTTTATAATCTTCCAAAAATGTACTTTCGTAAGCGTGATATGTTTGTGTGGTTATTTTTGTTTCCTTACCAAAAATTTCAATAGTCATTTCTGTTTTTGGTAATTCATAACCATACATTTCAATCTTACAACCTAATTCTAAGTAAAAGGCAAAGGTATTATAAATAAACCCATTTGTTTTGGAACAATCGCCAGACTTGCCTCTTTCTTTTACATGGTGTCCGCATAAATACGACCCCACCCTACCTTTTATTCCTGTTCGTGTTCCGCCAATTTTAACAATATTTCCGTTAATTATCAACAAATATAACCATTCGGTTTTTTTGTTGAACAATTCACTTGAAATTTTTGGAACAAATTTAATTATTGTATTTCGTTTTTTTGTTCCTTGTGTTTTTCCAATATTATATATTTCACTATCTAAAACTATATCTGCGACTGGAACAAAATGCTCCTTTCTGTTATATGATTCAAACGGAATAGTTTTATCAACCGAAATTAGTTTAATCCATTTCTTTATTAATGAAGTTTCGTATAGTTCATTAATATTTTCCAGTCCTGTAATATCCTTCGTTTTTTGTATTTCTTCGTTCATTAACAATATTACTGTATTACTTATTCTTTATATTTCAAATCAATTTTTTATAAAATTAACACGCTTTTAGCTGTTAATTTTATAATTTTTTCTTTATTTTATCCACCGAATATTCTTTTTCTACATGTTCATTTTCAAGATTTTCTTTTTTGAAAGGTCTATTTTGTCTTTTTCTTTTTCTTTTTCTTTTTCTTTTTCTTTTTCTTTTTCTTTTTCTTTTTCTTTTTATTCTTTGTCATTCTCTTTCTCTTTTTCATATATTCGTTTTGTTTATTTTCTAGATTTACACTATTTTCATATTCTTTATAACACTCATTTAGCTGTTAATTTTATAAAAATTTCTTTATTTTATCCACAGAATATTCTTTTTCTACAAGTTCATTTTCAAGATTTCTTTTTTTGAAAGGTCTATTTTGTCTTTTTATTTTTCTTTTGTCTTTTGTCTTTTTCTATATTTTATTCTTTGTCATTCTCTTTCTCTTTTTCATATATTCGTTTTGTTTATTTTCTAGATTTACACTATTTTCATATTCTTTATAACACTCATTTAGCTGTTAATTTTATAAAATTTTCTTTATTTTATCCACCGAATACTCTTTTTCTACAAGTTCATTTTCAAGATTTCTTTTTTTGAAAGATATATTTTATTCATAAACATTATTTAGTTCTGGCATTTCAGAAAAATATAAACAAGATTTTATACACCAGAATTGAATGGATTTTTCGATAAAAGTAACAGAAGTATATTGTTCTATATCTTTATCAAAATCATATATTGTTAATAATGTATCATTTTCAGATGGTTCTAAATATAATGGATTCAATTCATCTATATCTACAAACACTGCAAAACGTTTTACTAAATTAGATGTTTTCAATGGTAACGATGAAAAAAACGTATAATTACCTAATTTAGGATGTTGAATTGTTGGAAATATAATAGATTCATTGTCATTTTCATATTCAACCGTTGAATATTCCATCTTTTTTGTATTAAATAAATCAAATAACATAAATCCAGATTTGGATGATTCGATTTGTTTACACATAAATAATATATAGGGTGTTTTTATGATTTTATTCGAAATTACATCTTTTAGATGATAAAAATCTACATTATTTTGAGAACCTGATAATGATATTTCATCGAATATTTTTTCTACAGAATATGAAATAGGAATTGATTTCACTTTTTTTGATATAAAAATCTCATATGGACTTACCCAACAATAATTATTTGATTCTAATGGAATATTTATACGTGTTGCATCATAGACCATTGTTATTTCATTTTCATGTAAAAAAAATCCTTTGAATAATTCTTCATTATAAATATCTGTTGAATCTTCAAAATCATCATAATTTATTTTATTTGTATTTGGTGGATATATATCAAACAATTTTTCTTTGAAGAAATTCATAATATTTTCTTCGATAGAATCCACAGATTTATCATCCATCGATGAATTAGACATTGGCATTTGTATTTGATTGTCTAAAAAAATATTATCATAATTCGGTAATAAGTATGTTTTCGTTAAATCATCATAAATCATTAAATATAATAAATATGGAGTGCATCCATTTCGGATACATTTATAAATACATAAATTCATTTTATATGAAATATCTGATTTTATATCATCAAATCTTTTTTGTAAAAATTTTTCATTGTCAATCGTATATATTTTTCCATCATATTCATATATTGTATTTATTTGTTCTTCTAATAAATCATTTTGAGAACCTTCTGATAAAGAATCTGGGTCTGAATTGGAGTCTGATAAAGAATCCAAATAGGAGCCAGATTCTGAGTTAGAAGAGTCTGAGCTAGAGGAGTCTGAGCTAGAGGAGTCTGAGTTAGACTCTGAATTGAAGTTTGATAAAGAACCTGAGTCTGCATGGGAATCTGTATGGGAATCTGTATGGGAATCTGTATGGGAATCAGAGTGGGAATTTGAGTTGGAATCAGAGTGGGAGTTTGATAAATAATCCGAGTCTGAATTTGAGCCTGACTCAGAATTGGAGTCGTCTGCACGGGATTTATGTTTATTCTTTATACCATCATCTTGTTTATCATATTCTCTATTTACAAATATATTATCAATCATTTCATGTGATTTTTTTAATGTATACATCCGTATATAATGATTATATATTATTTTATTTTATTTTTTATGAAAACAATATAGACATAAATAGAATAATATATTATATTCCAATCCCCCTATAATAATTAAATCGATGTACGCTGAAGAATATTTACCTGAAGATACAGAAGATTATTTTAATGCTTCTGAAATAAGTATTGATGAAACATCTACAATTGATACGGAAACCAAACATCATCTTAAAATGAAAGAAGTATATAAAAGAATGGATAAGGATTATTATTCATATAAAATAAAGGCTGATAATAAAAATATAAAAATTGAATTATATTCAAGTCCATCATTATCCAAAGGTTTTATTCGAAATGCCATAACAGGTATTCGTTCACAATATAAGGTTGGTTCTAAATACGAAGATTTATTTTTTAAAGTGAAGGATATTGCAAGAAAAAATCAAACAGTATTAAATGATTTACCACGCAAATTATTTTATGATTCACCTGAAGAATGTGAAAGACATTTGCATATTATTATTCCAAAAGAAGTTAAAGAAAATTGGGTGAAAAATAAAATATTGATTAAACCCTTGAAGAATTAAAATTGGACATTTTAATTTGTCAAGAGTCAGATACCACTGAAGAATTAAAAAAACTCTATAAAATCCTAAATTGTATCACATAAAGTAACAAAATAAACAAATATAAATATATTATTAATATATTTATATATTAAATGAATTTATTATTATCATTATTCATCATAAAAAAGATATTATATAATAATATGATTTTTATTACAAAAATAAATAACAATAGTAATAAAATCGAAATACTCGAAACAAGTAATATAAAATTATTACATAATTTAGATTTTCATAAAAATACTAATTTAGGAAATGATGAAAGAAACGAAAAATATTTCACAAATGATATATGTGAAATAGCAGAAATCGCAAGAAATATGGATATTTTAGATAAGATAAATAAACTAAAAAAGATACATAATATTCATTATGAAATAGAAAATATGAAAAAAATAAATATTAAACCAGGTAATATTAAATCTGGATTAGTTAGTGATTGGTAAATGTATGATTTACAATGACCAATGGTCAGATATCTTTACTGGTATAATTCTTCAAGGGTTTATATATAGTTATATTATAAATATGCCGTCAAATGGACCAGCAGAGAAAATAATATACGAATTGAAAGGAATTCCTTTATTTACATATGGTATGATTGGGATTACTACATTTGTTTTAGCTTATATTACATTTACTGATGTTGAAAAATCAACTGATAATATTGAAAATCCATTGAATCCTTTATTAGAATTACCAACTACATTATCAAATGAAGTCTCAAATATTTATCAAAATATGGATATATCAAAAGAAGCGACAGATTTATCAAATTCAGTCTCAAATATTTATCAAAATTCGGATTTATCAAAAACAGTGTCAAATATTTATCAAAATGCAGATTTATCAAAAACAGTGTCAAATATTTATCAAACCAATCCTTTATCAAAGGAAGGACAAATGAATGAAGAAAAAGACGAAGGACAAATGAATGAAGAAAAAGATGAAGGACAAATAAAGAAAAAAGACGAAGGACAAAGAGGAGGGAAAACAGAAAAATCTAAAAGGAAAACAGAAAAATCTAAAATGAAAACGAAAACAAAAAAACATAAAACAAAAAAATATAAATCTAACAAATAATTAAACCCTTGACGAATTAAAATGTCCCATTTTAAACCCTTGAAGAATTAAAATGGGACATTTTAATTCGTCAAGGGTCACATACCAGTAACGATTTAAAATGACGCCCTTTGGGGCGTCCCATTTTAAATCTTCATTGGTATAAATCGTTACTGGTATAAATCGTTACTGGTATAAATCGTTACTGGTATAAATTTTCACTGGTATAAATTCATATATATTCATATATAGTATAAGTAATAACTATAAATGAATAAAATAATTGAAACAACCTAATAATTAAATTTCAAACACACAATTTATAGTAATAATGACTTCTCTATAGAAAATAATTGATTTCTTTCTGTAAAAATGATGAAATTAATTATACATTCGATAATTCGAAACATTGTTCTAAAAATATATTCACTTGTGAAATATCTGCACCAACAACGACTTTGTCTGGAATCCATGTAAGATTGCCTTTAAAATAACATAAAATGACAGGTACGCCATTGACCACCTTTTTTCCTTTCAAATAAACATAAATATCAAAACATTCATCAATATCAATAATTGCACATTTGACATTTTGTTTCAATGATAATTTAGAGAACCATTCATATACTGTAGGGTCGATTTTTTTACAAGGTCCACACCACTCAGCACCTAATTTTATAATAAGTAATCCTTGATTTGTTTTCAATAAGTCATTAAAACTCTCTTTGCTAAGTTCAGTAATCACGTTCTCAGGAATAGTTAATGGGTCCATTGGTATGATAACTTTTCTCTGTATATTAGTAAAAGGCATCTGTTTAAACATTTTATATATATTATTTATTTATTTTTATGTAATGTTTTTGTTTATATTTTCGTGCGTAATGAAAACAGTAAAATACTTATTATAATATTATATATAATAAGAATAAAATGAAAAAATGTTCTTCTCAATCAAAAGGGCATAATTTAAATATTAATATGTATTCATTTAAAGAAATCTTGGAAATATTTGAATTATCATATGATTTTGATATTGATGATTTAAAACGAGCGAAAATGATTGTTCTCAAAACACATCCAGACAAAAGCCGTTTGCCATCCAATTATTTTCTTTTTTACAAAAAGGCATTTGATATTGTGCTGGATTATTATAATGAAAAACATAAAGTAAATATAGAAGTTCCACATGAAGAAATCAAATATGAGAACGAGACTCCAGATAAATCCACATATAAACAAGTTGGGAAAACGATGAAAGAATTAGGAACACAAAAATTTCAAGAAAAATTCAACGAATTATTTGAAGCAAATATGGCAAAAAAACACGATGATTCTGTAAATGATTGGTTTAAAAATCAAGATCCTTTATTTCAATATGATGATATTAAATCGACGAATAATTTAGGAATCGCAATGGATACAATCAAATCAAAAACAAATGCATTAATGAATTATAAAGGTGTAGAACATATAAATTATAGTATGGGAAATGAATTATATGACGAAGATTCAACGCAATACGTTCAATGTGACCCTTTCAGTAAATTAAAATATGACGATTTAAGAAAAGTGCACAAAGACCAAACTGTATTTGCCGTATCAGAACGTGATTTTGAAAAAGTGCAGAAATATTCATCAATTGACCATTTGCAAAGAGAACGAGGAACCGCCGTTTTAACGCCGATTGAAAAAACACAAGCGGAACAAATGCTTATCGAAAAAGAAGAGGCAATTCGTAAAACAATGATGGCGAAAAAACACGCCGACCATTTGAAATCAATGGAATATGTGGAAAAAAATAAATCGGTCATGTCATCCTTTTTTCAACTAACATATTGATATAAAATTGAATAAAATAATTTCAATGTTATAATGATAAATATATTAAACGAATCAAATCGAAAAAATGAATATAATAAATCTCAATGAAGTTACAGAGTTCGTAAAAGTAAAGGATATAAAATATTATTTTGATAATGATAAAGATATACTTTGTGAATTTCTAAATAATGTTGTTATAGTAGAAACCTTTAATGGAAAAGGCAATATGTTGTCAGATTTTTCAGACATTTATGTTTTGGTTTCTAAAAGTTCATTTCCATTTGATATATTATCATCAAATCAAATAGTCTCAATTAGTTTATCAGAGGAACAACATAATTTTATAATAGGTTATATATGGATATCTTCTTGTACAAAGACGTGTGAATTTAGTATGCCTTATCATTTTATGAATTTTATTGATACTAGAATATCAGGATTGAATATGACAAAACATATGATAAACAAATATAAATATTATGAAAAATGTCATTTATTTCCATTATATATAATGTGGACATCGGCACAATATTGGAAAAAATATTTTATAGAAGAGTATAAAATACATTCTAAAACAGATTTATTCAAAATGATTACAAATGAACACAAACTAATAAATGTCAATATTGAATGGAAAGAATTATTTTTAGCATTTGATTCATAAAAGCAAAAGCAAAAGCAAAGATCCAATAATAAACATCATAAAAAATCATAAAAAATGCAACGTTTTTTTTTTGTCATTCATTTCTTTTGTTTCTTGTTGTTTTCGCAAATATTCAAAAAGTTCTTTTTTTTCTAAATTAAGCATAGCATAACTATAATCCACAACTCTTTCTTCAATATCACTATAATCATAATATTGATTTATTGTAAGTGGTATAGTAATAAACCAATTATGAACTTGTTGCAATTGTTTCCAATAAATATCAATAGAATATATTTTTTTATTATGTGGTTCTCGAATTAATCGTTGAAGACCATCTTTAAAATTATTAATTAATGTATCATAATAATGTTTTTGAACAATATATCCAGTTGTTGTTTGAACATTAAATACACGAAGACAAAAATCATTGATTTGTTGAAATGGTGGGCATGTATTTCCACCAACGATTAAAACATCCCAATTTAATCTGTTTTTGTTTTTATGTAATTGATAAAATTTAAGAAGGTTCTCTAAAAATATTGTAGGATTTGTAAATTGGATATCATCTTCACAAATAAATATAAATGGATATGCATTTTGTTTTGCGATTTCCAAACATTTTATATGACTTAATGTGCATCCAACATTTCCCGAATCAGTTTTTATTGCATCAAATCGTTGAATATTCATATTTTCATGAATATTTATTTTTTTGAATTCTTCTGATACATGTTCTAATCGGTCTGTTCTATGTTCCAAATTAATAAATATAGTATTTGTAATTAATTCCATTGTTATTTGTATAATAAAAATATGTTTATATTTATTATATTTTGTAATTTATACATTATTTTCATTATACATCATTATCATTCGCAATAATCATTTGTTTTATTTTTTCAATGTTATCAGAATTATTATTATTAGACAAATACGGATGATTCGATTGTTTATTATCGAGAACATTGGATTTGTCTAATATTATATTTTGTAAAATATTAAAAATACTAGTTATTTTATCATCTAGGTTCTCTATTTTTCGGGATAGTTCATTTAAATCTTTTTTAAATATTTCTTTATAATCATTTTCTAATAAATCAAACCGAACATGTTTTTTTTCGGCAGATATTATTTTGTCAGCAATTATTAATTGCGATTGTATTGGAACATCTTCTAAAATATTTATATTTATTTTATTATTCTCTAATGAATCAACGGGTTTTATAACAGTCGAAAATTCTTGTATTTCAAGTTCTCTCATTTTTCTTTGCTTCTCAATTAATTCACTCATATTCGTAATTACATCATCGTCTAATTTTTCAGAGAAATCAATCGGTTTTGGTTTCTGAATTTCAAACATACTATTATATTGTGATACGAATTCAGTTTGTTTATTTATTTCTCCACGTTTATCTAGACGATTATCCAGACGATTATGTCCACCTTCAATAATATTTGCAGTATTTTTTGATGAAAGACTCACTAAATTGTTCATCATTCTAGATAAGACATCACGATTTATTTTATATAAATCATTTCTACTAATATTTTGAGGTAAACTATAATAACATTCTTGAATAATTTCTCTGAACCATTGTTCTTTTTCTTTTTCTTTGATTTGAGAACCATTACCCGATATAGGAAACACTGTATTACATAATGGTAATTTATTAACCATTTCCCATAATATATTTTGATTTTCTGGTTGTATAAATAATGCCATATATATTATTATTTTTTATGTCTATATTTTTTAATTTGTATCTTTTGTATCTTTTATAATTTTATCCTTTATAATAAATAAACGAGAATTATAAAATGTAGGTTTGACATTACCTTTTGTGCAAAACATATCTTCACATCCTGCTAATATATTCGCTAATAAATCTTCAACCGAATTATATGAAGTTTTGAAATATTCACCTATATCAGTATATTTCGGTGAATCAATATAAATCATAAAATCGCCATATTTATTATCATTTGAATAACTTTTTGGCATAGAACTTCCCTTTCTATAATTAATATGTTTACGTGGATACCATAAAAATTTAATGGTTTGTTCATTTTCTGTACCTATAGTCGAATCATCCGCATCAAATTGTTTAGGAGATAACCACTTACCAAAAGACTTTGCATTTTTTAATACAGAGTCATTTATTGTAGAGAGTGATGTGCTAATTATACTAACACCATTCAATTGTCTTATAACAGAATCTGCTTTACTTTGTGTTATTTTTTTTCCTTCTACGAGTCTTTTTAATTGGTCTTTTATTGCATTTAATACTGCAGTTGATTCTGCTTTTTCTTTTAAAAAATTGGTTAATTCTGTATATTTACTTTCTTTTTCTTTTTCCGATTCAACTATTTCTTTTCCAAAATATTCTGCCATTTTTAATTTATCATATATATCTTCTAGTAATTGTCTTTTATAATATTCTTTTCCAGCATTTTCAACATCATTTGTTTTTTTAACAGTTTCATAATTCAATATATCATTCAAATAATTGTATATATCATTATTTGTATTATCGATTTTTTTAAGATAGTCTTGAATAAATGTTACAAGTTTTTGTTCATTCTTAATATCAATTTGAGAACCACCTACAAGATGTCCTTTAAAATAATTGTAAAAACGAATTTTGTAACAAAGAAATTGTCTATTCTTTTTTGGCACATATTTTTTTTTCGTTTTTTTCATATGTTTTTTCACATATTTTTTGTTGGTTTGCATTTAATAAATAATGAGAAAAAATATTAATCGTTAAAATAAATCTTTCTATATCCAAATACAACATTATCAGGTATTTTTGAATTCAAAAACAGTTCTCTTCTCTTTTTTAAAGATAAAATCCTTTTTGAAAAATGTGTTTTACCAGTTAACATTGTAATAATAAAAAATAATGAATACATACCACATTCAGTATTTCCTTGTTGATGTGATATTTTGTTATTATAAAATGTAAATTGTATCGGTTTTTCTAATTCTAGACCCTGTTTCATAATACGATTTACTAAGGGGGTTTCACTGTTTTCCATCCATATTTCATTCGGAACACCATTATTTGCACTATCAAAGAAAAAAATGATTTTATGTTTTATATCAATATATAAAGATACCCAATGAGAACCACTTTCATCATGTTTGTCTAAATTAAAAACGATTCCAATTTTTGTTTTATTGGCAGATAAAAACCGTTCTAATGAAAAATTGCATAAATCTTCTAAAACGCATTTCCCGCCAGTTTCTGGAAGTTTTGTATCAAAATCAATTGTAGTAGGACCAATCAGTTTGAATTCTGTATAAGACAGTTCATATTGTTTGGCAACATCCGCAATATCATAATTTGAAAGCCATTCGTCTGGATTACTATTCCAATTTGGGGGATGTTTTGGTGCAAAAATATATTTATTGATTTGTTGTTTTATTGTTTCATCATCCAATTGATTTAACCAACACTCTTCTTTTTTACATGATAAACGATTTTTGAGTATTTCCCACGCCTTTTTAGGGTCAGATTCATGAATTGGATTACCCTTGTTTTTTTCATTATATTTTTGTAAGATAGTCATAAAAATATCAACTGTAAAACAGCTTTCTTCTCTAATTTTTTTATTATTAACGGCAGGACTACAATTCATTTTTTGAAAACCTGTGTTTTTCATTGTTTTCTTTTTATTTTTTTTTTCTCTAAATAAATGCCTACTATTATTATATTTTGTATATTTCATATGATATAATAATAATATATTTTTACTTTTACAAATATATTATTTTCGTTTTACAAAATTATCTAATGTATAATACGATTCTTTTCGAATATTATATTTAGAAGATTTTGAATCCATATTATATGAATCCATATTAGATGAATCTGAATTCATATTAGAGGAATCTGAATCCATATTAGAGGAATCCATATTTACAAACATAGTATCTTGCTCATCATTTACATTTTCGGAATCTTTCATTTCAAAATATTTAATGAATGTTTTTGCGTATTCATCCATCATTACATCCAACTCATTATTTACTTGAAAATCACGATTATCTAAATATTGTAGAGTTAATGAAATCATATTCGATTTGTATTTGTTTATTTTTTCTCTGAATTCTTGTTCTTGTTTGTATTTATTTGGGTCGGTTTTTTCAATATATCGGTTATATGTATTTTTATTCATCAAATACTCTAATGTAAGTTTATCAATTCTATCCATTTGATATTGATATATATAATAAAAAACATATATTATATTTTTATTATATATTATATAGTATATAATGTCTATAAATTTAGGAAATAGTATTAAAGGAATTTCTCCAAAACAAACCATAACTAATTACAAAGGAAGCGACCAAGTCATGTCAAGAAAGCTTGTAGTAAAATCATGGAATACGGCATATGCTACTGGTATTGTAAATGGCAAATCACGCATTATAACACCTTTTAGAGCAGTAAATAATTCCGGTGATTTTTTAGGACGTGTTCATTACAACTGTGGTGGTCCAAATCCAACAAATGCGGATAAACCTGGATGGAAAAGTAGAATCCGTAACATGTTTAATAATTGCGATAATACAGGTGTTCCTGCATCATCCACAAATGTAAAGTTTGTAGCAGATTCATCCGAATATTCCAAGTATAAAAAGCTTCGAGCAATAAATGCAAATTATAATGATTCCAGTTTTGGTGGGGACCAAAGTCATGCATCTTTTGTAAGCCGAATGGCGATACATCGATAATGATCAATTGTTTTGATAGGTATAAAATATATTATGATATTATAAGATGGTAGGTGTTTATCGTTTTTTAGCAATAAGTCATACGAATAATGGAATATTGAAAGGGACGAATGCAATGCCTCAAAAAGATATTACATCAACAAATGAAAATGCATTTAGTATGAATCGACATACATTTTTAAGACAAAGACAACTTACACGTCCAAATACAACTATTCCTCCAACAAATAAAAAATGGATTGGTGGAAATAGAGATTCTTCGAATATAACATCTAAACGCAGAATTAATACAATAGGTGAAATTTCATTAAATAAATCTGGTGGACCAATAAGTTTTACTACAAGTAAAGCTGGTAATGATGTGAGAGATGCAAAACATCGTGTTCGTTCAGGTGGTTATATTGTTCCTCCAGCAGTAACATATCGAAATATAGGAGGACCTATATTTTATTAGATTATTGTATTTTTTTCACTATATACATTATAGTAAATGTATAATTATTTAGCAGAATTTTTTGGAACATTATTCTATGTATATGTTATTGTAGCTACAGGTAATCCATTGGCAATTGGTGCTGCATTAGCACTTTCAATCTTATTAACTAGTAATATTTCAGGAGGTCATATTAATCCAGCAGTAACGATTGTAATGGCAACAGCTGGTAAATTAGAAGTAAAAGAAATATTCCCATATATTATTGCTCAAGTATTCGGTGGTCTTACCGCCTTACAAGTTTATAATAGATTCAAACTATAGATTGTATTATATTGTATTAGATTGTATTATATTGTATTAGATTGTATTATATTGTATTATATTGTATTAGATTGTATTAGATTGTATTAGATTGTATTATATTGTATTAGATTGTATTATATTGTATTATATTGTATTAGATTGTATTATATTGTATTAGATTGTATTGTATTATCTAGATTTATCTAGAATACGAAACAAAATATATAAACCAACCACAGTAATTGAACCAATATAAAATGTTTTAATATAATCATTATCTAAATTAAATTCATCTTTTTTATAATCCAATGAATCTACTGAATCCAATGAATTTATCGATTCCAATGAATCATTTATTTTCATATTTAATGGAATTTTTACGTTTTCATTATTATTTTCGATTAATGCAATATAATTTTGTGTTCCAGATTCATTTTTAACAGGATGAAAAGATACATCCATTTTGTTTGTACTCGAAGGATAATATGGATTGCTTTTACCACATCCACAACTTGATTTTACTAAAGAAGATGATTCAATCGATGAATACATATTATAATAAATATATATATATTATAACTTGCCTAAAGAAACATAAAGATTTTTTATTTAATATACAGATGACAACATATTGTATATTAAATCCAGATTTAAATAATAAAATAGAAGAGGAAATATATTTGGGATTATCTAATTGTGGTATAAACATAATGATGGATAATTCGAATATTTATAAAGACCCAAATATTATAATTTTTTTGAAAGGAGAAATATACAACATACATATGTTATGTTCGCAAATGAATATTAGTTTGGAAACAAAACCAGAATGTGTAATTATTCATTTATATAAAAAATATGGAATTAATTATATGTTGCAACTTCTCGACGGTGTATTTTCATTTATTTTATTTGATTATTATTTTGAAAATGAAATATCAAAAATATATATTGTAAGTGATATATGTGGTATAATTCCATTATATTCATTTATAGATAACAAAACAATATATTTTACTGAAAAAAAAATCATGTATGAAAATAAAATATTACCTGGTTGTTATAATTTATATGAATTAAGTAATACAGTATCAGCCGAATGGAAAATATCAAACATTGTTAATAAACCATATTTTTTACTTCCAAATACTATAAACAGTATAAATATAAATTATGATTTTGAAGATTATGAAATAATATCAAATAAATTATGGAAATGTTTAAAACAGATAGTATTAAAAATAATAGATGTATATCATCAAAATCAACATATAGTAAATGATATTGTAGACGAATTATTTTCATGTATGGGTATTGAAGATGATAAAAATAATGAAATTGTTATTTCTAATGAAACATTACAAAAACAAATTATTTTTTCATCGAAACATTTTATCATTTTTAATAAAAATGATGCAACAAATGATAATGCAACAAATGATAATGTAACAAATGATAATGCAACAAATGATAATGCAACAAATGATATATTTGAATATGATATTATCATGCGAAAAAAAATATATTCTAGTGTTTTTGAATTAGATAAAAAATATCCTTTTTTCGATAAATCATTTATTATGTTGTATTTTTCTATACCATTGAGTATTCGATATCATTTGCAAGATGATATTTTTTTATTATATAAATCAAGATTTTAGAAAAAATATCTTTATTTTTATACGTTGGCATAAAGATGTAATGAATAAAATATATTTGCAAAAAGATATAAATACAAATATTTATATCTTTTATAATGGTCAGAGCAATTGGTATTGATCTTGGAACTACATATTCTTGTGTCGGTGTTTGGCAAAATGATCATGTTGAAATTATTGCAAATGATCAAGGAAATCGAACCATGCCTTCTTATGTATCATTTACGAATGAAGAAAGATTAGTTGGAGAATCCGCTAAAAATAGTGCAGCAAATAATGCTGCAAATACAGTATTTGATGCAAAGCGATTAATCGGTCAAAAATTCAATGATTCAAAAGTCCAAAGTGATTTAAAACATTTATCTTATACCGTTTTGGAAAAGGATAATAAACCAATGATTCAAGTGGAATTCAAAGGGGAAACCAAACTATTTGCACCAGAAGAAATCAGTTCAATGGTATTAGGAAAGATGAAAGAAATCGCAGAAGCTTATTTGGGAGAAACCGTAACTGATGCCGTTGTAACAGTCCCTGCATATTTCAATGATTCACAAAGACAGGCGACAAAAGATGCAGGAACGATTGCTGGATTAAATATTTTGAGAATTATTAATGAACCAACCGCAGCAGCCATTGCATATGGTCTTGATAAACAAGGCGAAACAGTTGAGAAAAATGTCCTTATATTTGATTGTGGAGGTGGGACATTCGACGTATCTATTCTAACGATTGATAATAGTATTTTTGAGGTGAAAGCGACTGCTGGAGATACACATTTAGGTGGTGAGGATTTTGATACAATTCTAGTGGAATATTTCATGGATGAATTCAAAAAGAAGCATAAAAAGGATATTACGGGAAATAAAAGAGCATTAAGACGTCTTAGAACCGCTTGTGAATCTGCCAAAAGAACATTATCTTCTGCAACAGTTGCAAATTTAGAAGTAGACAGTTTATTTGATGGAATTGATTTCACAAGTACACTTACTAGAGCCAAGTTTGAAAACTTGTGTGAATCATTATTTAGAAAAACAATGCAACCAGTAGAACAGGTATTACGTGATTCTAAAATAGCAAAAACAGATATACAAGAAATAGTTCTAGTCGGTGGTTCAACCCGTATTCCCAAAATACAGCAATTATTAAGTGATTTTTTTAATGGGAAAGAATTGTGTAAGACAATTAATCCAGATGAGTGTGTTGCATATGGTGCGGCAATTCAAGCGGCGATTCTTACAGGAGTCAAAGATTCAAAGATTTCTGATCTTTTATTATTGGATGTATGTCCTTTAAGTTTGGGATTAGAAACTGCTGGTGGTGTTATGACGAAAATTATTAATCGTAATACAACAGTTCCAACAAAGAAATCGCAGACATTTTCGACATATTCCGATAATCAATCGAGTGTTTTAATTCAAGTATTTGAAGGTGAACGTGCGATGACAAAAGACAATACATTATTGGGAACATTTCAGTTAGATGCAATTCCGCCAATGCCTAGAGGACAACCACAAATCGAAGTGTCTTTTGATATGGATTCGAATGGTATTTTGACGGTTTCTGCAACTGAAAAATCGAGTGGCAAATCGACGAATATTAAAATAACCAATGATAAAGGAAGATTATCACAAGAAGAAATTGACAGAATGGTTGAAGAAGCGGAGAAATATAAAGAACAGGATGAAGAACTTCGTATCAAAATTGATGCCAAAAATAGTTTAGATGGATATTTATTTCAAATTAAAAGTTCTTTGAAAGACAAGACGATTTCATCGGAGCTACAAGAAAAAATGGATGATGCACAGAATTTATTAGATAAACCGATTGCTTCAAAAGAAGAGTATAGTGCCATCCAAGAAGTATTAAAGGATTTGTTTATGAAGGAAACAGTGAAAGATGCAGGTGCAGGTGCAGATGAATCGACATCGACAACTGATGGTTCTGCTAGTTATGATTCCACTGAAAAACCACATATTGATATTGCAGATGTAGATTAGAGACCAGTTAAGAAACAATAAGATTTAGATACAATATTATTCATGACAAATTTTATTAGTAAATATTATATTATATAATTATATAATATAGTATCAAAATGCCTTATAAAGGGACATGTGTATCAATATGTAAAACATTCAAAAAAACAGACTGTAATCCACCAAGATGTAAATATGTAAACGGTAAAAGTTTTAAATATTGTAGGCTTTCACATAAATATATTATGAATAAACCGAAATGTAATGTAACCCGTAAAATAAAAAAGAAAGACATTGAATCTAATGCACGTGAAACCATCGGTAGAATGATAAAAAAATCTGGCAAATTTTTACAGACGATTTGTTCAGATTCAGGCGTTTGTTTAGCATTCGGTAGAAAATCCGATGAAATCACCGCCTATTTCAAAGGATTCACCGATTTTAAATATGCGGTTTCTCCGATAAACAAAATAGGAATGCCTTCTGCAAATGGATTTATAAAAGAAATCGAATATTCAAAACAAGATTATAAATCTCACGCCATCCTTAAATCATCACGAAACCCAAAAGCAGATAATTTAGTATATGAATATTTAGTAGGATGTAAATTTATTAATCGGTGTATGAAAAAAGTTCCTTGTTTTGTTGAAACATATGGTCTTTATTTTTATGACAATGATTCTAATTGGAAAACCATGAAATCTATCAAACCACTTGAAAAAGATATATTGACACATTTAGAAAAAGAAGATACAATCAATTATTCAAAAGCATGTAAAGAATCAAAACATTCTGCCATTCTAATACAACATATTAAAAATGCAAAACCATTAAAAGCTTATACTGCAGTAATGTCGTATAGTAATTTTATGAAAAATGATTTATTATATGTATTATTTATTATTTATCATGCATTATCCTCATTTTCAAAACAATTTACTCATTATGATTTACATGACGGAAATATATTAATATATGAACCAGTAAAAGGAAAATATATTCAATATATGTATCACAATGACGACGGAACGGTAACCACTTTCAATTCGCCATATATACCCAAAATAATCGATTATGGACGTTCGTTTTTTGATAATGGAAATGTGAATTCTAAGTCAATATATGATAAAATTTGTAAAACAAATGATTGTGAACCTAAATGTGGTGAAAAATATGGGTTTGAATGGCTTGATCCAGAACCGAATGATTATTTTTTAAATTCATCGAATAAAAATGAAAGTCATGATTTAAGATTGTTATATTTATTGCAGAGAGATTTCAAAGAGCTTCGTGTAATAAATGATAAAAAACCAAGTCCTATAGAAACGACATTTATAGAAACCGAAAAAATATTGAATAAAGTAGTATATGGTGCGGGTATAAAAAAGAGAGAATATATGTTTTTTGGAACAGAAGAGAATATGACTATTAACGAAAAGAAAATATACAATATGAAATCTGCATATTTAGAGTTGAAAAAGGTCATTGAAATGGATGACGTCTTATTAGAAAATATGATTAATTATAATGATATTCATAGTGATAATAAACTAGGTATTTTACATGTATATAATGATGGGAAACCGATGGTATATGAAGAAAATAAAATGAATGACGTCTCAATTGAAAATACGATTAATTTTGATGATATTTATGATAATAATAAACTCGGTGTTATACATCGATATAATGATGGGAAATCGAGTGTATATAAAGAAAATAAAATGAATGACCTCTCATTAGAAAAGATGATTAATTATAATGATATTTATGCTAATAATAAACTCGGTGATGGGAAATCGATGGCATATGAAGAAAATAAAATGGAAAATATGATTAATTATGATGATATTTATGCTGATAATAAAGATAGTATTTTAGATGTACATAAAAAAAATAAATAGGACGAATAATATATAATTGACACTATAATATAAAACTCGGCGTTTGAAATGTAAAAGGTCTAATTCTTCAAAGATTTATATTTTACAAAAATAAAATATAAACCACTAAATAATGTCTCTAAAAATGCGTTTCAAAAAAACGCCACACTCTAAAAATCAATAGAAGTATCAAAAATATCTTTATCGACGGTTTTATTTGCAAGAGCATATTCCGAATTGGTTCTCTCGAAAAAATTGACTTTTGATTCAATACTGATTAATTCCATGAAATCAAATGGATTCGATGAATTGTATATTTTATCATATCCTAATTGCAAACAAAGACGATCCGCAACAAATTCGATATATTGGCACATTAATTTAGCATTCATGCCAATAAGACGACATGGAATTGCATCTGTAATAAAATCCTTTTCGATTTCAACTGCTTCTTTTACAATTTCATAAATACGTTTTTTCTGGATTTTCTTTTGGATTTTTGAATAAAGAAGAATTGCGGTTTCCACATGAAGAGATTCATCACGGCTGATTAATTCATTCGAAAATGTCAATCCAGGCATTAATCCACGTTTTTTTATCCAATAAATGCTACAAAAAGCAGATGAGAAAAATAAACCCTCTACTAATACAAACGCAACTAATCGAGTTGCAAAAGAACTTTTTTTATCAGCAATCCATTTTTTAGCCCATGTTGTTTTTTTTGCAATACATGGAAAATGTTCAATGGCATTAAATAATTTATCTTTTTGGACATCGTCGGTTATGTACGTATCAATCAATGTGCTATACATTTCATTGTGTATATTTTCAATATATATTTGTGCTGAATAATAGGCACGTGCCTCTGCACTTTGAATTTCATTAAAAAAGTTTATAACAATGTTTTCCATTACCAGTCCATCTGAATTACTAAAAAAAGCCAATATCATACTAATAAAATGTTTTTCATCGTCATTCATTTTTTTCCAATCACTCAAATCTTTCGATAAATCGACCTCTTGTACAGTCCAAAAACAATCTATTTGTTTTTTATACATTTCCCAAATCTTAGGTTCTCGAATAGGAAATAATACATAGCGTTTTTCATCAGGAACTAACAAAGGCTCGACAAATTTGATAGATTGAGGATTGACAGACATATCTCTAAATAATATATAGGGCATATTTTTATTTACTTTTTTTATACAAATTATCTATTTTCATTCTTCAAGGTTCAAGGGTTCAAATAATTATATATGATGTAAATTCCTACGCATGCAACAATAAAGAAAGAAAACGAATGAATATATATATTTATTAGTAAAATTATAAATATATTTTTATATGTCTAATACATATGTCATTTGATTTTTGTAAATATAAAAACCTTTTTGGAGAACCAAATGCTGGTATCAGAAAATATCGCATATTTGATATAGCAATATATGACACGTCAATCGTCATTATTATAGGTATTTTATTTTCATATTTTACAGGTTATAATATATGGATAACTTTAGCCGTTTTATTTATTTCAGGAGTTATTTTTCATCGAATGTTTTGTGTGAGAACTGGTGTAGATAAATTATTATTTCCATCATAAATTTGTTTTTTATATTTTATAAAAAACAAATGCATATTTTTTCCTTTCAATAAAATCCAAATGTAATGTAAATGAAAGAAGAATCAATTGATGATGTAAATATGATTTTATATGAATCAAAAAAAAAAGTAAGAAAACCACGTAAATCATCACATAAAGAATTGATAAATATGTATTATGAAGAAACCGGAATAGTTAAAGAAAAAGAAAAAGAAAAAGAGAAACATTACAAAAATACACCATTACAATATCTATCACCTAAAGAAAAATCCAATTTTGAAAATAAATTCACTGTCCCAAAAAATAAACACCAAGATCAATATGTCAATATGTTGAAACAATCAACAAAAAAAATAATTGTAGTAAGTGGTCCTGCTGGAACCGGAAAAACACTTTTTGCTACTGAATATGGTCTGCGAAATTTTTTATTAGGTTCATATGAAAAACTGGTTTTCACAAGACCATCCGTTAGTGTCGATGAAGATTTGGGATATTTACCTGGAACATTAGAAGAAAAGATGGCACCATGGGTAAGACCCATTTATGATGTATTATATCAATTTATTACACCGAATGAAGTGAAACAACATATGGAAGATAAAATCATAGAAATAGCACCTTTAGGTTTTATGAGAGGCAGAACATTCAAAAATACATGGATTGTTGCGGATGAAATGCAAAACTCGACTATTTCACAAATGAAAATGTTATTAACAAGATTAGGCGAAAATAGCCGATTGATTATTACAGGTGATTTAGAACAATTTGATAAACCAAATGAAATTAATGGATTAGAAGATTTTTTGAATAAATTCAAAGGAAAACGGTCATCGAGTATAAGCAGTTTTCAATTTGAACGAGATGATATACAAAGAGAAGAAGTTGTAAAAGAAATTTTAGAGATTTATGCAGGAGAGCATATACCAGATAATTATATAGAAGAAATTTAGCTAATGATAATAAAATATTATTATAAAGTATAATGAAAGTTTCCAATAAAAAAAGTATTTTACATAACAAATATATTTTATATTTTATATTTTTTATAGCTCTAGGTGATTTATTAATATTAGGATACAATAATGATTATTATTCTGTAGCTATATTTATTCTTATTGGATTTTTAACATCTTTTTTTAGTAAAAATATGATTGTTATAATGTTCATGGCAATTGCGTTTACAAACATAATATTAATATATGGTCGCAGTGATGGTAGGTTTGAAGGTATGACTACTGAAAAAACTGATGATGAAAAAACCGATGAAAAAATCGATGAAAAAACTGATCAAGAAACCGATGAAAAAACTTATGAAGAAACCGATGAAGAAACCGATGAAAAAAAAACAGATAATAAAAAAACAGATAAAAAAAAGAAAAAGAAAGAATCTGATGAAAAATCAAATGAAAACGTCGATGAAAATGGTATGTTATCTGTAGAAACAAATGAGAGTTCAAATAAAGAAAAATTTCAACAAGACAAAAATATCGTTTATACAAGTGAAGAAGATAAAGAACTGGATAAAACAGATAAAATGGTTATATCTCAAGAAAAAATATTGAAAAGTATGAATAAATACAAACCTCTTTTAGATACATTACAAGGTATTACAAAAAATATGGCAATTGTAAAAGGTGCTGCGAGTTCTTATTAATAAAGGATTAATAAAGGATTAATAACGATGCAGATAGTAGAAATTGTTGGATAAAAAATCGTATATAATAAAAATATAATAATATTTGTATTATATAAATACAATATGGCATTTCCAGGTCCTATCGATATTCCGATTATGGCCCAAACAATTATGGGATTTGTTGAAAGTGTTATGAATTTTTCACAAACAACTATTGGTGTGATTCAAAGCACAACTGGTGCTATTACTGGGTTATTTTCTAAATTAAAATTATTGACATTCTTTTCATTATTTGTTACTATTGGTAAATGTATAGTTATATTTTTTAATCTTGTATGGCACTCATTAGAATGGTTCTTGACAAAATTTATCCCGTGGTTATTTTACCCTTGGCCCCCCAATGTATTCGAAATTGGTAGAAAATATGATATATATGTGGAAGCCGGATTAATACCATGGGCACTTCGTTTTGCTATAGTGATAGCTACAAAAATCGGAAGTTTTCAAAAATGTTTTCTATGGTATATTATAGATATTGCTTGTTGGACATTATATTTACCATTTCGTTTTCTTTTTTGGTTTATTGATTTTGTATTAAATATTGGTGTTGTAAAAGGAGAACATAAAGTATGGAATTTTTTAAATGATATTGATTATTATATACATGGACCAGTTAAGAATTATTTTCTAGATCAATATGTTGCAATGTATGTAGGTGATAAAATGTATAAAAATGGTGAAATTGTGAATAATCCAAATGGAAACCAAAGGAATTCGAAAGGTGCACCGAATATTTTATTTGATAAGTTCAATTATAAAGATATAAACAAAAATGACAAAATAATCGATGTTGAAAGGGAAAAAGATATTAATGACAAAAATAATAATGAATCGATTACATATGATTCGAATAGTTTAAATCTGGGATTTCATATTTTTCATTTTCCAAATTCTGTTATGGAAACATGTTATAGGGCGACCAGTTATAAATTAGCAGATTTACATTCATATCCAATTGACGATTTTAATCGATTTTTGAAATGTATTTCTAGTCCATTTTAGAAAGACGATTATTTTGCTTGGCATGTAGATTATTTTTTATGTATTATATATATGGCAAAAAAATGTATTCCAGGAGTATTTTGTATTGAAAATATGACATTAGGTATTTTAATGATTTTATTCATTCTTTTAGCTTATATGTATTATATTTTTATTGTGAAGGTATCCGAAAAAAATGATAAGCAAATTGTTATATATCAAAATATGCTACCTCCACCAACTTCATCTGTTGTTTCTGTTTCTAGACCAAATGTGATTTTAGATTCATATGGACCGCCTTTAATAAATCCAAATCCGAATCCACTTGGCATTCCTGTGAATATCGAAACACGTGGATTAAATTTAGATTATACCCAAATGGGTATTTTAACTAGAGGAAACGGAAGTGATATGATATTGCCATTAATGGGTCGTAGATTAATGAGTGGTTTAGATAAATGGCAATATTACACCATTTCGAATACTGGTAATATGAATACAAAATTGCCTATTTCTGTTAAGGGAAGAAGTTGTTCAGGGGAATATGGATGTGATTCAATCGTAAATGGAGATATGGTATATGTTGAAGGATATAATGATACGTTTAGAGTAACTATATATGAATCAGGTAAGTTCAGTTATATACCATATATTTAGGTTGTTTTATTATATTTATCTATATTTATAATATAATAAAACTAAAACTTGATGGAAATAAAAAATCTCATGAAAATAAAAAATAATTTTTTATATCGTTTTTTTAATATTGAAAAAGAAAAAGATAATGATAATAAAGAAAATAAATTTATAAAAGGTGGAAGAAATATATATGATAAAGCAGAAGAACAAAATGAAATGCCACTTCCATTTTTATTTAATAATATAAAAGAACCAAAACAAGAACAAAATGAAATGCCACTTCCATTTTTATTTAATAATCAAATTTTGAACAATATATCAAAAGAACCAAAAGAAGAACAACAACTAAAAGAAGAACAACAACTAAAAGAAGAACAACAACTAAAAGAAGAACAACAACTAAAAGAAGAAAAACAACTAAAAGAAGAACAACAACTAAAAGAAGAACAACAACTAAAAGAAGAAAAACAACTAAAAGAAGAAAAACAACTAAAAGAAGAAAAACCAAAAGAAGAACAAGAAGTAAAAGAAGTAAAAGAAGAAAAACCAAAAGAAGAAATAAAAGAAGAAGTAAAAGAAGAAGAAGAACAAGAAGAACAAGAAGTAAAAGAACAAGAACAAAATGAAATGCCACTGCCATTTTTATTTAATAATCAAATTTTGAACAATATATTAAAAGAACCAAAAGAAGAACAACAACCAAAAGAAAAAGAAGAACCAAAAGAAGAACAACCAAAAGAAGAACAAGAAGTAAAAGAAGAAGTAAAAGAAGAAGTAAAAGAAGAAGTAAAAGAACAAGAAGAAGAAGAAGAAGAAGAACAAGAACAAGAACAACAACAACAACAACAAAATGAAATGCCACTGCCATTTTTATTTAATAATCAAATTTTGAACAATATATTAAAAGAATCAAAGAAATCAAATGAATCAAATGAATCAAATGAATCAAATGAATCAAATGAATCAAATGAATCAAAAGAATCAAAGAAATCAAAAGAATCAAAAAAAGGTCTTATATTTGTTTATAAATACGATGATCAATATAAGGTAGATAAAATATATGATTATACGAATCAACAAAATATTAATAATGATAATGATAATGATAATGTATATGATGCATTCTTAGAACATATTGATAAATATATAAATGACAAATCAAAAGAAAATATATAAATAAAAGAAGATAAACATTATTTATTATATAATATAAAGATAATACAATAGAAATATGTTTACATCTAATTTAACTTCAGAACCGAATACATCATCATCAGAAAAAACAAATACACGAGGTAATATAGCATCAGAAAATGCCAAATATAAAAATATAATAACAAATTATGATATAACAGAATCTAGTTATTTTGCAATAGATAATATTTTAGAAAATGAAAAAATAACAAATAAGAATGAAGCATGGAATAAATTGGATAAAACTGTAAAAATACAAAAACTGCATATTTTTTCAGAAAAATATGGGAAAGAATATAATATTCCCATGAAAGAAATAAAAAATTTAAAATTATTTTTTAACGATTCATTAGATAAAAACAAATTACAAAAAACAAAAGACGTTAATTATGATAAAGAAAAAGGAATTATATTATCTATTCCTGCTCTAACATTTAATCAAACAAATCGTAGTTTTACATTAAAAAACTTGGATTTAAAACATGTTTCAACAATTAAATCATTGACTCCCAAACGAACCAGTGAAAAAGCGAAAATAGATATAATATCCAAAGAATAAAAAGGTAATAATTGAAAAGGTAATAATTGAAAAGATATAAAAACATCATGTTATTTATTAATATAAAGTAAAATAAATAACATGATGTCTGAAAAATATACATCCGAATCTGATTCCGAATTAGAATCCGATTCCGAATCAAATTCCATATATGATACGCCATTTTATGAAAAACTGGAAGAAACGGAATTGAATGATTTAATATCAAGTATTCATGAATTAATTGAAGAATATATGAATATAGAAATTTTAAAAATGGCAAAACCAGACTTCCATGAAGAACTTATAAATGATGTAACAAATATTTTATTTCAAAATTTACAAGATGTTGAAATTTGTAAAGAAATCGATTATGATTCTGTTATGGAATTAGTTGATATTCAGTCTCAAATATATTTTGAAAATAAAGAAAACTCGAACACACAAATACCATTAAGAACAATCGAACATTGTAAATATAATTATCATTGCGAGCATTTGAGATTATCTGAAGATATTGCAAAATACAGTATAACAAAAAAGTTGGATGATGTAAGATTATTAAATGAGTCAACTCCTAAACAAAGAACACCTGAATGGTATAAATGTCGTTACAATATGATGACAGCAAGTAATTTATGGCAAGCATTGAACACAGAGGCACAACGTAATCGATTAATATATGATAAATGTAAACCATTAGATTTCGGATATACAGAAAACAAATGGGTAAATACAGATAATTCACTTCATTGGGGTGTAAAATATGAACCACTTACAGCTTTAATATATAAAAAAATAACAGGTGCAAAAGTAGAAGAATTCGGCTGTATTCAACATACAAAATATCCATTTATAGGTGCTTCTCCTGATGGAATTGTAACAAATCTAGATTCTCCATTATATGGACGAATGTTAGAAATCAAAAATATTTATAATAGAGATATGAATGGTATACCAAGTGAGGCATATTGGATTCAAATACAGATACAATTAGAATGTTGTAATTTAGATGTGTGTGATTTTGTGGAAACTCGATTTGAAGAATATAATTCGCATGTAGAATTCTTTGAGGAATCAAATAAAGAACGTATTCGAGGATTAATATTACATTTTATACCAAAAGATGGAAAATCAAATGTGCCTCTTTACAAATATATGCCATTAGATATTTCATTCAATGAGAACTCGATAGATGAATGGATATCACAATGTAAGAGTGAAATGCCAGAATATGCAATTTATACAAAAATATATTGGTATTTAGATGAAATTTTAATGTCAACTGTCGAAAGAAACCAAGTATGGTTCAAATCGGCATTACCAATTATAAAAGAAACATGGGAAACAATAGAGAGAGAAAGAATATCTGGATATGAACATAGAGCCTCAAAAAAACGTAATATTAATGAAGTTATGGTAATAAATACAACCGATGGTTCGGAATCACAAATAATTACAAATATGCCGCCTAATAATGGAGGAATATGTTTGATAAAAATTAATTAGGTGTAAAATAACCTATACCATTTTTATTTTCAAAAATAAAAATAAAGATATAAAGAATTTCCAATAATAAATACAATGAAAGTATTATATTTATTATTCACATTAATTAATTGTAAAAAAATAATAAAAAATATTGATATTCCAGCTTGTAGAAACTGTATTCATTACAAACCGAGTACATATAATAGTGATTTTACAGCATCATATAATAAATGCAGTAAATTTGGAGATAAAGATATTATTACTGATAAAATATCATATGATATTGCTGAATTCTGTCGAAAAGATGAAACACGCTGTGGGATAAATGCTAGATATTTTGAAAGAGAACCAAATATAGATATGAAAATACTCAAACATAATATAATGACTAATATGACTAATAATATATTAATATTATTAGTTGTTTCATATATAGTCACATTTTGTTATGTAAAAATATATCTAGCGTCTATGTAACATGTATATAACGTGTAACATGTAACATGTAACATGTAACGTCTATGTATTAGTAATTCATCAATAACGTCACAAATTTATTTATTTGGTATATGAAATGGATGTGATTTCGATAATGGTATTTTCAACAAATATAGACCCATTACAATAAAAAATACACCAGCATATTGAAAATAATTATCGAAACGTTCACCTAATATAAAATAGGCAAAAAGACTTTCTATAAGACTACTTGTTCCGTCCCATGCATTATTTACCATTAAAATGGTCGAACCTTGCAAATTGATGATCAACATAATAATAACACCAATATATCCGATTATACCTAATCCTAAATAAATTTCACCTTTATCATTCGCATATTCTTTTAGTGAGACATCACCGAGTATTTCGACAAATGAAAGAGCTAATATCTGAGGAAGACTCATTATATTATATATATTATATAATAAAAGATGTATAAAAATGAATAAAAATTTGATTTGTTTTTATTCAATAATAAAGATAATATAATACCTAAAACTATAATCAAGAATGAACAATTCTGATGTCTTACACGAGTCCGATGTGGTTGAACATAATGTAATTAATGATAGGACGTTAACAATATTAACAGAAGAAGCTCCATCAATTGAAGAGATTAATTTTATAATAACAGATATATTATCTATTGATACACCTCAAATTAATATTTCACCAACATTAAATAATAAAAGTTTTAATGGTGAATGGGAAATTAAAATAAATGCGCATACTACGATAATTATTAAACAGTTTAAAGGAGAAAGTAGTTGCGTTGATTATTTAGTATACGAGGGATATGTTGACGATAATACGAATGCTGGAAATGCGTTATGTATACTAGAAAGCACGAAAACTACCGACAAAAGTAGTAGAAATACTGCAGTTAATCAGCGAATCACAAAATTTATGGTATATGACAGATTATATCCGACAAGTCAGGCAAGAAAAATTATGTTCTATCAACCATATAAAAAAAATGAATGCACCAATAGATGATACATATAAGAATCTAGCGAAAAATAAATTATTGAGAATATATGTAATAAATCCGACAATTGTAAATCATCATAATAGTTTACCGAGCACAATCATCAAATAATATTATCTTTTGACAAAAATACATATAAAATAAAATACATATAAAAATTGATTTTTATGTATTTATATAATGCAATATGATACATATCCAATTATCACTTCTGTAAAAAATAAACTGGATTTTTTTTTACATTCAAAAAAAATACCACATATCATTTTTCATGGACCATCTGGAACAGGTAAACGAACAATTGTGAATCAGTTTTTATCGAATATTTATGGACATGATAAAGCCAAAATGAAATCAAATATAATGTATGTAAATTGTGCACATGGGAAAGGTATAAAATTTATTCGTGAAGAATTAAAATTTTTTGCAAAATCAAATATACAGTTTAATTGCGGAGTGATGTTCAAAACAATTGTTTTATTAAATGCTGATTTCCTAACAATTGATGCACAATCGGCATTACGTCGGTGTATAGAGTTATTTAGTTTTAATACTCGTTTTTTTATTATTGTAGAAAACAAACATAAATTATTGAATCCAATTTTATCTAGATTTTGTGATATTTATATTCCTGAAACGATTGGTTCAAATGGTTCGAATATAAATTTGCATCAACATACAATTCAAAAGAAATATACATTTGAAGAATTAAATAAAACACGTATGAATATTCTTTCTGAAAAAATGTCTTGTCATCTTTTTACAAAAGATGGTTTGAAAGAAATTACTCATATAGATTTAGTAAATTTAGTGTGTCATTTATATGAATCAGGTTATTCTTGTATAGATGTTATCGAATGGATAAAAAAAGAATGCAATACATGTGATGAAAAAGAAAAATCGGCGATTATTCTAGTATTTTATAAAATTAAATCAGAATATAGATCCGAAAAATTATTAATGTTATATATTTTAGATTATACTTTTTTGCGTCAAAATAAAGATATCAAAAATATAGGGTTTATGTAATATGGACGATTTTGTTATTTCGAATTTACATGAGTCTAGAAATGAATGGTGCAATCGTTTAGTTAGTATTCTTACACCACTTATTTCTGAAGGTATCCGTTCCATTTTTAATGAAGCTTGGAAACTATGTTTAGAAACAGATGAATTAAATAAATATTTGATGACATTTCAAAATTTGCTTTCTCGTATTCCAAAATGGAATTCAATCATTATTGAAGAAGAACGAAAACGAATTATTGAAAGAAGTGGATGTAATTATTTAGAAGATTTGATAACATGTGTTCATATTATACAATTGAAAGTGCTTACATGTATTCGTGTTGGAAATCGTCAAAAAAAAATTGATATATCGATTCCAAAATTAGATATTTTTTTACATAAAGTATACATTCATGTTGCACGTAAAGTTTATATGAATGTTTATTTGTTTGAGAAAAATATCACATCTCTTCAAATACAAAAACATGGTCGTGAATTGGAAATAATTATTCAAGAATGTATTTTAACTGCTATACGTGAGAGTATTCCAACTGAAGACATAATAAAAGCATATATGGATGAATCTGTAGAACTAGAAGAAGAAGTGATTATTGAAAATATAGAAGAGCCTGTTTTATCTGGAGATAAGGATTTGGATTCACTGGATGCACATAAGGATTCATTTGATGTTGATGCAGATGCGGATGCACATATAGATGCAGTGGATAAAGATATGCCAAGTATCGTGCCATCTATTAAAAATATAGATGATTCTCCCGTTATTACTAGATTATCATTTAATGATTATGATTCTGTATTGAATTCAGAGAATAAAGAAGAAACTGTTAATGCACCAAAAACGATTGAAAGATTGGAAGGAATTAGCACAGAAAGAGCAATACAGAGAAAATTAGAAGAGGATGATGAATTAGATAATAAAATACAAATTCATACAGATAATATATCGTTAGATGAATTAGATTTGTTTGATATGGATAAAATAAATGGCTCTGATGATTTTGTTTCATTAGATGATATTGAAGAATTGAATTAATATATTCAAAAAATACTTAAAAAATAGTAAGTGTCTATATATTATGGAAATTGTAAAAAATGTCTTTATAGAAAATTGTAATAATTCATCTGATATTAATGAACATTTGCCTACTTTATATAAGTATGCAACAGAATGTGAAACAATTATTGAAACTGGAGTTAGGAGATGTGTATCATCTTGGGCATTTGTATATGGTCTTTTGAATAATAATAAGGATATTAAGAAAATATTATTAAATGATATAACTGAATGTCATATACAACAATTGGTAAATGCAACAAACGCAACTAATGTTGTATTAGATTATAAATGGATGAATAATTTAGATTTGAAATTAGAACATAATTATGATATGATTTTTATTGATACATGGCATATTTATGGTCAATTAAAACGAGAACTAGAAAAATTTGCACCAAATATAAATAAATATATAATTATGCATGATACAACGGTTGATGAAATATATGGAGAAACAATTCGAATGAATTGGAATGCAACTCAACAATCGATTGAAAGTGGTTTCAGTATAGAAGAAATTAATTGCGGTTTAGGTAAAGCAATTGACGAATTTTTGGAAAAAAATAAAGAATGGGAACTATTTGAAAAATACAATAATAATAATGGTTTAACTATTTTGAAGAGAATAGAATAGAATAGAATAGAATAGAATAGAATAGAATAGAATATAATAGAATATAATAGAATAAAACATCGATTATCAATTCGTATTTTATAAGAATAAAATATGAAACCTTTTATTTATACATACAACATGGAGAACTTATTCCTTTTTGCGATTTTCACTACGATTTTCTTTATTATAATAAAACTAGTTGAAATGAAATATTTAGAAAAAGAAATAAAACCATTGAAATATATTATACGTGATGCGGTTATTGTTTTCACTTCAGCATTTGGTGCTGCATATGGATTTTTCTATATGAAAGGGTCTATTAGTGATTTTTTTAATATTGTTACAGAAAATAAAACATTGAATATGGAAGCTACGAAAATTTTTACTGATAGTCCCGGATTTTAAACCCTTGAAGAATTAAAATGGGACATTTTAATTCGTAAAGGGTCACATACTAGTAACGATTTAAAATGACGCCCTCTGGGGCGTCCCATTTTAAATCTTCACTGGTATAAACCCTTGAATATTACTCTAAAATGGGACATTTTAATTCGTAAAGGGTTTAAATCTTCACTGGTATAAATTATTCGAATGGTTAATATTTAAGCATAACATGGCATTATATCAATATCAATCAAATCAATCGTATTTTTTATTATTTTTTCATCCATTTTTATTTTGAATTGATGAAAAAAAGGGTCGTCCAATTGTGCTTTCGGTGTATGAGAATGAACAGTTCTTGCAATCATTTTATATAGTTTAAAGTTCTCATATCGTTCATTTCCATTTTTCATATATAATACGTTTTTTCCATTATCGTCCGTAATCCAACGAATAATTGTTCTTTGCAATTCGTCTGGCATAAAATCAGTTTCATTCTCATCATCTACATCTAATATAAAATCATATATGGAACATCCAAGACGACATAAATCAAAACTGTAATTTGGATCTAATCTAGGTTTTTTCTTATTAAAATAGGGTTCAAAATTATATTGTGTATGAGCATCACCATCTGATGCAAAACTATCACTACAAAATGTTTTTCCTTTATATTTATAAATAGCTCTTCCATAATCGATAATCTTAAATATTCTTCCATATGTTGGCACTTTATAATATGTGTTTGAATACTTGTATGTAATATATTCTTCCTCTGTTTCAATAAACATAATATTATTTGTATGTAGGTCATTATGTGTAAAATGAAATGCTTTTTGATAAATAATTAGATTCATAATTACTTGAAATAATGCACTTGCACAAGAATCTATATCAAGTTGTTTTTTTACAAATAATTCATCTAATGTTCCTTTGCATTTCTCTAGACAAATCATCTGAACTGGAAAATTATATAAAAAAGCATTTAATTGTGGTTCTTCTTCATCGTCTTCTTCATCGTCTTCATCGTCTTCATCGTCTTCATCGTCTTCATCGTCTTCATCGTCGCCATCGTCTTCATCGTCTTCATCGTCTTCATCGTCTTCATCGTTGTCCTCATTATCAGAATAATTTATATCACTATTATTCGAACTATTGGTAGAATTTGTATCAGATGCATTCTTATCATATATACAATCACTTGTATCAGTTGTATCAGTTGTATCATTCATAGTTGTATCATTTGCTTCATTAATCTCAATAATGTTATCAATATCACAATTATCTAATAAAATATTTGAATTGTTATGAATCAGTAATTTATTTTTATTATTGCGAGAACCGAAATTTGCAAATGGATTATTTACCTCTTCAATTTCATATATTTTTCCCTTATTTTTTATAAAATAATCGGATTGACCTAAATAATCAATATCATCTGCTGCATTAAATTTATATTTTTCTTGAATGCCTAAAAAAGAACCATAATAATCGATTGCATTTTTACATTTATGATGATGTAATAATTGACTCGATAAATAACAAAAAAAGTTATCTACATAGGATGCATTATTTGGATTACTTAATTTATTAATCGATTTATTATTATAAGACGGTAGAATTACTAAATCTTCTCTTTTATTTTTATATTTACCTATTAAAAAACGTATTGGATCTAATAATGGTGCAAATTTAATAAATATTTTGCGTTTAATTAGAGAACCAGTTAGAGAATCACTATTTACATAATCAATTACTGTATTCAAATCACAAATATGATATTTATTATTTAGTGATATAGAATCATAATTTGAATCATTCATTTGAAAAAATATATCATAAATTGGATTATAACATTGAATTTTTGATATATGAAATGGACAATAATTATATTTCTCTTTATACAAATCGCCTTTTTTTTCATCGCCTTTTTTTTCATCGCCTTTTTTTTCATCGCCTTTTTTTTCATCGCCTTTTTTTTCATCGCCTTTTTTTTCATCGCCTTCTTCGGAAAATTGTTCTAAATTTTTGAGAATAGGTTTTGTTATTTTTTGATAATTAATATTGAATTTAGACATTATATACTTCAAAAGAATATTATATTCAAGTGATTTAACGAAATATCAAATATATATTAAAAAAAATATTCAAATATATTCAAATAAAACTATAATTTTATTTGAATAACCTGTATGTATATGCGTTCTAAATATTTATTAAAATACATTTAAATATATATAAATGACATTGGAATTAAAAAAATTTGATATGCGTACAATAACATTTAAACCTGATGAAAATAAAGGCCCTGTTATTGTCATGATAGGACGTCGTGATACTGGAAAATCATATTTAGTAAGAGATTTATTATTTCATCATAAAGATATTCCTATAGGAACAGTTATTTCAGGAACTGAAGCTGGAAATGGGTTTTATGCTTCTCATGTTCCTAAATTATTTATTCATGAAGAATATAATACGGTTTTAATCGAAAATATATTAAGAAGACAAAAAGTTGTCCTTAAACAAGTAAATAAAGAAACGGAACAATATGGCAGAACAACAATCGACCCTAGAGCATTTGTCATATTAGATGATTGTTTATATGACCAATCATGGACACGTGATAAGCTAATGAGATTACTTTTTATGAATGGAAGACATTGGAAAATAATGCTTATTATTACAATGCAATATCCTTTAGGTATACCTCCCAATTTGAGAACAAATATTGATTATGTATTCATTTTGAGAGAACCATACATGACAAATAGAAAAAGAATATGGGAAAATTATGCATCAATGTTTCCAACACTCGAATCATTCAATTCTGTTATGGATCAAACAACAGAGAATTATGAATGTTTAGTGATAAATAATAATGCAAAATCAAATAAATTGAATGACCAAATATTTTGGTATAAAGCCGAAGGCCGACCAGATTTTAAATTAGGTTCAAAAGAGTTTTGGGAAATATCTAAAGGAATGGGTTCTGATGATGAAGATGAAGCATATGACCCAAGTAAATCAAAAAAGAAAACGACGGGTCAACAAATCACTGTTAAAAAAGGGAAATGGTAGTCAAATAAATACTGATATATAATATATAATATATAATGAATGAAATTAATGCTATTGTAGGTGATACATTATATGAAATTAATAGTATACCATTAAATAAATTGTTTTATACTGCAAATATGAGGGATTCTAACAATAATTATTCTGGTTTTATAAAAGTATATGATAAACTAAATACAGTTGAAGAAAATGATTTTCCAAACAAATATTCTAATAATAATGTGGATTTACTTTTAAATAAATGCAGTTATTTCACAGAATATTATTCCGGAGAAAATACTGTTAGTAATTTATCAGGTTATAATAAATTATCCTTTTTTGTTGTTGCAGGTGGTGGAGGAGCAGGAGGATCTACTAGTAGTGCCTCAGGTTCATCGGGAGGGGGGGGAAATATGTATAGATTTAATACCATATATGGAAAACCAGTAAGTTCATTTACATATAGAATTGGATCTGGAGGTACTGGTGGAACTAACGGTGGCAAAGGTGGAAATGGTGGTAACTCAACATTAAGTGTAACATTTACAGATTCAACTATATTTAATGTTACTGTTTATGGTGGAAATGGTGGTGATGGTAATGGTGGAAGTGGTGGAACTAATTCAGGTATTAGTACTACTACCATTGGAAATATGAATGTTGAAAGTGAAACGAATTATTTAGGATCTACTGGTGGGAATGGAAGAGGATCTGGTGGAAGTTATCAAGCAAGTCAACCATACCATGTAATGAGTGGATTTTTTGTAAATAGTATAACCCTCAATAATATGCCTGTGATTACTAATATTGTTTCAAATAATCCTAATATATCTTATTCTACTGCAATTGGTTGTGGTGGTTACGGTATTAGAAAATTGGCCAATTTAGATGGTATAAATGGTGGTGATGGATATATTCGTTGTTATTTTGCTTAATAGGTTCATTACAAAAAAAGAAAACAACAGGTCAACAAATCACTGTTAAAAAAGGGAAATGGTAGTTCATGAAAATAATTACTTGATAAATAACTTAAATAACTTAATATAATATTTTTATACATATGAAAGTATATGATAGTAAACGTGGTAGATTAGGAAATGCTGTTTTTAGATATTTTGCAAGTACATTATTTAGAATATTATATAATGCTGATAGGACATATAATGAATATGAATGTAATAAAATAATTTCAGATGATGAATTTATTAAATGGTCAAATTATATATTAAATACAAATATTATTCCAGATATTGATTTAAATTCAAATTATATGTTTGATGGATATTATCAACACGATAATATTTATATTAAATATAAAAAAGAAATTATTAATTGGATTATAACTCATCCTGATGAATTATTATGGACAGATGGTAATAATAATTATAATAATGATTATCATTATAAATCAACATCATATAAAAATATTGATTTATTAATAAATCCATATTCAGAAAAAATATATCAAATTGTTATTCACTTAAGATTAGAAGATTTTATAAATAATTCAAGTGTAATTCATCCAGAATCAATTAAAAATATATTAGATAAGATAAATGAAAAAAATATTTGTATTGTAGTAAATAAACCAACATTAGAAATTGAAATTAAATATATTAATTATTTTAAAAAATATTATAATGTAACTTTAGAATCAAATTCTATTATAGAAGATTATCATATAATGAAAAATTGTAAAATTTTAGTATGTTCTTGTTCAACAATAAATTGGATAGCAGCATTTTTATCAAAAACTGTTGAAAAAGTATATTTTCCAAATTATAAAAATAATGATAGAATTCATGAAACATTTAAAAAACCAAATGAAAATACAATTTTATATGAATTTAAAAAGTGTTCAAAAAATGAATTGGAAGATTTTTTGAAAATATAACAAGAAAAGTAAAGAAAATATACAAATAATTATTTATACACCCTTGAACATCTTAAATGGAACGCCTTCAGGCGTTCCACTAGATGTCTCAAGGGCAACGTTACCGATAAATCAATTGAAAAGCACGGTCATCAAAGATGACCGTTCCAATTCAAATGTTCATCGGTGTAAAAAGGTTTATAAATAATTGGCGTTTGAAATGTTAAAAGGTGTAAAACAATCGTCGAATCGTCTCTAATAATCGAAAAAATGGTGTATTATTTGTATCATGTAAAATATTGTTCGCAGTTTCTTCTATTACATCATGTAAATGTATATTATTTGATTCAATATATATACAATATATAATAAATATAATAACTGCAATGCTGATTTCATTGAACCACCGTACTTTTTCTTTACGAAGTAAAAAAAGTGGAATTATTTTGAATAAAATAATAACTAAAATATATTTGAATAATACTGGAATTGTCGCATCATGAAATAGTAAATATACAAATAATATAATGTTCTCAAATAATGCAATAAGTAAGGCAAATCTTGGATTGAAATATGTTTTGACAAATGTTGATTTTATGCATAAAATAAACAAAATAAACCATGCAAAAATCCAATACGAAAACAAATAATCCACACTAATATATTTTATCATTTACTTGTCACTATATAATAATACATACCCTAAAAATATTCCAAAGAAATTTTTGGAAAATAAATCAAGAATATTATAAGCAATATTTTTGTATTTGTATTTCAATATGGAAGAAAATCCATATAATGACCAAATTGTAATAAAATAATAAAATGTAATTCTTCCAATACTCGTATATTTCGCATATGTTTCGTATATTAAATAAAAAAACATACAAAATGGTATGAATCCCAATATTGCACTAGTCAATGGTCTTAATTTCCCTATTTCTGCTAAATAACCAAAAAATAACATTATTGCGTTTAATGCAAAAATTGGAAGCAAAATATAAATATTTGATTTTGCCGTTGAATAAAATGTATGTGTATTATTCTTATGATGTATACTATATAAATACATGCAATATGTAAATAACATTGAAGGTGTTGTAATGACCCAATCAAAATATCTATATTTAGTAATATTTTTAATATTTGAAAAATTGAAAACTAACCAAAGATAAAAAATACTCTCTATAAATTGAACAAAAAATTCTATCCACAATAAATGTTTGATAAAAGACAATGATGGACTAAATTCCATTGAAAGAACATAAATATCAAATATTTGTGTAACTACTTGAATGAATAAAGAAATTACGCTAGTATCATATATTATACTCATTATAATATATGAAAATATATTTTATCGTTTTTTTCGTTTTTTTTGTAATCACAACATGTAATCACAACATGTAATCACAACATGTAATCACAACATGTAATCACAACATGTAATCACAACATGTAATCACAACATGTAATCACAACATGTAATCACAACATGTAATCACAACATGTAATCACA